TTCTACTTTTTGGTATATACATAATTATTCTGCGGGTGCTGTAAATATTAAATATGTCCAATTATCTCCTACTCTAGATCTATATGGGAAATCTGTATTATAATTTGATCTTGTTGATGTTGTCCACCCAACAGAGTTAATAGTCCCTACATAAACTTGCGTGTGACCATATTTTACATGGGATTCTTGTGTAGGACCATTATTACAATAGTATGCTACAACATCCCCATAACCCCAAGTACGGGTAGCTAAGTCATTTAATAGTTGTGTTTTAGTAACAACAGATTGGGTTTTAGTATATCCTAAGGCTGTTAAATTATTATAATATTCTTGGTTATTGTTAGCATTACCCCCTGCTGCTAATTGTCTTTTTTCTGGGTTGTTATCTCGTAAATATCTCATGTAATTTAAAGCTAAATTATAAGAATATCTAGCACACATCCCACTTATTTCTCCATCTCTACTAAATACATAATTGTAAGAGGCTTGCATAGCATTAAACCTTTCAACTGATTCTGGATCATCAGATGCTGGTGCCTCATTTGTTGATAAAGGTAATGCATCGCCTTGGGCTGATGATTGTTGTGTTGTTTGTGATGATACTAATTGTTTTGGTCTTGCGGGAGCTCCTAAAGTTTCGGCTGCTACACTTTGAGTTGTTACCTCTGTAATCCAAGATGATGTGTCTATTTTATGATTTATACCCGTAATTTGTAAATCAACCCCATCATTAGTATATGTGGGTGGTAAAATGTCATCAGTCATTAAAAATTTCTGATATAATTTCATACCTGAAAGTCCATCCATTTCAAGTTGGAAGTTAAATGGTAAAAAGAAAGGAGCTTGTATTTGGTTATCTTTAGTTAATTTTCCTACTAATAAAGAAGCATGAGTTTTATTGTGGCTTACTAGAGAACCTATGTTATCATTTAAAAATTTTAAACTTGCATCCCCATAAATTTTTAAAAATAAACTTGCACCTTCTTCATTAGTTGCATTTATATTATCATCAAAATTAGTTTTTATTGTTACTTCATCTACTTCATCTTCATTAGTTGGTGTTTTTTTAGGGTAAATGCTTTCTTTTACTTTTATAATCCTATCTGCTAACCCCATATTATAATTTGAAAACGAAGTTGCATTTTCAGATAATTGATTTCCATTACTTTGGGCCCCAATAGATATCATAGTAGCAAAATTTGAAGGAATTGAAGCATTTAAACTTACATTTCTAATAAAACTTCCCTCAACTCCAGGTTTTACACCATACACATTAAATCTAGTATATTCACTTGTTGGGGTATCTGGTGTTCTTCTTTGGGGGATATTTTCATTAAATATTAATTTTAAACCATCATCGGATAATTTGATTTTAAATTCATTTATATCTCCCAATGCTGTTATTAATCCATTATTAATACTTTTAAGATAATTAATAACATTAATATTACCTTTTTCATCAGAGGCATCTACTAAACAAGTAGCTAAAAAATTAACATTTACCATAATGTTACCTACTCTACCTAAATAAGTTTGATATTCCCAAGCTGTTGCAGAAACAACTTCATTAATTTTTGTTTGGGGTAGAGTTACACCTTCTCCTATGTTAGTATTTGAATAAGGAATTATACATATTCTAGGATCTGCTGAAAATTGTCCTGGTACTTTAAATATTACATTTTCATCTTTATCGAGGTTTTTAAAATCCATATCAAAAACAACTAAAGGTGTATCAGTACTATTATCATATAATAGAATTTTTGATTGTAAATAAGCTAAAAAAGCTCCATATTTTATATAAACTTGGGGTGATTGGTTTTCTTCTATATCTGCGGTTGTGCCGGGAATTGTAAGTAGTCCTTTAGAAAATGTTAAAGATGATTGGGTTTCAGGTTTTCCACTTTCATCTATACCTCTATAATCTACAAGTTCATAATCTAAAAGTTGTAATTGAGGATCTGAAACTTGAGCAGCTTGGTATATACCATATAATTCTCTATTTACTATTGTTTTATTTGCATTTGCTACTAATGGGGGTTGTTGTGTGGGGTCTGGATCTGATGTCCATAATTTTTTCCACCATCCCCTTGTATCTGTTTTAATTTCTATTAAAGAAGGGTCTGTAATATTACATTTTAGGGCTGAAATAACATCTCCTAAGGATGTTAATTGGACTTGACAATCATAACTACCATCACTATTAAACTGCCAATTAAAATTACTTATCTGACCAAAAAAAGCTTCATAGTTATAATCATATGTTTCTCTAGCCGTTTTAATAGATTGATAAATTTCGTATTGGTTTGTTCCTTCATCGGGTGAAAGAAATTTAGACATAGGTTCTGTTAAGAAACTATCCATAGATTTTAGATTTTGTTCATTATCTAACCATACAGAATGTCCAAATTCCATTAATAAAGTATATCCTGGTCTTAAATAGAGTATATCAATTAATTGAAATTGAGCCTTACTGAAGCATTTTATATTAATGTTACACTTAGCTAAAGCTCCATTATTATAATATGTTACATCGGCTGTTGTAATACCAGGCATAGGAACATATCCTCTTTCTGATGTACCTCCCCACCCATAAGCACCATTAAAAACGCTATTACCATCATTTAAACCAAATTTTAATTTTCCTGGGTTTGACCCTTCATCAAAATCTGCTGACATTACTCCTCCTTGAAGTATTATATTTTTTGCTAAGTAATACCCATCCCATGTATCTACAGGATATCCTAGATTTTTTAACTGTTTAGGTACTCCTTTTAGGGGGTTATAAAATTCTAAATCAACTGAACTTGCTAGCCTTAAAAATGGGGTTTTTGTATTATAATATTGAAGATCTTTAGAAGGAATATTAGTATATTTTCCTAAAGATTTTTGTCTTGTTTCTATTTGAGTTTTTACACCTTGATCAAAAGGGGTTCCTGTAAATGATTGACCCATAACTTTTACCTATTTAATATATTATAACTATCTACTATTTGGACTATATTTGTTGGGATTCTTATTTGGGCACCTGGGTCTAAAAATAAGGAGCCCATATTAATCTTATTTGGGTTTGCTATAGATATTACCCAATATAAGGTAACATCATTATAAAATTGAAATGCTAATGAATCTAATCTATCACCAAATTCTGTTTCAACCCATATATCATTTTCATTTGGGGGAACTTCGGGATAAGTATTATTAGTATAATATCTAGTACCAATAGTGCCTACAAATTCATTTGTATTTCTTATTTCTTTTACGTTAGAATACCTATTCATTATGTTTGGCTTTGGTTATCTCCTCCACTACCTGCAGTTGGTTGATATGTTTCATATACATCATTGTAATTATTATTAACCCCATTACTTAATGCAATAAATTTACTATTTGGATTATTTGCATTATTTGGTTTTTCTGGTAGGAATGTATGAATTGGGGTGAATGAAAACCCGCTTACTTTAATAACATGGGGGAGTTCTTTAACACTACCATCTGATCCTCCTTCAGCATCAATAGCTATTTCCCAAGTTGAAGTATCAGGTATATCATATGTTAATGATGTAATAAAACCAGGCTGTTCATATAAATATCCCCCTACTGTTAGTCTAACTAAATTTCCTCTCATAAACCCTGCTGCTGTGTAATCAGGAGCTAAAGTTGATGCTAAATAATTTAATTTTTTATACATGGGGATAAGTTCAGCTTTTGATTGTGCTGCAACTGTAAAACCTAATGATATAGTTCTACCAAACCCTTCATAATTGTATAATGGTTCTCCCCTTCCAACATACTTAATACTATTCCAATTAGCTTCATAATTATCTGACATATTATCTAAAAATGCTCTAAAATGCATATAAACAGCTTCACCATCTGTGCCATCATTATTTATAGCTGCTATTCTAAACTTAACTAAATCATTAATTGGTTGGTTTGCGTCAGGCCCTGTACCATCATACATAGGCATAGCTGTAATTTTATCTAATGCTTGTAATTCAGTTGCTGGGATTCCATAATTCCATACATTTTTATTTCCAGTGTAATCTGCTCTGTATTCACCACCTTCTTTTCCAGGCATACCCATATTAAGCCTTTCATCTATATTTTTAACTCTATAGTTAGGGGATAAACCTATTACAGATGATACTTTTGTATCTTCTAAATTAACTCCATCTACATCATATAGTTCTTTTCTAAAATCTGTAGGGTATAAACCCGCAGCTCCTCCTTCAATTACATTTTCTTTACCTATTAATTGTGGTTGTGAATATGTTCTTGAGTTATTTTTGTATAATACATTATTATTTACTATAAATTTTTGAGTATTATATGTTGTTACTTCTCCAGTTTCATCATCTGTAAATGAATTTATCTCATTTACTAACCCATCTACCTTATAATTAAAAGTTTGGTAAGGACCATTTATTCCTTTTAATATTGCGGGACCATTAACATCATCAAATAAAAATTCTCTATTTCTCTGGAATTTAAATTTTTCATTTGATGTTAAATATAATTGGCCGTATTTAGCTGTGGCACTATTTTGGATGGAAAGTTGGTATTGGAATTTTGATAAATCATCAGTTTGATATGATCTTCTAGTAACTCCACCTAAATAAAACTGTCCAGGGTTTGATACAGATTGAGGATTTGCTACTCCTGTTCGTTGATCTGCAAATCTAATATTTGTTTTACCTATTCCTAAAATAGCACCCGGTCCTCCACTATAAGCAAAAATATTTTGGTCTGGGCTGTTGCCTACTTCTTCAGCCCTAGTTAAGAATGTTACTAATCTATTATTTTCAGCTGTTTCATTTAATTGTTTAGTAGCTGCTTCATAGGTATTTAAACCTAATAAACTCATCCCTGGAGGTAAATCACCCTGAAATAAACCCCCTTCTACTACACCACTCATTGGGGAAAAAGGGTCTAAACCTAATAAATTTGCATGAAATCCTAACCCATTTCCTAAAGCTGTTGCTATAGTACCTATAGGAGTATAAACTCCTTGATTTATATTACCACCACCTTCAGCTATTAGTCCATTTTCATTTACACCCCAAACATAAGGTGTAAAACCGGCATATCCTAAACCAAATGAAGCTGGGGTTTTAACTGATGTTCTAGATAATATATTTTGTTTAGCTATAAATCCTAAACCTGCTGATGGATTTTTAGTATCCACAAACATTTGGGCTAATCTACCTACATCATCTAACGCATTTGAAACTGCCTTTAATCCTCCCCTAACGATAAAATCCGGTCCTGATCTTACAGGAAGGTTATCATCACCTTGAGGAATATCTTTAGTAATATAAGGTTGACGACTGTCGTCACTATTACGTCTGTCTCTCCCCCAAGGCAGATTTGTAAAATCTGTTTGGAAATTAATTAGAGGCATATTTTAAATTTAGATTCCTGCTGCTCCTTCAGGTAAGTTATTTGCATATCTGTTTACTGGTTCTTGGTATGCTTGTGTTTGTTCACCTAATTGAGAAGTACTTGGATTAGTATATCCCATAGCTCCTGCACCAAAATTATCATATGCTGGATTTGTTAATGTTGGGTCTCCAATATTTGAGTATTGATTGTGGAGTAATGAATTACCTACAATGCTAACTGCGTCTGGAGCTTGTGGGCTTGCTGGTGATACAGGAACACCTAAAGGTGATCCATCAGTATCAAACATTTTTTGAATTGAATTTGCCATAATTGTATGTGTTTAATTTGTTGTTTTGTTATAAATATTATTAAATATTGGAAGTCGCCATAACCATTGCTTTACCTGCTTTAGCTCCATCAATATAAACATCACCGCCACTTTTTACTGCTGATATTAATTCTTTTAATAGAGTTACTACTTGAGAATTATCACCCCCACCTGTAAGATTAGTTCCCCCCATTATAATATCATCAGCTCTAAACTTTTGAATAGGTTGTCCTGGTCTTGAAATAAAATCTTCTGCTATACCCGCAGCTTCTGATTCTTTGTCATAGAATGTATTTCTAACAATACCCCCTACAGTTTCTTGTCCTGGCATTAACCCTCCTAATCTTCTTCCTAACCAATCTCCTGCTATACCTGCAACTGGGGTTAAAGCTATTCCTAAACCTGGTGCTATGTTTAAAGCTTGAATAGCTGCCATTCCACCAGCGGACCCAATAACTGCTCCTATACCTTCATTTACTCTTTTTCCTATTGCTACGTCTATCTCTTTTTTAGTTTTACCGTCAGCAATCATTCCTTTAATGTCTGAGTTTGCAAATACTCCTTCAATAAAACTTCCTATTATAGGAATTCTTTTTGTTAATGATTTTAAAGTTTGACCTAAAGCAGCTTTACCAATTACAGGTTTAATAGCATCTTTTAAAGCATTTATAGGATTTATTTTACTAAAAAGTCCTCCAATTTTAGACATCATACCTCCACCAGCTGCACCACCTGCTGTTGCTACTTTTGATGCTGCTGCTTTAGTAGATGCTCCTGCAACCCCCTCAGCAACATTAGCTGATGTGGATGCTGCTGATGACGCAGCTGTTGAACCAAACCCTAATGTACTTGCTAAAGATGATGCAGCTCCTCCTATTTTAGTTAAAAAACCAAACATATTTTTTAATACTCCTAAACCTGCTTTCATTCTTGCAAATATCCTAATCCCAGATATAATTCCCATATATTTACCTATACTTGTAAATAAACCTCCTACACTTTGGGCAGCTTCAACCATATCCATTAATCCATCTAATATCTTAGATATGGATTCCATAATAGGAGTTAATTGATCTTTTAATTTTACCATAGCATCTGCAAATCTTTTACTAGCAGCCTCAGCATGTAGTTGATCTGTTAATTGATCAGATCCAATTTGTCTTTGTTCATCAGCTGTTATAACTCCATCCTCCATTGCTTTATTATAAGCATCAGAAGCAGCTGTCATAGATTTAGCTTCACCTGTTAAAAGCTCTTGGGTTTCTAAAGTTTCTGCTAATTCTTCCCTTGACATTCCAAAGGCTTTGGCTAATGATTGTTGTTGTAAAACATTCATTTTACTAAAATCTTTAGCTGTTCCTATTTCTCTAGATATTGCTTTGGCTAATCCTTCTTGATCACCCATTAAAGCAGCTCTTCTGGCATCTTCTAAATTTAACTGTTTACCAGTCATTAATTCAGCTTCCATCTCTGCTGCTATAGAACTTTCAAAGTCTAATAGTGATGATGATGTTTTTTCAAGTTGTGATTGACTCATTCCTAATTTAGCAGCTTGGAATGCTGCATTAGCTAATGATTTACCTTGACCTTCCATTGATAATCTATTAGCAGCACTAATATTACCAATGGCAGCAAATGTTTGTTGTTGGTTTACTGCTACTCCTTCTTGTTCTGCTAAAATTGCTACTTGTCCTCTTAAGGTTGCAGTAAGATCTTCAGCACTTTCACCTCTTAATTTTGCTGATTTTACAAATTGAGCTGCTTGTTCATTGGTTAACCCAAATTCATTAGATAATAATGAAAATGTTTTTAATTCATCTTGGGTTAGTTTAACAGCACCTCCTATTTCTTGGTTGAATTCTTGTATACCTTTAACAGCATCTGCAATATTAAAATGAAGTTCTCCACTAGAATTAGCAGCTACATTTAATGAAGATTTTAAATTATTAGCATCATCTCTCCCTAGGGCAAATGTTTTAGCTAAATCTTCTCTTTCTTCCCCAAACTTTTTAATTCCATCTTTTAAACCCTTAAGTATAGCTACATCTAAAGCAGCTAACATTTCCTTCTTAAACTTTGTAGCTCCCTTTACAAGTGTATCTCCTAAAACTTTTGCCTCAATGTCGGCATCCTCTAAACCTAGTTTACTTAAATCTTTAAGCTCTTCACCTGTTCTTTCACCGTTTGCCTGGGCTTTTTTTAATTCCGTATTAAAATCATTAGCTGCTTGTTGTTGGTCGTAAAGTTCTTCAGTTAATTCATTAGCTTCTTTACTTATGTCCTTAAACATATCAGCATATTTACCAAATCCTAAACTTTTCATTAACCCACCAGCTGAGTCTAATGCTTTATTGGTTAATTCATTGTACTCAGCAACCTTTGCTTCTTTTGCTTGCCTGTCTGCTAATTTTTGGTTTATGTCAGTTAAAACTGAAGACTCAGCCTGCATCTCCATTATCATATCAGCATGACCCTCAGTAATCTTTTCTTGTACTAATAATGATGCTAAACGTTTTTTTAGATTAGCTTCATTTAATTTTTCACCATCTTTTCCTAAAAGTATTTCTTTATTAGCTATTTGAAAGTTAGAAAGTTGGGATTTGTATTTTTGTTGGAGTTGGGCAAGTTCTTTAGCGTTTAGTCTGTTAATACCCTCTTGATCATCTTTTAACTTTTCAGCAATTCCCTGGATTTGGCTGGTTGCTCTTTTAGTAATGTTAAGACTTTCATTTTGCTTTTTTAGGGCACCATTTAAACCTATTAAAGTTTCAAAGTAACCCTTTGCATTTTTCCCAACATTATCTAATTGCTTATCTAATTCATCTACACCATCAACTAGTTTAATAATAGCATCATCAGCATCCTCCATAGCGTCAATAAACTCACGTGCTGTTTGACCCGTAAAAGGATTTGCTTTACCTAAAGATTCATAGCCTCTTCTTATCTGTTTAAGAAGTTCAACTACCTGTTGGTATTTTTTAGGGTCTAAACTATTATCAGCCATTATAGGTTTGTTTTATTATAAATATTAGAAAAACCTATTTTTGCGTTCTTTTTGAAACGTAAGAGGGGGGTGATATACTTTTTGGTGGTTGGGATTTAGTTGGGTTATTTAAATCTATTTGTGTGCCTTTTCCCTTATTAGCTTTTTTTCTATTCTCTTCAACTTCATCATAATGACTTTTTAGTTTATTAAAAGTAAACTTACGTAGCCATATAGGCATGTTATACACAGTGTTCCAATCATATCCACCCTTACCATTGAATACAATTTCGTGTATTGTATTAAATACGTTTACTCTAACTCCGGGCGCATTATCGAGCGTCAGGCCAAAAAAAGTTAAGTCCAATGGGGAGGATTGCGTCATCAGTCCTTCCGTCGGGAAAAAAAGTTAGATCAACATCTGGTTGAACTAATTTTATATAGTTTCTTAATGCCCTGGAATCCTGGGCTAGCAGATAATTATCTACAAACTCCCTAATTGATTTTCTATCAGGATTTCCCTCAATTGCTGTTATAATATATTTTAAACGAGTAGACATTTCAGGATTAGCATCCTTATTAATCTTTTTAAGTCCTTGAAGTTCTCTTTCAATAGCTCTTTCATCTTTTCCATCTAATATTTTAAAAGATATTTTAGCTTTAATTTTTGGGAGTTCATAATCAAACTCATTTACTCCTTTTGTAATTAAATCTTCATTGAACTGAACATTTTCTAATGTAGATAAATCAACTGATTGTTTTTCGCCATTATAATCAAAGTCATAGGTTGCACCATATCCTAAGATACGGGCTGCAATAAGTAGTGCATTTTTATCTCCTACGATAATATCATCATATTTAATAGATTTATTAACTATAAGTGATTGTAGTAGTTTATCTAGTACAATTCCTTTTTTAATGTATGATTGGTTAGTTAAAATATCTTCTTCTTTAGCAGTCATATATTTTATTTCAACCATACCAGAAGATAGTGGGTTGTCTTCAGGGTATAATAATCCCTTTGAAGGTAATTCTACGTTTTCAGTAGGTAGTTTAAATTCTTCCATATAAATTTTATTTGTTATAACTTAATATTCGCGTATACATATATAATATAAAAAAAAGCTTGACCGAAGCCAAGCTATTTTTCAAAAATATATAATTTCTTATTAGAAATTCAACACGCAGTAATCCATTCCAATTGTTAAATCAATGTTTTGAGCTTCACCATCAGTGTCCCAATTCATATCAGCAAACGATCCGTCTTTGATAAATGCTCCTTTTATGATCCATTCAGAAACAACATCACCTACAGGACCTAACACATCAATTGTTAAATCTTTTTTATAGAAATCAGAGTAACCATCTCTACCAGTTACTGATTCATGGTGTAATCTAACCCACTCCATTACAGCTTGTGCTCCTGAAGGTGTTATAGGGTCAAATAATTGCATCGTAATGTCATTCCATCTTAACTTACCTTTAACTTTTCTATAAGTGTTGATATGATTTAATGTAATTTCATCTTGTGCGAACCCTAATCCACTAATACCTTTAATAATGTATGATGGAAATCCATCTACGTACATGATAAATCTATTAGCTACCTTTGGCTCAAATGCTGTGAAAAATATTTCGTTTGGATCTAATACTGCCATTTTATGTTTTTTTAATTTTTTTATTCAATTATAAATATTATACTTTTTAACTTTTATGCTGGAAATTCTGCTCCAGTTGGTAAAATGTTGAAATCTAAGTAAATGAATTCAGCCGTTTTAGTAGGTTGTATGTATATAGCACCTCTTAATTCGTTTCTATCAATTACATCGGGTCCATTATTTGAATCATTCATAACAACTTTAAACGCGTATAAACCCTGTCTTTGCTGTACTGACTCTAAATATGGATTAACTTGGCTTAAGAATGTATTTCTTGTAGCCGCTGTATTTTGTTCAAATACTAAATTATCAGATAATTGAGAAATATAATTTTTAAGTGCAATTAACAATCTTCTAACATTTACTCTATCTAAAGCTGATGCTTGATTTTGTAGTGTTTTCTGACCAAATACTACTACTCCTCTTCCTGGGAAGGTTGCAATAGGATTTACTTTATTAATATATAATTCATCTCTATTAGCTTGAGTTAATTTTCTTTCAGCTTGAATTACTTGACCTAATCCACCTCTATTAATACCTGCTGGGGCAAACCATGCTTCTGCTGTTCTATCATTATTAGCATAAACTCCTGGAATTAATGTTCCTGCTGGTACCCAAACTCTTTGTCCTGAATCTGGATCTGTTACCATACACCAAGGCCAATATGAAGCTGCATATGATGAGTCTTTACTTGCTGCCGTTGTAGTAACATTTGTAATAGACTTAGCATATAGTTCAAGATCTAATATTACAATATTATCTCCTCTATTTTCTGTGTTAGAAATTAATTTATTGGTTGTTGATGTATAATCTGCTTGAGTTAAACCTGGTGTTGAGATAATGTTGTATTTGTAATCATCTTTATTTGCTAATAAATTAATTGCAGTTGTATAATTATCTCCAACTAATCCTTGAGTATCATCTGCTGTAATTTTATCATAATATTTTCCAGTTCCGGTTAAAATACTACCTACTGCATCTCCAAATGTTCCTGAAGCTTGTACTGGTATAGAAGCTGTATATTCTGGTTTTGCTTGTCCACTATTATCTAAATAATCTGGTGTTTTGAAATTAACTTCTTTTACTCTTACGTATCTTGAAGCATTGGCATAAGATCCAGTTGTTTGTAGGTAAACATCTGTTGTTCCAACTCCTTTTACTGTTTGTGTTTGATCACCAATTACTCTTGAAATATAATTTGATGATTTTGGGTCTAATGATACATTAGTAAAGCTTTCAAGTACTGATTTAGCTCTTGTATTATCATTACCTTGTCTAATTACTACACTAAACGTACCTGAAGAGGTATTTGGTGATGTAATTTCCCATCTTAAATTATTTGATGATCCATTTGTTAAAGCACCTTGAGAATTTTCAGCTCCTGTACTATTCATGATTTGGCCTTGACCAATTGATTCTAATATAAATGCATTTCCATCTACTATATCAGCATCTACTAATGTAATTATACATTCTGATGAATTTGCACCCATAGCACCTGCTACAATTGTTAATTGATCATTAACTTCATATCCTGTACCTTCTGTAGCAGCATTTAAAGTTGTTAGTGAGTAAAATAAATCTGCAGCTTGTAATGTTAAGGCTCCTGCTGTTGATAATTCAACATTTGCAGGGGTTAATGTAATTGTTAAATCTGCTGCTGCAGTTGCGAATCCAGCTGTAACTAAATCTGCTTGTGTAATTGTTAATACATTACCTGTAACATATCCTGTTCCTAATGCATTTACTGTTAGTACTGAAACATTTGTTCCATCTGATGTTATATCGACTGTTGCTCCTGTTCCTGTTTGTACTGTACCCCCAGTAACTGTTGTAATAGCTACTCCAGTTGCTGGACCACCTGCTCCTATTGCTAAAGCGCCACCATTAGATATAGATAATATATCTTGAGCTGTTTTTAACTGACCATCTGATAAAGCACCTGCTGGGAAAGTTAAAGCATCTAAAGCTGTGTAACCTGAACCTGATGTTGCTAGGGGAGTTGTAATAGAAGTAACTGTTTGGCCTGATACTGTAATTGAAGCTGTTAAATTTGTTCCTGTTCCTCCAACTAATGGAACTGTGTAAGATCCATCTACTGCATCTGTTGGATTTGTACCTGCATTTAAATTATCTAATAAAGTATCTACTGCTACTTTAACACCCCCATTTGTTGTTACTGCTGCGTTAAGTGTTAATCCTGTTCCTGTTCCTCCTGTAAAAGCAGGTGTTCCAGAGAATGTAGCATCTCCACCTCCACCACCTACGGCAGATCCTAATAAATTAGTTGTAGCTAAAATTTGTCCTGTTTCTTGATCATTAGCAATCTTAGAAGAAGTTGCTGGTGAAAAAGAACCTGAGGCTACTCTAGTAACAATTAGCGAAGTACCTCCATTTGAGAAGTAATTATAAGCTGAGATTGAAGTTAAGAAAGTATATTCACTTTTTTGGTTTGCCGACCCACTTTCGAAGGTAGTACCAAAATTAGCTTGATACTCACTATAAGTGGTAATAAGCCTTGGAATGTTTACTTGACCTTTTACTGTTGGTCCTATTATTGCTGCACCGGCTTGTATTGGTTGAGATGTAATCTGGGATTGATCGTTTTCTCTTGCTAATACTCCTGGGGAAATTAATGTTTCTGCCATGTTATGTAATTGTTATATTTTGATAATAAATATATGGTTTTCTGTCAAAAGTCTATTTAGTTGGAGAAAATTCACCAGTTTCTAAAGAAATAGTTCCGCTACCATATTTTTCCTCTAACTCTTTTGCTAAATCTATTTCTTCTTTTTGAATTTCGACTGCTTCCATTTTAAGTTGTTCCTTTTTTAAATTGATGTTTAAAAGTTGAAGTTCAATACTACCTAGGGCTTGTACTGTTTCATTAAACTTATTTTTTAAATCATTAACCTTTTTGATTTCTTCACTTTGTAATTTTGTCATCTTTTATACGTATTAAAACTTGTTATTAAAATTATATTATTATTAAAAACTATTAAATAGAATTAGGGAAAAATGTTACTTCTGCAAAGCCTTGTAAGTTCATATTTTCTCCTACATTACCATTAGCGCGGAATTGAAAACCGGTTGAAATGGGGAGTATTTGGATGGTTGTGTTTCCACTACCGAATGATCCCTCAGCTACTGTTGTAGGGCCTGGTGCTGTTCCAGTAATCAAAGCTTGTGGTTGATTTCCAAATGAATCTACATAAAAGGTTTGTATTTCTTCTATTATAGCTCCAACGTCAGTTGGGGATTGATTATTAGATTTACCTACAGTTAATTTTACTAAATAAGTACCAGATTGAACGGCAGATACTTGACCTAAGGAGACAGAATTACCTGCACCAGATGTAAGTATCCCATTAAGCATGTAAGTTCTTCTATAGGGCTCTATATTACCTGAAGGACCCATACCAAAATAATCTAAATTAGCATCAGATTCAGGGCTAGAATCTAACCTTGCCATAATGTGATTATTATCTGTAGGAAAATCTATTACTGGGAATGGAACAGATTGACTACTTCTATATAATGCTGTTTTCTGACTAGCAAATGCAGTAGGTATTTGGGAAGTTCCACCCCCACCATGATATAAAATACCTCCACCATATGCTTCATTTCCTCCTAAATAAATAATACCGTCACTTCCATTTGCACCTTTTACAGCTAATACTGATGAAGAATCTTGGTGGTTATTCTGCATTTGGACATATGAATGTATTTCTCCAGCTGTATATCCTAATGGGTAACTAAAAGCAGGTGATGATGAACCAATTGAGGTTTCATTGTTACTATTTATTATTATTGCTGAAGATGTTGTTCCTCCAACGCCACCTACCCCAATATTTAATGTAGCACTAGCTCCTACATTTTTATTTTGGATGTAGCTTCTTCCATTATAATCGTAAGATATATTATTAGATCCTATAACAATACTGGATACAGCACTTGAAGCTGTATAATTGCTTCCAGAAAAATTTATTGAGTGGACTGCAGATGATGATACTAAGGATGTATTGGTTACACCCCCTCTATAAAGTACAAATTCTGCTGTCGATCCACTTACAATAGTACCGTAAGAAGATGAGATATAAGTACCCCCATCATACCAAAGAGGATTTGCTGATTCAGCTGTTAAGGCATAAGATGCTGTTTCACTATAAGAAGCAGAAATTGACTCTGTTGCCCATGATGCAGTTGTTTCTAATATTTTTGTTATATTATTAAAGTTAAGATATAATGGATCGGCCATAACATCTTTATAACCTCCATCAACTGTTCCGGGCATAACTAAAACTGGATTGGTTTGATTTGCAATCATATTACTTACTTTAGCCTTATCCGTTACAGAAGCTGTTCCTATTAAATCACCATAAAAACCTACTGATGATGTTACAGAGCCACTAACTAAAAGTGTATGATTTGGTGATCCAAAACCCATCTCACCATAAGGCCAATTAATACCAACTTTTTGAAATAAATCTGACCCATTATCATTTCTAAGTACTATTGATGCATCAGAAGAAGAGTAATCTATTAAAATAGGAAACTTATTAGTTGTTTGATTTTGTAGAACAAAAGAATCAGAACTTCCTCCAGCTAACCCTAAATTCCACCTTACATCAGGATTTTTCCACCCTATAGTAGCTGAATCTGCTGCTCCAAATGCTTCTAATAAGATTGTTGGATCATTTGAAGAGTCATTTGCTTTTAAAGTTAATTTAACTCCAGCTGTTGGAGATGGTGCAGTACCAATCCCCATATGAGTATTATCTGGTAGATAAACTGAACCTGATAGTATAGAAGAACCTGTTTGGCTAAATGAGCCTGATTGTTGAATATCATAGGCTATAGTACCTGTAAAAGCATCTATAGATTGAGAAACTTCAGCGGATTTAACTACTGCTCCTGGTGTTATGCCTGTATTTGAAAGTTTAATTGCCATTCTATAATTTTGTTATAAATATCAAAGAGATTTTTCTAATTGATGGTTTATAGCAGCAATTACTGTATCTGGTGTTATTGATTTAGTACATTCAAACATTCTATCTGTATCCTTATGATCAGGACACCATTCCCAATCTCCTGCATCTAATCTTACTCTATTAAAACATCCAGAACATTTATTTTTAGGTGATGATATTCTTTCACAATCTTCAAATTCACTATAAGCTTCACTAAATCCTGATATCATTACTACAGGGGTTTTTAAAGCCCAAGCTAACCAACTTAACCCACTTCCAATACCAATAAAAGCTTTAGCATTTAACATATCATTAGCTCTTTCACTTAAAGGGTAATCTCCAGTTTTATCAATAACCCCCGTTAAAGTTCCTCCTAATTTAGAATCATGCCATTTGTCTCCTAATAATTCTTGTGTTATCATTACTACTTTATAACCTTTATTATTTAAATAATCTATTATTGTTTGCCACCCTCCTTTATAATTCCAATACTTAGCATGTGCCGACCCATGGGGTGCTATAACGACATATTTTCCTTCTATTGTAGATCCTGTATTTTTGAATGTTAGTTTTGGTTTAATTTCTGATTGGTTAACTCCTAAAATTTCACCACTACATTTTTGTAAACCATGTTTTCTAAAATCTGATATATTTTTATTATAATCTATTTTTTCATCTTCATTATAATGCCACCCAACTTCATACATAGCATATAAGTCAAATTGTTCTTCTCCAGGAGTTATAAATTTAATGTTTGGATAGTTTTCCTTAAACATACTGTTATGGAAAGTAGAAACAATTAATTCACATTGGTGCTTTTTTCTAAACTCTTCAGCAAATGGAAACCATGCTATAGTATCCCCTAAGGCTTTTGAGGCAAAATGAATATAAACTCTTTTGTTTTTTGCATTAAATTTATGTTCAAAAACAACTGTATTATTTTCTAAATCTATTACTTTAATATTATAATTTATATAATATGTTTTGTTAAATTTAGTCCACATATTATTTGTAATTTCACTTTCAAAAAGTAATTCTAATGTATTTTGGTCGTAAAATTGGATGTTATATTTTTTATCTATTTTACCTGTAATTTCTAATTTAGCCCCATTAATAAAGTTAATGTGGTAAAAGTTAGATTGAGGTTTTGGTTTAATAAGTAATTTAGATAAATTATTATATTCTTGGATTAAAATTTCTTTCATATTATATAAAATTTTTATAAATTTCTAATAAATCTTTTGTTCTGTTTTTCCAGCTTAATTCTTTTCCAGTAGCTACTGCTCTAACTTTATAATAGTCATAGTTATTTATTATATCTTTTAACCCTACTTCCATGTGAAATATATCACGTGGTGATCTCCAAGCACCATGAAAATCTGTTTCATATTCCCAATTTGCTATTATAGGTAAACCAGCAGCTGCGGCTTCAATCATAGTTAAATTTGGGTGGCCTGCTTCTAGCATTGTAGGGTGAATAAAAATATCATGTTTGTGATATAATTCTAATAATTTATTGTTGGGTGTATCAAAGACTAAGTTTAATTTTGGATAATTAAACATTTCTAAATGTTGATTAAAAAATTCTTTATTAAAGTTTGGACCTGCTATGGTTATATCTAAATTATGTTTTGCTGCTAAAGCTAATCCATATTTAAATCCTTTTCTATCATAACCCTTATCACCAGCTAAACCATTAGCTGCAACCATCAACAGTTTGGGGTTTGTTATTTTTATAGGATTTGGGTTAGGTGAAGGATAAAATTCATTAACATTAACCCCATGAGAAAAATATTGTGCTTTGGGGTGGTTAAAATAATCAACTAAAAATTTACCTGGTAGTAAGGTTAAAAGTGATCCTTCTATAGCTTTTAAATTTTCTTTAAATATATGTGAGTCTTTACCATAATGAAATGCATGGTGGTCATGAAGTTGGAATATATAGGGTATATTTCTTTCTTGTAAACCAATTGCTAAATTAGCTACATGACAATGTACAATATCAAATTCTCCAAGATTAATATGAGAAGATAATTTGTAGGTAGATTCATGGCCTAGTAATTTTTGATTATTTATAAATTCCCAAATAATTTTTTCAATTGCTCCCCAATTTTTTGGTGGGATATCTAACCCACAAGCTGGGTCTACATGGCATATTTTCATTCTCCAGCGTATATTAAAGGACTATTTTCGTCTGTTGTTTTTATTTCTTGCTCAATTATACTAAATCCTGGTAGATGTTTAGTATAAATTTTTTCTGCTGTTCCTACTTTTAATTTAGCTACATTACATACCCACATATCAAAAGCATCCCATTTTGTATTTTTAATTTTATCTTGAATAAGTTGTAATTTATTTTTATTTATTAAATAAGATTGTGCAGGTATAAATGGAGATATATTAGTGTATATGTCTTCAATTTTAGGCCCATTTAAATTACGATTTTGGTAAGGGTTGCCAAATCCTATAATGTCCTGATTATTAGATTTAGATAGATTACTAAAACGATTTAAAGCTTGTTTTAATTCATCAAATGGGGAATCAACAATAACATCCCCTTCAAAGATTAAAATATAATCATAATCTTTATTATTTTCAGACATAATAGCATTTGTGTGTGCTTTATAACACCCATAATGTCCTGGTGCTAGTTTATAATATCCTGGTTTGTCTTGAACATCTTCAGGTCTATTACAAGTATCAATTGGGGGTAAGTCAGTCCATATTTTATTTATTCTTTGTTCGTATTCTATACCTGTTGATTCACAAAATTCTTTAATATTTTTTACTGATCTTATTTCTTTTTCATTTACATCTGGTTCTGTAACTAAATGCATTAGTTTAATTTTTGGGTTGTATCTACTTCTATCTCCTTTCCAATTAAACATACCATTATTAGGCATTGTATTTAAAAAATAATCTTTATTTAAATTAAATTTATGATATTTTACACTTTCTCCAGTATTAGTATCTTTTACATCAAATGTAACTATGATGTTATCATCTAAATCATATTTTACTAAATCCCAAAATGAAAATTTTCCCCTAACTTCTAGCAATCTATCAATGATAACTTCACCATTTTTTTCTACTGTATAGTAGATATTCTTACTTTCTTTAGCATTAGAAATAGTTATCCAAGGACAAAAATGATTATCTACATCTGTAGGAAGTATAGTATAATATTCAATCATTGAATAATCCTCAAATTCAAAATACTTTTCAGCATCAGATTCAAATTTTTCTTTTGGTTCAATATAGTTATTTATATTATTTTTAAATATATGATAATATAAATTTTCAATACCATTAGATTCAGCCTCATACTTATCCATAAGACTATTATATTGATTTTCAGTTTCTATAAAATCACAATGTCTTAAAATTGCATCTGGTTTGACTGCAAAGAAATATGTATAATAACATTTACCTTCTTGTGCTTCATATTCACCAAAGAAAGTATCATGAGTATTTAATTTTTTAGATATATAATCTATATAACTACTATCTTTAAGAATATAATCAAAGTTAATATAGTATAATTTTTCAATCCCTAATTCTTTAGCAAATGTTGCTGGGTTATAGAAGGATGTATAACATGCTGGGCCGTGATATCTATCATTATCTTCACCTTTTAAATTTACATGGGTATCATATTGATCATGATACATCCAATAACCTGAGTAGAATGTATGTTTTGTTAATAAATTATTTTTTTCATAAAAAACATAATCAACCATACCCTGTAATTCCTTTGGAACAGGACAATGTGCGGATATAATTATTTTTCTATTACTGTTTTTTCTTAATGATTTAATACATTCTATTGTGGTATCTACTACTGCTTGTGTATTTGGGTAAGTACAAATCACATATGCTTCTTTTTCTTCAACATCTGGGGGTATTATAGAAGGGGTATTTAGTTGATTTTTAATTAATTTAACGTTCTTATTAAAATCTGCAAAATCTAAATAATTAATTGTATTATAGTCTTCAAAATAATTTTGATAAACTTCTAAATTATATAATAGTTGTGGTATTTGATAAGATAAAGCTTCACGTATTACTAGAGGCATTGTTTCTTTATCATTTTTACTTCCTCTAGATGTAAATAAAAATAAATCCATTGATTGATAGAAATTATTTACATCAGTTCGTTCACCCCACCAAGTTAAATTAGTTGGTTTATTTTCCATTAAAGGTTCCCAATACCATTTAAAATTATCTGCCTGGTTTCCTACACTATGAAATTCATATTCAGGTAATGCTTCAGCATATTCAAAAAATTCTTTTTGGTTTTTTCTAGAAGTAAATAAACCTATATGTAATATATGTTTTTTTGATGGGTCGAGATTTAAGCGTTTTAACGCATTTTCTCTATTAGGTCTGGGGATATATTCAATTGGGTATTCTACCAGTATTTTAGGTATATCTATGTTTTTATACTGTTCTATTTGCCAGTTTGACACAAACATAAACTTATCTGGTGAGAATATTTTAGTGTCTGTATCCATAGAAGAATCATGTGATGTTTCTACTAAAAAATAACTTCTATTTACATCATATAACTTTCGAGCTATATCATCATCCATAAAATACTCAGGAATTTCTTCTAAATGAATAATGTCTGGTGTAATCCTATCTATAATATTAAATAATTCACTTTTATCTTCTTCAAGTGTAAAAAATTTATTATTATCTACTAATTCTAATATTTTATTTTTGGTTACAACTAATTTCCCCCCAGTACAATCTACCCATTCTACTACATATACTTCAAACTCATCTTTAATAAGTTCAATTTTTTTAGTTAAATATTGTGGGAGTCCTCCTGTTGAAAGATGAGGCGCTATAAATAAGATTTTCTTCATATAACTATTTTTTAAAACTACTTGACAATATAATAAATATTAATTACATATCCAAACTATTGTTAAATACCATTAATTTCACTTATGTCTGCTATAGCTACACCATTAACTTCCCCCATGTCACTACTTGCCACTCCATTCATGTCTCCGGCTGACCATCCTGCTATGTAATTTAAAGTTAATGTCCATCTTGATCTTTGTGTTGCATTTGACATATCACCTAAATAAAAACCATCAAATCCAATACCTGAGGGTTGAACATTTTGAAAATCATAATTATGGTCTATAATACCAACTCCAAAATTATTTCCATTTTGTATTGCTACTATTGCTGAACTATTTAGGGTTATTTGTTGGAAACCTGTGGTTTGTGCCCAATTTGTAGAATTACTATAAGCTACAAAAGAAGTAGAAAGAAATTGACTTAAACTTAATGTTGTGTTTGAATTATTACTAAAAGCAGTACTACTATCTACTGCTATTACTGGAAGTGCTAAAGCAGTTACCCCTGCCGTTGTAGGACAAGTTAATTCTGCTGAAGTTATTAAAACGCTTTGGTAGGCTGTTACATCATACCATATATAATTTCTATATAAGCTATATGATCCTCTACTACCTCCAGTCCAAGCAACACCAATACTTTTAGTAGAATTACCTGTTTGAGACACATTTCCTGAAACTGGTGTGCCTGTTCTAATAGAAGTCCAGGAACCTACACCCGTTCTTCTAATATTACCTAAAGCATAGTTAGAGCTGTTTGTAGTATATGGGGCTAAATTTACTTGAGGCATATTTTTATGAAATTAAGATCCATGTTGGTTCTGGGTTGAAATATAAAACATTAGTTTCTATGGAATGTCCTACTAATCTTACATAATCACCAGTAACAAATCCTGTTAATGATTGTGTGAAACCCCCAGGTGTTCTTGAAACATAAACTGGTGCTCCAACAGTAAAACTAAAAGTCTTAGATTTAATCATACCTCTTAATATAACATCAACCAATACTCCGGTTGCCTTATATGCAACACCCAATAAATTCTTTGTTGATGATAAATCAGCATCTGCTTCATCCCAATTACCAGCACTGTTTAAAGCTACTAATTCAAATTGAGTTACTCCACCTGCATTCCCCCCACCAGTATAAAATTCCCCAGTAAAACCATCTGCACCTGGGATTAGATATTCAATAAATCCTGTACCATTAATTGCACTTGTATTAGTTAAGTCTGGTTGGTTTTTACCTATTTGGAATGGGTTTGTAATACCTAATGAAAAATCTGTATTTAATGTAAATGGTGATGCTTGTGTATAATTTGCTCCATTTATCTTAATATTTGCAGCATAATCTAATGATGTATTATCATCAACCCAAACCTCTAAAGGTGTTCCACTCGCTCCTGAGGCACCGTTTATACCTGATGTACCACTTGTACCATTTTTACCTGAAGTACCTGAAGTACCTGATGTACCTGATGTACCTGATGATCCTGAAGTACCATCTTTTCCTGATGTACCAGATGTACCTGATCCACCTGAAACACCACCAGCACCACCTACACCACTTGAACCAGTTGTACCTGATGATCCTGAAGTACCTGACGTACCTGCTGTTCCGTTTTTACCGCTTGTACCTGAAGTACCTCCTGATCCTGAAGTTGCACTTTTACCTGAGGTTCCTGCTGTTCCATCTGCTCCTGATTTACCTGAAGTACCTGCTGATCCTGAAGTATTAGATTTACCTGATGTTCCTGCTGTTCCATCTGCTCCTGATTTACCGCTTGTACCTGCCGTACCCGTTGAACCTGAAGTATTTGATTTACCTGAAGTTCCTGCTGTTCCATCTGCTCCTGATTTACCTGAAGTACCTGAAGTACCTGTAGAACCTGAAGTGTTTGATTTACCTGAGGTTCCTGCTGTTCCATCTGCTCCTGATTTACCTGAAGTACCTGCTGATCCTGAAGTATTTGATACACCTGAAGTACCTGCTGTTCCATCTGCTCCTGATTTACCTGAAGTACCTGCTGATCCTGAAGTATTTGATACACCTGAAGTACCTGCTGTTCCATCTGCTCCTGACTTACCTGAAGTACCTGTAGAACCTGAAGTATTAGATTTACCTGATGTTCCTGCTGTTCCATCTGCTCCTGATTTACCTGAAGTACCTGCTGTACCCGTTGAACCTGAAGAACCTGATGTACCTGAGGTACCTGAGGTATTTGATTGACCTGATAGGCCTCTTGTACCGTTAGTACCTGAGGAACCTGAAGTACCGGATGTTCCTGAAGTGTTTGATTTACCACTTGTTCCTGCTGTTCCATTTTTACCTGAAGTACCTGATGTACCTCCTGATCCTGAAGTTGCACTTTTACCTGAAGTACCTGCTGTTCCATCTGCTCCTGACTTACCTGAAGTACCTGAAGTACCTCCTGATCCTGAAGTTGCACTTTTACCTGATGTTCCGGCTGTTCCATCTTTTCCTGATTTACCGCTTGTACCTGCCGTACCTGTTGAACCTGAAGAACCTGATGTACCTGAGGTACCTGAGGTATTTGATTGACCTGATAGGCCTCTTGTACCATTAGTACCCGAGGAACCCGAAGTACCTGATGTACCTGAAGTGTTTGATTTACCACTTGTTCCTGCTGTTCCATTTTTACCTGAAGTACCATTTGTACCTGAACTTCCTGAAGTATTTGATACACCTGAAGTTCCAGCAGTACCATTTTTACCTGAAGTACCTGAAGTACCTGATGATCCACTTGTAGCGCTTTCGCCACTTTCACCACTACCCCCATCTATACCTGATGATCCTGATGTACCTGATGATCCTGATGTATTTGATTTACCTGAGGTTCCTGCTGTTCCATCTGCTCCTGATTTACCTGAAGTACCTGCTGATCCTGAAGTTGAACTTTTACCTGATGTTCCTGCTGTTCCATCTGCTCCTGATTTACCTGAAGTACCTGTAGAACCTGAAGTATTTGATACACCTGAAGTACCCGCAGTACCATCTTTTCCTGATTTACCGCTTGTACCTGCTGTACCTGTTGAACCCGAAGAACCTGATGTACCTGAGGTATTTGATTGACCTGATAGGCCTCTTGTACCATTAGTACCTGATGATCCTGAAGTACCTGATGTACCTGAAGTATTTGATTTACCGCTTGTACCTGCTGTTCCACTTTTACCGGAAGTACCACTTGTACCTGTAGAACCTGAAGTATTTGATTTACCTGAAGTTCCTGCTGTTCCATCTGCTCCTGATTTACCTGAAGTACCTGAAGTACCTCCTGATCCTGAAGTATTAGATTTACCTGAGGTTCCTGCGGTTCCATCTGCTCCTGACTTACCTGAAGTACCTGTAGAACCTGAAGTATTTGATACACCTGAAGTTCCTGCTGTTCCATCTGCTCCTGATTTACCGCTTGTACCTGCCGTACCCGTTGAACCTGAAGAACCTGATGTACCTGAGGTATTTGATTGACCTGATAGGCCTCTTGTACCGTTAGTACCTGATGATCCCGAAGTACCTGATGTTCCTGAAGTATTTGATTTACCTGAGGTTCCTGCTGTTCCATTTTTACCTGAAGTACCATTTGTACCTGAACTTCCTGAAGTATTAGATTTACCTGAGGTTCCTGCTGTTCCGTTTTTACCGCTTGTACCTGATGTACCTCCTGATCCTGAAGTTGCACTTTTACCTGAAGTACCTGCTGTTCCATCTGCTCCTGATTTACCTGAAGTACCTGATGTACCTGCTGAACCACTTGTTGCACTTACACCACTTGTACCTGATGTACCATCAACTCCACTCGTTCCTGAAGTACCTGAAGTTGCGCTTAAACCACTTTCACCTGCTACTCCGTTTGAGCCACTTGTACCCGAAGTACCTGTTGTTCCTGAAGTTGAACTTTTACCACTTGTACCTGCTACTCCACTTTTACCGGAAGTACCTGCTGTACCTGTTGAACCCGAAGAACCTGATGTACCTGAGGTATTTGATTGACCTGATAAACCTCTTGTACCATTAGTACCTGATGATCCTGAAGTACCTGATGTACCTGATGTATTTGATTTACCGCTTGTACCTGCTGTTCCACTTTTACCGGAAGTACCTGCTGTACCTGCTGATCCTGAAGTTGAACTTAAACCTGAGGTTCCTGCTGTTCCATTTTTACCGGAAGTACCTGAAGTACCCCTTGATCCTGATGTACCTGATGTACCTGATGTACCTGATGTACCACTTAAATTACTTTCACCTGAGGTTCCTGCTGTTCCATCTGCTCCTGAAGTACCTGAAGTTCCTGAACTTCCTGAAGTTGAACTTAAACCTGAGGTACCTGAAGTTGAACTTTTACCTGAAGTACCATTTGTACCTGCTGATCCTGAAGTACCTGATTTGCCTGATGTACCTGAAGTGCCATCTTTTCCTGATTTACCTGAAGTACCTGCTGTACCACTTGAACCTGCAGTACCACTTAAACCTGATGTGCCTGAAGTTCCATCTACACCTGAAGTTCCTGAGGTTCCTGAAGTTGCACTTAGGCCACTTTCTCCTGCCACTCCGTTTGAACCACTTGTACCTGAAGTACCTGTTGTTCCTGATGTATTTGATTTACCACTTGTTCCTGCTGTTCCATTTTTACCACTTGTACCTGAAGTACCACTTGATCCTGAAGTTGAACTTAAACCTGAGGTTCCTGAAGTTCCACTTTCACCTGATGTACCTGATGTACCTGAAGTACCTGAACTTCCTGAAGTATTTGATTTACCTGATGTACCAGCAGTACCATCTTTTCCTGATTTACCACTTGTACCTGAAGTACCTGAACTTCCTGAAGTTGAACTTAAACCTGAGGTTCCTGAAGTTCCACTTTCACCTGATGTACCTGATGTACCTGATGAACCTGATGTTGCACTATTTCCACTTGAACCTTTTGTTCCATTTGTTCCGTCTGTTCCTGAAGTACCGCTAGTACCGGATGAACCACTTCCTCCACTTTCACCACTTGTACCTGAAGTACCATCTACACCTGAAGTTCCTGAGGTTCCTGAAGTTGCACTTAGGCCACTTTCTCCTGCTACCCCATTTGAACCTGATGTACCATTTGTTCCTGTTGAACCTGAAGTTCCTGATTTACCACTTGTTCCTGCTGTTCCATTTTTACCTGAAGTACCATTTGTACCTGCTGATCCTGAAGTTGAACTTTTACCACTTGTTCCTGCTGTGCCGTTTTTACCTGATTTACCTGATGTACCTGAAGTACCTGCTGAACCTGAAGTACCACTTTTACCACTTAAACCTGACGTACCATTTGTTCCGGTTTCACCTGAAGTACCTGATGTACCTGCTGAACCACTTGTTGCACTTACACCACTTGTACCTGATGTACCATTTTCGCCTGAAGTACCTGAAGTACCTCTTGAACCTGATGTACCTGATGTACCAGATGTACCTGATGTACCACTTAAATTACTTTCACCTGATGTTCCTGCTGTACCATCAGCACCACTTGTACCTGAAGTACCTGATGAACCGCTTGTTGCACTTACACCTGAAGTTCCTGAGGTGCCATCTACACCTGAAGTTCCTGAAGTTCCTGAAGTTGCACTTAAGCCACTTTCACCTGCTACTCCATTTGAACCTGATGTACCTGAAGTACCTGTCGAACCTGAAGTTGCACTTTCTCCGCTTGTTCCTGCTGTGCCTGATTCACCTGATGTACCTGAAGTACCTGTCGAACCTGAAGTACCTGATGTACCTGAAGTATTTGATTTACCTGATAAACCTCTTGTACCATTAGTACCTGAGGAACCTGAAGTACCTGATGTACCTGAAGTATTTGATTTACCTGAAGTTCCGTTTGTTCCTGTTTTACCTGAAGTACCTGATGTACCTGATGATCCTGAAGTTGCACTTTTTCCTGAAGTTCCGTTTGTTCCATCTGCTCCTGAAGTACCTGAAGTACCTCCTGATCCTGAAGTTGCACTTAAACCTGAAGTTCCGTTTGTTCCATCTGCTCCTGATGTACCTGATGTACCTGATGAGCCACTTGTACCACTAATGCCACTTGTACCTGAAGTTCCATCTACTCCTGAAGTTCCTGAAGTACCTGAAGTTGCACTTAAGCCACTTTCACCTGCTACTCCGTTTGAACCTGAAGTACCATTAGTACCCGTTGATCCTGATGTTGCACTTTTACCTGATGTACCATTTGTTCCAGTTTCACCTGAAGTACCTGAAGTACCTGATGAACCACTTGTTTTACTTTCTCCTGATGTTCCTGCAGTACCTGATTCACCTGAAGTACCACTAGTACCTGAAGAACCACTTGTACTACTTTCACCTGATGTTCCTGCTGTTCCATCTGCTCCTGAAGTACCTGAAGTTCCTGATGAACCTCCAGTTCCGCTTACACCACTTGTACCTGATGTACCATCTACACCTGAAGTTCCTGAAGTACCTGAAGTTGCGCTTAAACCGCTTTCCCCTGCTACTCCATTTGAGCCACTTGTACCATTTGTTCCTGTTGAACCGCTTGTTGCACTTAAACCTGATGTACCATTTGTTCCTGTTTCACCTGAAGTACCTGAAGTACCTGCTGAACCACTAGTTCCGCTTTTTCCGCTTTTTCCTGAAGTTCCTTTTGTTCCCTCTGCTCCTGAAGTACCTGATGTACCTGATGAACCTGAAGTTGCACTTAGACCACTTGTTCCTGATGTTCCATCTGCTCCTGAAGTACCACTAGTACCTGATGAGCCACTTTCGCCACTTTCGCCACTTGTACCTGAAGTTCCATCTGCTCCTGAAGTTCCTGAAGTTCCTGAAGTTGCACTTAAGCCACTTTCACCTGCTACCCCATTTGAACCTGATGTACCTGAAGTACCTGTTGAACCTGAAGTTGCACTTAAACCTGATGTACCTGATGTTCCATCTGCTCCTGAGGTACCGCTTGTTCCTGAAGATCCTGAAGTTTCGCTTTCTCCTGATGTTCCTGCAGTACCTGATTCACCTGAAGTACCGCTTGTTCCTGTTGAACCTGAAGTTGAACTTAAACCACTTGTACCATTTGTTCCATCTGCTCCTGAAGTACCTGATGTACCTGATGAACCTCCTGTACCACTTACACCTGAAGTTCCTGAGGTGCCATCTACACCTGAAGTTCCTGAGGTTCCTGAAGTTGCACTTAGGCCACTTTCTCCTGCTACCCCATTTGAACCTGATGTACCATTTGTTCCTGTTGAACCTGAGGTTGCACTTTCTCCTGATGTGCCATTTGTTCCACTTTCACCTGAAGTACCTGATGTACCTGCTGAACCACTTGTAGCACTTTCACCTGATGTTCCTGCAGTACCAGATTCTCCTGAAGTACCTGAAGTACCTGAAGTACCTGATGATCCTGAAGTTGCACTTAAACCTGAAGTTCCGTTTGTTCCATCTGCTCCTGAAGTACCACTTGTTCCTGATGAACCACTTGTTCCGCTTTTTCCGTTTGTTCCAGATGTACCATCAACTCCACTTGTTCCTGAAGTACCTGAAGTTGCACTTAAGCCACTTTCACCTGCTACTCCGTTTGAGCCACTTGTACCATTTGTTCCTGTTGAACCACTTGTTGCACTTAAACCTGATGTACCTGATGTTCCATCTGCTCCTGAAGTACCGCTTGTTCCTGAAGATCCTGAAGTTTCACTTTCTCCTGATGTTCCTGCTGTGCCTGATTCACCTGAAGTACCACTAGTACCTGATGAGCCGGATGTTGCACTTTCTCCTGAAGTACCTCTTGTTCCATCTGCTCCTGAAGTACCTGAAGTTCCTGATGAACCTGCTGTACCACTTACACCTGAAGTTCCTGAGGTGCCATCTGCACCACTGGTTCCTGATGTACCACTTGTAGCACTTAAGCCACTTTCTCCGGCAACACCATTTGAACCTGAAGTTCCATTTGTTCCTGTAGAACCACTTGTTGCACTTTTACCTGATGTACCTGATGTTCCATCTGCTCCTGAGGTACCACTAGTACCTGAAGAACCACTTGTACTACTTTCACCTGATGTTCCCGCAGTACCAGATTCTCCTGAAGTACCTGAAGTACCACTTGAGCCTGATGTTGCACTTTCTCCTGATGTACCTCTTGTTCCATCTGCTCCTGAAGTACCACTTGTTCCTGAAGAACCACTTGTTGCACTTAAACCTGAAGTACCTGATGTACCATCTGCACCACTGGTTCCTGATGTACCACTTGTAGCACTTAAGCCACTTTCTCCTGCTACTCCGTTTGAACCTGATGTACCTGAAGTACCTGTTGATCCTGAAGTAGCGCTTTCTCCTGAAGTTCCGCGTGTTCCATCTGCTCCTGAAGTACCTGAAGTACCACTTGAGCCTGATGTTGCACTTTCTCCGCTTGTTCCTGCTGTGCCTGATTCACCTGAAGTACCACTAGTACCTGATGAGCCGGATGTTGCACTTTCTCCTGACGTACCTCTTGTCCCATCTGCTCCTGAAGTACCTGATGTACCTGAAGTACCACTTGTACCACTTGAACCTGAAGTACCTCTTGTTCCATCTGCTCCTGAAGTACCTGATGTACCACTTGAGCCTGATGTTGCACTTTCTCCTGATGTACCTACTGTGCCGCTTTCACCTGAAGTACCTGAAGTACCACTTGAGCCTGATGTTGCACTTTCTCCGCTTGTTCCTGCTGTGCCTGATTCACCTGAAGTACCACTTGTTCCTGAAGAACCACTTGTTGCACTTAAACCTGAAGTACCGTTTGTTCCGTTTTCACCTGATGTACCTGAAGTACCTGATGTACCTGATGTACCTGAAGTAGCACTTTCACCTGATGTTCCTGAAGTACCAGATTCTCCTGAAGTACCATTTGTTCCTGTTGAACCTGATGAACCACTTGTACCTGAAGTACCAGATTGGCCTGCTGTACCACTTGAACCTGAAAATCCACTAGTACCACTAGTTGCATTTACATATCCTATAAGACCTGTTGAAGGGTTATATGTTAATAATTCAGGTCTATCTTGTATTGGAGCTGATATTATAGAAAAATCATCTCCGGTACCACTTACATCAAATGTACTACTACCGGTTACTGCGAATCCACCTGGAACACCCCCAACTGATCCTGTTATTTGTGCTGATCCTGAAAATGGAAAAGCATTACCTCCACCAACACCACCATCTGCTAATGTAGGACCTACATATTGGTATGCTGATAAAACGACAGTATCTCCGGTTGATGGTGAGACTGAATTATCTACGAATTGTATTACACCTGTTTTATAATCAAATTGATAAAAAGCTGAATCTTGTTCAGTACCATTTACTCTAACAGTAACATTATATCCAGGTGTACCGTTTCCTGCGGGTACATTATCCTCAGTATTTTTAAATGTTAAGGAAGCATCTGAATATTTTGGTGATAAAAAGTTTGTTTGTTGTCCATCCTGTATAATTTGAGGAGTAACAGCTATTGTAGGATCATGTGCTGATTTTGATATAAAGAAAAATACTTCTGTTTTACTACCATTAACAACCGATGATGGTGTTAATTGATGTTGGAAGTGAAACTTTACAATATCAACAGCTGTTAAAGCTGAACCTGATTCTATTGTATCTTGGTTCTGTCCACTACCAGAATATGGTAAATTATTTAAGGGAACAAAATTTTCTCTTATATAAACATCACCAGCATTAATGTCGAGAGTTCTTGTGAATGCCTCCTGAGCATCAGTACTCTGCTCCATTGTATATCTCTTACTCTGGAGTAATCTATTCGACTTTTTTATTTTATCTAATGCCATTCTATATCTTTATTCTTTTACGTAATCGTTATGTCTATATCTTCTACTGGAACTGGGTCTCCTTTATATCTTATTATAACTATAAAGTCCTGTGTTAACTGATCTAAAGTCATACCATTTCCATTTAAAAGAGGAAATTCATAACTTGTACCAGCTCCACTTCCTCTTACTGTACCTGTTTTACAAGCATATAAATCAATTGGATCACTAAATGGATTTGTAAAATTATTATTTGTTATACCTATTTGTAAAGCATCTCCTACGGTTGTTGCAGGATCAAATATTCTTGGATTTGTATAAGCTTGTGCACCCGAACCTGAAAACAAAAATGCTACTGATACCCCATTAGCTGTGCTATCCCACGTATTTAAAGCTGCACCAAAACTAGCTGTTACATCACTTGCTCCTGTTGTTAAATCTCTTTGAAATGCTCTTGAATAATATTGATAAGTATTTGCACCAGCGTTTGCAGGAGTCCAATAACCATATGTTCCTCCTGGGGTTACTAAATATCCTGGTTTTATTTGTAATTCTAAGGGTTGTTGAACATACTCTGCATACACACCCGTTGCCAATTTTGTTCCACTAGCATAGGATCCTGTTAATAAATCATCATCAATAACTATTCTATAATCTTCTCCTGAAAATTGTTCTGTAAATATTGTATTACTTGAAGCCCCAGTTAAGGTGCCACCATCATATCCTTGAGCTCTACCGTAGTAACCCATAGAACCTGACAGTACATTTTGTCCATATGCCCCTGGGTCAAAATAAGCATAAGTATTAGTAAATACGGTATTTAACGATCCTCCAAATTCTCTACCTTTTGTTGTTGTTATAAATGTTGTTGTGCCAAATCCGGTTTGGTTGATATTATCAGCCCCTCCTGATCCTGCATTAAATGCTAAACTTGCTGTCAAATAAACAACATCTCCTTGACTTGGTATAGTTCCTACAGTTCTAACAACACCCCCACTAGAATATATAAAATTAGAAGTTTGAACAGTACCCCCATTTGTACTTCCATTTCTAGTTCCACCTGTTGGGTTAGAGGGGGTTACTAAAGAATCTGTTTCTGTAATTGAAGCAAATGTAGGTTGTGCTGAAAATAAAGGATTGAAATATCCTGTAAGATGAGATCCTTCTTTAAAATTTGATGTTAATAATAAAGGAGCTCCTGAAAGTGATCTTGAGGTTGCTGATAAAGATGAACTTTGTCTAGTATTAAAACCTACTGTTTGAGAAAAATCACTAGTTTGTACTTCCGACCAAAATATTTCAGTATCTTGATCATAAAAAGTAGTATAATTAGAAGAACCTGATTGTACTCCTATTGATGAAGATAATCTATACCAACCTGTAGCCTCTTTTGTTGTGAAAGAAATACCCCCATTATATAAATTATTTTGGAAAATCGTAGCAAATTTACCATCTTGATATTTTATATCTAATCCTCCTACTGTAGGTATTGCCCCAATAGTTTGACCTGATGTTGTATTAAAAGGTGGTGGGGTTTTTACTAAAGTATATTGTTGTTCATCTACTACTGTTTGGGTTTTTGCAGAGTTATCAGCAAAAATTCTTCTTAAAGAACCTGATGTTGTAAATGAAGAACTTACTAATCCTAAATTGAATAATTGGAAAGAAGGATCATAAGATGATGAGGGGCATGTAGTCGAACCAGCTGCAACTGATGTATATTTTATATTATAGCCTGAATTATTATAAATTGGGGTAATTCCTTGAAATACACTTTGTCCTGCTATAGCCCATCCTTTTCCTTGCAAATATAATAAAATGGGGTCGGTTGTAGAATTGGGTACATAACCCGTAACCCCACCAGTTCCATTTGAAGCAATTGTTTCAGAAGTACCAGAATAATAACGAGCATTTGGGGAAGTATCTGGGGATGATGCACTTAATTGTGTTGCAATAAACCTTAAAATTTCTGCTGTATCTGTATTTTGGTCATAGTTATTAAATACCGATCCTTCTAAATCTGTCTGCCATGCTTTTGATGTTGGGTAACCTACATTATCCGTATAATGCCATACTGATTGGCTAAACATCATTCCATACTTAGCTACATTACCTCCAGTGCCATCATTGTTTGGGTTTTGTGTAACGCCTATAGTAGTATACTCAGATTCTTGGTAAGTACTGGCTGTAACTTGTAATGAAGAGGTTGCAAAATATATATCTGTAGCTCCTAATAATTGGAATATTCCTGTTCCAGAACCACCACCACCACCACCTCCTTGGATATTAATATCAACTTGGTTTGTTGTTGGGGAGTTTGTTATACTAGCTATACCATCTCCTAAAAAATTTAGAGTTTGAACACCATTACTTATTAAAGTACTTCCACTTTCAATTGTAACTCCTGTAAATCCCGGAACATTTTGTAAATCTATACTATGTGTTACACTACTACTTGCAAAAAAGAATTGAAGGTCAGTACCAGACAGAGAACTAGAGTAGTAGAGTGACTGAAAATTGCCATCTACTTCTGCGAATGTTAACTCGGAACCTTTGTTCTGTCTTAATATTATACCCATCTAATTTTATTTATAAATATTATAAAAAACAGTATTATTTCCCAGATTTTGGAAATTCTGTAAAATTATTATCCGTTTGAATACTAAGACGGGAATTATCTAATTTTTTTCTTTGGTTTAACTCTTCTATACTTTGTACTGTTTCCATATTAAATATAATTTGTGTTGGGGTATTGAATTTTTTTATTGCGTTTAATTGTTTTTGGACTGTGTCAGGAACTAAATAACCATATAATTTTAGGCTAAATGTTGCTTTAACTGATCTTTCTCCTTTTTGTTCTACTTGTACAGGTGTAGCAAAATTATCTATTCTAGCTCTAAATTGATATCTTTCAGGATTGCCCCAATAAGAATCTGAAGCATAGTTAATAGCTTCGACTATTTTATTTAATTGTTCTATATAGTAAGTAGCAACAATAAAATCATAAGTAATATTTACATAGTCAGGTACTACTACTGCATAATTAACCTTATCAGGTCTTTTATTATTTAGTATATCAAAATTATCATAAGCATTACTAACACTATATTGTTTTTGAAAAATATTTACATTATGTGGGTTATTTGCATCTAATTTATTAGCTATATTTCTAACTTTTTCAATATTGTTACGTTTAAAAGTAATTAAAGGTAACATAATTTTACCTTTTTTATCTCTATAATACCCATCTTTTTGTACCTGCTTCCACCTTTCAGGAGAACCATAAATAAATGGTACTTGTTGTACTGCCCCATTTTGTATTACGGTAGGTTGAATTACTTCTTCCATATAATAAGCAATAGCTTCATCTATATCTTTAATTCCTAAACTAAAAGGTTTAGTAGTATCATCTCTAAATGATACTTGGTTACCTCTATTAGGAGTATCAGCATTATTAGGATTACCTGTATCTGAAAAACCAGGAGAACCAGCTGGTGGGCTGTATGGATCAATTTGAGAATTTAATATTTCTCTTTGAGTTTTAGGTGTTGGTATTTTTCCTCTTTTAGCCATTTAGTGATGGGTTTGAATTATTTCCAGTATACAATCTTTCTTGTGTAATACCAACCTTATCAGCAGGTACATAATGTGTTTCAACTATAATTGAAACTGAAGTTCCAAAATTTTCTAAGCCTGGGTTTTGTAATTGAGGTGAATTAGGATAATCTGGATTTTTACCCATAAAATATTGGTTAGCATTTACATTATCTACTTCATAATATCCTTCATTATATAAAATTATATCTCCAACTTCAGGAACTAAATCAGCTCCATATTGATAGTTTGTAGGTGCAAAATCTAAATTAAATTCTTTCATTTTTCCTAATAAATCATCTCTTAAAAATTTAAAGGTAGCACCCCAAGTAAAGTCAGTACCTAAATCTGTTTCAGGAAATTCTTCATTTGATCTTTCAATTAGACAATTTAGTAAAACAGGACCCATGTAGAATTTTTCCTCTGCTGCTTCTCCATATATGTTTACTTTAGTTTCTTCTAACTTAAACTTATAAAAAGAACATTGCTGAGTAATGATGTCTGCCATTAACTCTCTATTTAGATGTCTAAATAAACTTATGTCTCTTGCTCCTCCAAATAATGCCATATTATCCTATATAAATTGGAAATGGAACCTTGCCTAATTCTTTTTCAATGAAATCGCTTTCGGCTGTTCTTCTTTCTAGTAATTTTTCTCTTGATGTTTCTCCTAAATAAGCCCTTAACCTATCAATTAATCTTTCTTTTTCTCCAGTAGCTGCTGTAATTAAATCATTTGCATTTAGTGTAACATTATCCCCAGGGACTGGTACTACTTGATATTTACCTCTAACATACCCTAACATTTCTTTACATAAAGCTAAAGCATATTCAAATATCCAACTTCTACCTACTGAGTTAATATCATCGTAATTTGGGTTTTTATAAGGTACATCATATATATTAGTAATAGTACTACTTCCACCTACTACAAAGGAAGCTGAAGATCTTTCTGAGTTAAGAATATATTCAAAGTATAATTTTGGGACTGATCCATCGGGTATTGGGAAAATTCTTAAATTATTGTTATGCATTTCAAAAGAATAATTTGCTCTTCTGATCATATCATTAAATTCTATTTGTTGGATAACTTGTAAATCATAATTAATAGGCATTAACATGAAATTTACACCAGCAGGAGAAAATCCATCCCAACCAAAAGTATCCATCATATCCATAGTACCCATTCCTGCTCCTACATAAGGATCAAAAAATCTTAACATTGCAGGTGGAGCTTCATAAAAAACTCTCATAATTTCTATATCATGATCCTTATAATGTGGTATAGTATCCTTTGCCCATTCTTCTAAATTATAATCTTGTACTGATTTTGTTAAATTAACATGACCTGTATGCCAGTCAACATTACCACCAGTACCAGCTTCAACCCCATATTGTTCTGACATTTGGATTATTCTTCCTAGATTTGGAACAACAACTGAATTTTCAATATCCATAGTAGAAGCATCTGCTCCTTCTAAGGTTAAATAATTATCTCTAATTTTAAACCCGTATAATTCATTAGCATATATTGTTACTGCTTCTTCAAAAGCAGCATAAAAGTTTAAATCTTGAAGTTCAACATCCACAATAGGATATCCTAATCTTCTTGCTGCAAAAGTTGAAAATTTATCTGCGTCTATTTGGAATTCAGGATCATTATCATAAAACCCAAAAGGTGTATCTCCTGGGTGGAATGAACTAGATCCGGGCCATATTGGTATATTTGCCATAGTTTTTTATTTATGCGTTATCTGAGTTAACAACTACGTATTCAACATCCATCCTTTCTGTTTCAGCATACACAGAAACAAATTCTATATCTTGCTCAAAGAAGCCGTTAAATGTACTTCCTGTAACTTGAGGACTTGAAAACATTAAAGATGATGTAGGTAATACATCCATCGTCCAGTAACTTCTTGCTCCATTTTCTGTAAAATCATTTAAGGTTAAAGTAAATACGGCATCTGTTGAATTACCTATTTCAGCACCATTTACTGTAATTGTTTCTCCTACTTCATACCCACTTCCACCTGCTGCTATTTTTGCTTGAAATACGTTTGTATTTATATTACTACTAGTTAAGGCTAACATAGATGCTGCAGATGAATCAGCAACATCATCTGCTATTAATGTATTAGTATAATCTGAACTTACTACTCCAAACCCTACATTAGTTAGTTGATCTTGAGATATTGTAATTGTTTGATTTTCCAAATATCCTGTTCCTATATTTACTGGTTTTACTACTGTAATTACACCACCATCTGACTTTACACTAACTGTACCACCTTGACCTGTAGCTGTATAAACTGCTATTTCTCTTGTTATATTATTTGTTACATTAGGAATTAAACCGTTATTAGTAAAAGGTTGATTTGTTACTAATTGTCCCGTTCCTAAATCTCCGCTTGCAATTGTTAATAAATCTCCTACTACATATCCTCTTCCAGGATTTAATACCATTACAGTTGATAATGTTGGTGTAGATGGATTTGCTCCTGTAACTACTGCTTGAGCTGTTGCTCCAGTACCGCTACCTCCTATTAAATTAACATTATAAGTTCCAGTAGCACAATCATCGGGTGCAATATTTAATCCTAAACTTTGACTCATTATTAAAGATGAAGAAATAACAACATCTAATGTCATCCCACTACCACTAACACTTGCTGTAGTTGGTACACCTGCGTATAACCCAATTACACCCCCAACACCACCGCTTGTATAAGATGAAGTTAAATCCGTACCTATAACGCCTATCCCATCAGGTGACTTTGATGATGTAAAAGAAACTGCTAATGAAGATGTTGTGTCTAAATTAGTAATCCTAGCATATTTCATACTACTTGATGGAAAAGTTCCTGCTGAAGGTCTTACCCCATTGACATTAAATAAATCAATTGGAGTTTGAGCTGGTATTGTAACTATTCTTCTATCTACATTAGTAATATTCCCTAATGTAAAAAATGTTTCATTTGTAGTTTTAATACCCTTAACTACGTGTTCCTCCTTTATTTTAATCTGAAATGCTGATGGAGTAAGTATTGATGCCATAATTATTTTTGTTATAAATATATAAAAAAAGAGGCTTAATTGCTAAGCCCCTTTTAAATTTTTAGGACTATCGCCTAGCTTTTCCGCTAGTGCCGGAGGATCCTTTAATAATCCCCCTACTTTCAGCTTCTTCATAAATTTCAATCAAGTTATCCACAATTGGGTCTCTATGATTTTGCATTAAAGTAATAGAACACATATTTTTTACTTTACGAGCTGCTGAGTATAAAAATCTAAAACCAGATTCTCGTTTTGATTTCAAATCAACTTGGTGGTCATCACCACAAATAATCATTTTTGATCTTAATCCTATTCGGGTTGAAATCATTTCCATTTGTTCATGAGTAACATTCTGAGCTTCATCTACAATAATACAAGAGTCTAAAAAGGTTCTTCCTCTCATAAATGCTAAAGGAACTATTTCTACTTTGCCATCCTCAATTAATTTTTCTACTTTTACCTTATCATATAAGGCATACATATTTTGGTAAATAGGTTGAATCCAAGGATCCATTTTTTCTCTTAAATCCCCAGGTAAAAATCCTATTTCTTCTTTTGAAACTGTAGGTCTAGTAATGATTATTTTTGAATAGTGTCTTCGTATAAGACCATCTAAAGCAACTTGACATGCTAGGAGTGTTTTTCCAGATCCTGCTCTTCCGGCTAATAGGGTTAATGTGTTATCTAATATTTTTTGTTTGGCTTCTTTTTGTTCCTCGTTTAAACTTATTTTGAATTTTATTGGGTTCTTCACAGTTCTTTGTTTTCTGTGTACTTCGTCTGTGTGGGGTTTTGAAGGCATTTTTGAGTGTGGTTTATTTTAATTAATTTATCAAGACCAGCATTTACATGCATTGTATTATCTAATACAGTCTCAAACTCATATCTAGAATCTAGAGGTAGAACTAAATCTACTTGGGAACCCCATCTAATTAAACTGAATCTTTCGTTTTGGACACAAAGATCATTTTGTTGTTTAAAAGGGGCTATTACATTTACATCTTCATCGGCAATTTGTATTAAATGGTATGTATAATCCAAAGAGGGAACATACACTTGGTTAGACATTCTTTCATTGTATTTTAAATATGCCATGTTGTTAGGATTAATTACTTTATTTAATATATCCTTCTCTACAGCTAACATAGGTTGATTAGTAGATTCAATAGGCTCCAAACGTTTATATTTAAGTACACCCCCGTATGGAATTCTATTAATATGTACATCATAAAATGACATAAATATTCCAATAACTAAAGAAGGGTGATTATAATCACGATCTCCCATTACATCTTGAAGTGTGTAATCAACACCTTTTATTTCTAAAACTTGATCACCAGGTTGTACTACTTTTTGATATAAAATAGTTCCATCTGCTGGGCTATAAAAATGCTTATAATCTATATGTGTTGGCCTTAATGGATCTCTAAAGAAAAAATTATTACTTAACTCTCCTACAGACTTTTTAGATAATTCTGCAACTTCTCCATTTAACCAGTCTTCTAGTTTTTCAGCCATTAAAGAAGTGATTTAAAGTGATCAACTCTATTTAAATGCATTACCATACAACTTAACATAGCTCCAGATTTCATATATTCAGATAAATTAAATATAACAGGTTCCATCCCCTCGTCAGAACATATTTTTTCTAATGATTCAATTTTGTGTTTTTCACCCTCATAAAATTCATCTGATTTTTTTAATTCTGAAATGTTTGAGGCACATAATATCATGTTTCCTAATCTAACAGAATTGGCCATTCCATAAGTAGAATCATCAGCATTTATATCTATTATATTTGTATATTTGCTTATTTGCGCTAACTCTGTTTTATCATATAACTCAGTGCAAACCATAGTTGATCGCGTATTTAACGGGAAGATACTGCAGTCTAAGTGATACATATATTCATCAACCATTTTAACTTTGATTACTTTCATATCAAAATTTTCTTCCATCCAGTGGTAGGTTTTAATATCTGATCTTATATCATACCCCCCAATATAAACATTATCTTTTAGATATTTTATATCTGCTTCCCCTTCCCATTTATGGGGAGAAATGTGGGTTTTATAACCCATTTGATTAAAGAATTTTTCACCAACATATTCTTCACCCTGTCTTGGAGGTGAAGTATAATTTGATAATAAAATATGGTTTTCATCTTTAATGTGGGGTAATTGTAACCCTAAATTAGCAACGTATATTAAATCTTGAAAATTACCTTCTGCAGGTAACAAATGTACTAATGATTGACCAGCCATAAAATTATACAAATCCATAAATTGTTTGTATGCTTTAGGTCTATTTATAGCTAACTCTTTATCGGACATTTCTTTCATCCAAACGTTATTAGGGTCATTTGTTGAGAAAGTATGTGGGAAATTCATTACATAACTTTGAATCGGTAACTGTGAAGGGGTTTCTTTCATTTTAAAAACTATTTTAATTAATATTCGAGTATAAATATACTAACTACCTACTAGGTACACACTAGTAACAAAAAAAAAGCCCCGCTGACGCGGGGCTCTTAATTTATTTATAATCTATTGATTATAGAGTGTTTAAACCTTCTACGAAGATCTTACCATAAAATTCTGGTCTTACGACTTTCTTAGCGTAACGAGTTAATAGACCTTTTCTTGGAGTAAAGGTATTTGGATCGTATACTAATGGAGTCATGATTAACGGAATATATGGAGCAAATACAGCACCTGCTTCTAAGAATTGTCCACCTCTAAAGCCCATTAAAATGGTATTTTCAGTCATGTATGGATTCTTATAAACTGTGTATCTTGAATTGATAGTACCTGCTTTTTGTACACCAAATGCGTAGCTCATTTTAGCAGCATCACCATCAGAAGTACTAGCAAATCCTGGAATGGATTCGATAATTGTAGCTACTGTTGGAGAACATACCATAAAATTAGCTCCACCTCTTAGAGTTTTCTGGTGAATGATATTACTCAATTTCTGAACTTTAGTTCCTAAAGTTTGGAACCATTGTCCTTGTGAGTTGTAGAAACCTAAATCTGAATCTACAACACCTGTTGAAGCTAATGCTAAGTTATTCTGTGCACTCCAGTACTCAGTACCAGCAGCAGCAGATTCGATCAACATATCAAGAATTTCTAAATCAATTTCTAATGAGATATACTCACTCATAATTGAAGTTAATTCAGCTTCAGCATCCAAAGAGTGGTAAGCGTTAAGATCTTGAGCAAACTCAGGAGTCCAAACAGCTTTCAATTTACGAGTCTTAGCAACAATTGCTTCCGACTGCATTTGAATATTGATTTCTGGAATTGAAATTGGAGTGTTGTCAGCATTTAAGTTGTTATTACCATCTTCAAAATCACCTCTTTGAGCGTCATTTGTTTGTAGTAAATACTCAACTTTTAATGCACCTGCTTCAACAACATCAGAACCTACAAAGAATTCAATGTTTGCACCATTGATTTTAGTAAATTGTGGGTATTGAGTAGCAGAAGCTGGTAAATCAGCAGCTGAACCTGAAAGGTAAAAACCTCTTACTGCTCTTTCATCAAAGTTAGGTAATGAAGCAGAAGGGACAGTTAATTTTACAATTTGACCTGAAGCACCTGCAACATAAGACTGAGATACTGAAGAATCAGCATTCAAATCACTATACCAATCAACAGAACCAGAAGCTACTGCATAAGCAGCAGATTGAGTATTGTTAATTGAATAACCAAATCTACCAGCACCATAAAGACCACCTGTAGCACCATTACCAAATGGTAAGTTACCGTCAGTATCACCGTAAAGTGATCCGCCTTGTGCAAAAGGTTGTTTACCTGCAGTTCCGTATTGGAAATCTAGATAAAATACTAGACCAGAAGGTAAATTCATTGGTTGAACCGAAACGAATTCTTTCGCTGCGATTTGACCAAATACCTTTCTTACTAGTGGTAAAGCTACACCTGCCCATTGTGCTCCTGTTCCAGGAGTGAATGTACCTGCTCCAGGAAGTGGACCACCGGTGTTACTTTCTTCCATCACTAATTGCTTAGCTTGGTTTTCAAGGATCATAGACATATTGTTTTTCTCAGTTTCGTTTCCGATACCTTCTAACAAGCCTGTCTTGTTCCATTTGTTGGCTAATCTTGCAGCATCACTTTGTAGTGACTTGTAAGGATTAGCGCTTTCTAAAAGAGAATTTAATTGACTCATTTTTTACGTTTTTAAATTTAATAATTAATTGTTTTGTTTTACTTAATTAGATTATTCCAGCTAATTTTTTAAAGCGAGCGACCATTTCATCTGATTCAACAATTGGTTGTTTTTTAGTTACTTTTGGAGCTGACATATTTGAGGCACTACCTTTAGCTCTAAAGCCTTCGCTTATAGAATTATTTGTAGTTTTTGATTTAACACTACTATTAATAGTTTCAAATACAAGTTTTACTTCTTTAACTGTTTCAGCTTTATCAAAAGCACCTAACACTTTAACCTTTTGGTTTTCAGATAAATTTTTACCGCGGAACACTTTGTTTGTGTAAAGTAATTTAGCATTTAACAAATTGATTTCATTTAGTTCAGATCTTAAAGTAGCAACAGTTTTCATTGCTTCATCTAAATCTTTTTTAACTTCATCCATTTCGTCTTTTGCTTCATCGATTTCTTCTTTACCGTATTCATCAATGTCGTCTTTAGCTTCAGCTACATCTACAGAAGTTTCTTCATCATCTTCTATTTCAATTTCACCATCTGCATCAACATCAACATCTACATCATCTTCGAATGATTCGCCGGCTTCAATTTCACCTGCACTAACCATATCTTCGATTACGTCTTCGATAAATTTCTTAAGGTCTTCTTCTGACATATCTTCAAGGTCGATATCTTCATCGTCCTCATCATCCATGTCTTCTTTCTCGTCTTTTTCACCGTCTAAGTAGCCTTCTTCTTCAGCATCCGTACGTTCGTCCTCTTTCAAGTCCTCTTTTTCGTCCTTCATACCGTCCTTGTAGCCTTCTTCTTCAGCGTCTGTACGAGCATTTTCTTTAAGATCTTCATCTTTTTCTAACTCTGCTAAAATTTCGTCTAAGTCCATTTCTTCTTCCTCTTTGATTTTACGCATTTTTTCAGTTTCAGTCTCAGCCTTATTATCAGACTTACGATCGTCACCTTCGCGCTTTTCCTTTTTGGTCATGTACTCTTTCTTTTCTGAAATTTCATCATCTTTTGCTTCATCTACATCATCATAAGCTTCATTCACTTCTTCGTCTTTTTCCATTTCTTCTAGTTTACTAGCAAACATGGCTTGAACTTGAGGTGAGAAAGCTTCTTCTAATGCGACTTTAGCATTTGCTATTGCAGATTCTTTGACTGCTTTAGCATCGGCGATAGCCTCTTGTAAAAAGTTTCTATTCATTTTCCTAAATTTTTTGTTGGGAAACTACGTTTATTAAGAAACGTAATGGGGGTTATAATAAAAAATTATTGATGTCATATGAGAAATGACATATTATCAATTATACGTATATGCAAAGGTATAAAAGTCGAAAAGGCGCATCAAAAAAATGAGTGCGCCTCTTCTAGGAATCAGGGGTTGTATTGTTAAGCTATAATATAGGGCAATGTCCGTATGAACATAATATTTCACCTAATATATTATTTACGTTTTTATATTTATCTTGTGATTTAAATTCTTTATTTTCTCTTACTAAATGCATAAATGAGTCTGGGTTAGATGGTGTTGAGACAAAATCCCAACATAATAATTCAAAGTCATCTTGAACTTCCATTAATTCACCTTTTTGTTCTAATGAACCCATTCCTCTTGAAGACACACCTACTGTAATCCCACTTTCAACTAATGCTTTGAGTATATTACCATTTGGTGTAGGTAAAATTTCTATTTTACCCATTACATTATCTCCATCCCACCACATTTCAGAAATATTATGTGATACATTCTGTAAATTTATTACTGAGGATTCTGGGTGGTCTAATTCTCCCATTGCTCTATTTTCATCAACTAATACTCTATATTTGTCAATTTCTCTATCCCACAATTCTTTAGAATAATACCTACCATTACCGTTTTTTACTTCAGCAGTAGCTAATATTCCTTCAACTAAGGGTAAACCTCGTTTTGAGCGTGATTCATTTAAAATGACTCCCTTAGGTTTAAATACGTGTGTTTCTATTAGTAATTGACTCATAATATGTTTTATGCAGTTCTAAATTTTGATAATCCTGAATATGATTCTTTATTATCGTTTGAATTTTCGTTTGAATTTTCGTTAGATCCTTCATTACTGTTAGCATTACTTTCTTCATTTCTTGGTGCCCAATCAGCATCTTGACCATTTTGTCTTTTCCATGCTTCAGGATCCATTTCAGTAACTACTTTTTTGTATGATTTACCACACATCTTTTCATACATTTTCTCCATGCCCGCTTTTTTCTTTTCAAGAACTTTTACTTCACGTTGCATTTCTTTCATTTTTTTCTTATCTACTAATTCAGATAAACTTTCATCTTCGGATACCATAGAAATTCTATCATTTTTACTTTCAATGATTTCATCTAAGGCATTAATTTGTAACTCAAGAGTAGCAATTCTACCATTATTTTCAATCTCGGCTAATTTGCTATCTGTTGTTTCTTTTTTTACTTTCTTTTTTACTTTTGCCTTTGGTTTTTCACCTAAAGGACTATTTTCTAATAAGTTTAATAATGATATCATTTTGTTTTCTTTAATTTCTAAATAACCAGTACCTACTTCACCTTCTGGGAAGTCTTTTTTTGTAGCTTCACCATATCCACCACCAACACCCGGATCTTTAACCATTTTACCTTTACCTAAAGCGGGTGCATCTTCAGTATATCCTATCCCTTTAATGCCAAATTGAGCTTCCTCAATATAATATAGGGGGTTTTTATCAATATTTTTAATAACTAAATCTATTAATTCTTCCTTAGTTTTGTCTTTATTAGATACACAAGTAAGTTCTGTAAAATATCCTTGACGAAATTGCTCACCAGATACATTATTAAGCATTTTATCATCTTTATAATCGTATCCTTTATCAGGTGCTTGTAAATCAGTTACTCCTTTTGTTACCTTTTTTTCTATAGCTTTAGCTTCTTCCTCAGAGATTAAGTTCATGTTGTCATCAAAAAGTTTAAACCAGTCTGGTTTTTTAGTGTTTCCTGTTCCTACATAAAGGTTTTCAGCTATAATGCTTCTACCAATTAGAGCAGATGATGCTTCATCAAATCCTGCAGCATTACGTACTAAATTAGGATATTTAGCTTTAACTTCTTTAAGGAAAATATGCTTACTGCCTTTTCCCTTTTTAATTTGGTTGTATTGTTCTTGTAATGTTTTCATTTATTCTCCTTTTAATAAGTCTTTTATATCTTTTATATAATCTAATACTAGATCTGTTGGTTTTATAACTGAAAATGATGTAGGGTTTTCTGTGTAATAATCCCCTGTTTCATTTTTAGCATTGCTTAACATCTTATAAATATCATTAAGTTGTTGTTCAATTACATCAAAAGCAGCTATTCTTTCTTGTTGGAATGATTTTACATCATCAGCTTCAAATAACTGCTTAACTTCTAAACCAGATCCTTTTATTTTCTTAGGTACTAAACTATATTTAAATTGTTTTACGTATGCATTATCTTTTACTCCTTCTGGACCTGCTTTAGGTCCTGGGCCTAATGTTGCTCCAATATCCTCTTTTACTAGTTTTACTCTATTGCTAGGAAATATTTTAACTGTACTACCATCAAAACGAACTGTCGTTTTATCCCCTTCTACCTTTTCAACTGATCCAGTACCATACATTTTACCATCTTTATCGTAAACATGTACTAGTTGTAATGCTTCTTTTTGCACTGCTTTTTTAGCTTTTTTAAAAGCATATGGGGTTGCATATTGCATTCCTGTACCCGGGGTAAATGAAGCAGCACCTGCTCCACCGCCAGTTGTAGACATTTCCTCTAATTCTTCTTTAGTAAGTTGAGATTTTAATTGAGCATAAAATGCTGGGTATTCTTTTCTTAAATGAGTTCTAAATCTATTAAATTCTCTTTTTAATTCATTAGATATATCTCTTAATATCTCATCATCTCTTACAGATTCACCTTTAACTAATTCATTAGCAGCATCCCTAGTTGCTTTTAATTGTTTGATTAATACTGAAAATGAAGGCAATTTAACTATTTTATGTGAAATTCCACCTCCTTCAGATTCATAATCAGCATCTGTTTTAAAATAAGTATCACCATCATCAGATATAAAATCTCTATCATCCCAAGGACCATATCTATCTTCAATCCAAGTTATTAATTTTGGATCAATATCTTTTCTTTTAACTTCTTTTATCAAGCCAATTATTTTTTCTACTATGCTATCCATTTGATTTTGTTAATTCTTCTATTAATGAATGGTATTGTAACAAATCAACTAAGTGATCACTTTTAATGGTTGTTTTTTTATTTAACTCACTAATCAAAGAATTAACTTCATTTAATTTAATCTTAATTACTTTACTTTCTGTTTTAGCAATTTGAGATTTAATTGATTCTTTAATAAAAAGAACTTCTTTATTATAAAATTCTTTTAATGATGGTGTGTTATCTACAGACTCAATAAATTCTTTAAGAATATTCTTTTGTCTAGGGTTTAATGTTGAGTATTTATCATTAAATTTTTCTAGTAATACATAATATGTTAATGTACGAATATCTTTATCTTGAGATTTAAACTCTTCAATTACATCTTCTTTAACATTATCTCTATTTATATCTTTAGATGTTAAATATTCTAATAGTGTAACTTTATTATCTATAATTTGATTTGGGTCTATTAATTTTTCTGTGTTGTATGTTTCTAATAAAGTATACAATGAAGCCTGTGCTTTATAATCATTAAGTTTTGTTTTAAATAAATCTTCAACATTATAGTGAGCTTTAAGTTCTTTTATAAGATTGTATTTTTCTTTTCTAATCCTAGTTCTATTAAGTCTTTTTGAAGATTCTAATATGGTATCTAAAACTGTACTAGCTCTAGTACTATCTAGATTTTTAGATTTAAATATAGTTTCATACAATTTATATTCTTTCCCTAACTCAGTATTTACAAAGTGGGATTTTAGAATGTTAATAGCTGGTGAATCTTTTCCTGACAGGGTTTCTGATGTAATTTTTCTTACTATTACCTCGAATAAAATGCCTGTATTCCTGAATTTTGAATGTTTTATATACATCAATCAATATTTTTTTATAAATATACTAAAATTATTGTTCCTTAATATTTGACTCGTCAAGAAGCGAACTTTTTGCGGGTTTATCTTCAAATACTAACTTTTTACCTGTAGGGATAGATTTTAACATGGATTGATGCTTTGCAAAGTGGCTATTATTTTCTAAAGCCATACCACTTTTATTTGTATCATTATAATCCTTTTTTATACCTTTAGCACCTAATCTATCTTTACCAAAATTATCATCTTGTGTGTTTCTTTTAGAAGCTTTTTCTTTTGGTCTACCTAATACATCTTTATCTCCATCTTTATCATATGTTTCAGGTTTAGGAACATCACCTGGGTTTGAATACATTCTACCCTTACCATATAGTGAAGCTAAATCATGAGGTGTACCATATGATTTGCCAGTTTCAACAGGATCATTACCTTCTGCTTCTATTTGGTCTATTCTAAATTTACGTTTAGCATCTTCTCTAATCAAATCTCTAAAATCATCATATTGGTCTTCACTTAAATGGAATAAATGGTCGTAAATGAAATCAGAAGGAAATAAATTAGTTTCAGTCATTTGAGCTGCTAAATCCATTTTTTCTTTCATTAATGCTACCCTTTCTTGATCATATATAATTGATGGGGTAGTTAATGATAATTCAAAATTAGCTAATTGTTCATCTCTATAGCCCTGAGTGTATAAATGGACTAATCCTATTTTATATAATTCTGATACTATAATTCTTTGTATTCTTTCAATAGTACGTGCAAATCTAATATCTTGAGCTGCTAGTGTTGCTTTACCATCCGTATTTTCATCATACCCTAAAAATGCTTTTGGTACTTTTAAGGCAGCAAATAATTTATCTCTTAAATATTCAACATCAGCAATCCCATCCCATTGTAACCCGTTTGCACTTTCAATTTTAGTACTTGAATCATTACCTCTAACAGGAATATAATAATCTTCTAAAAGGTTTTGCATGTTGTATCTTAAGTTATACTCTCCAGTTTTCTCATCTACGTGAGGAGTACGTTTAAGTTTACTTAATGTTTTTTCCATAAAGGCATCTACCTCATTTGGAGGAATTGACCCAACATTCATATAAAAGATACGTTTTTCAGGTGCACGAACAATTCTATGAATTAACATAGCATCTTCCATTAAAACATACTGTTTAAATAATTTACGAGCAGGCTCTATATATGATCTACCATAAGGTAAAAAGTTCATATCTGTTAATAGACGAAAATGAGCCATTTCATAGTTGTCAAATATAATAGAGCGGGAATTATTAACTCCCGCATTTGGTACACTCATCATACCATAATCTGATGCTGATACTCCTTCTGGGTCAAATCTAAATTTAACTTCAGTTGGGTTTTCACCATCTCCCTCCATTCTTTCAATATGGAAAGCAGTATAAGGTATTACATTATATACTCCATACTTTTCAGCTATTTCTAATTTTAAGAAAAAATCTCCATATTTAGCTAAATTTCTAACCCAAGGCCAAAGATTAAATTCAATATTTAAAACATCATAAAATAAATTATATAATATTTTTTGGATGTCTTCATCAGAAGATTTAATTTGTAGCACTTCACCCATATCATTTTTAAGGGTAGACTCATCAGCTATAATATCTAAAGCAGATGCAACAATAGCATCTGTATCCATTGCATCATATTCTGAGTATAGCATAGGTCTTAAATACTGGTAGTTAAAACCAGCTTGTTGACCATATAGTGATGTTGAAGAATTTGAATAGATTCTATTAAATCTATCTACTAGTGTGTTTGTTTCAATTTCTCCACTTTGCTGGATTTTGTTAACATCGAAAACTTTAAGTTGGCTGCCCCCTACATTACGAATTATTACGTCTGTAGAAAATAACCTTCTTAATCTTGGGAATAAACCTGTATCTGCCATTTTATTTATTTATAAATATTATAATAACCATCCTATATCATGAGACTTACCATTTATTTTCATCTCATATGGATTTTCAATTGAATTGTTTGCTGAATGTCCTCCACTATATGTTACTTTATTAGATTTTACACTACCTAATGTTGCCCTTGTCATATCTAAACTCTGCTGTTGGAATTTTAATGATGTGTCTCGTAGAAACATACCAATCCCAAATGACATAACCAAGTCATCGTTATAACCAGTTTGAGCTTCTGGTCTTCCGTTTTTCCAGATAAATACCTTCATTTCTTCTATTAAACGTTTTGACCTAATTACCACAGATTTATCTCCTACAAATTCTCTAAATTTATTAATACAAAGAGGTCTTGTTCTCATTGACATTGTAAACCCAGGTACCATCTCTGAATTTCCTTCAAATACTCTTAAAAATGACTCAGCCGTTAAGGCATCGGATTTGGGGGATTGGTATAAATTTTTATATCCTCTTTCTTGTATCGCATCTAAGGTTGCCCACCCTATATTAGCATTTTCTACTACTAACATAGCATTATTATATTCTGTAGATAAACCTGTTAAAAAATATCCAAATTCTTTAGGGGGCATTTGTCCTTTATATTCTGCTACTTGTGTATTTGTAGCTATATCCATTACATGGCAGGCTGAATAATCTTTACCATCACCCCGTGCAACATCTGCTACAACCATATATTCTCTAGAATAATCAGCAGATTCCCAAACCCATAAATTTTGGTCTACTCCTCTTCTTTCCATAGGCTCTTTAATAGTAGTTTCATTTAAAAACTCAATCCATTCATTGTAAAATACAATATCACCTGATGTACTAAAATCACAATCACACTCTTGAGCTGCCATTCTAGGATCTCCTAATAATTCATTTTGGTTATCTCTCCACTCCTGGTTTCTTTCAGGGTGGACAAACCAAGGTAATTTAATAGGTATAAATTGATTTTCATTAGCTTCTGCATTAACCCAAGTTTTATGGAACCAATTTCCGGTACCATAGGGAGTACTTAATACTATAGCACCCCCACCAGTTGCTAGTGTTTGTTGAGCTGATGCCCAAATCTCACCAATATTATCAATAAAGGCTGCTTCATCTATTAATAGTAAAGATACTGCTTCTGATCTACCAGCATCACTACTAGCTGATGTTGCCTTAATTATAGATCCATTATTTAATCTAAGTGATAGTTTGTTATTTTCTTCTGCTTTTATAGATAACCATGATGGTAAATTGTCATACATGAATTTTACCTTAGTAACCATGTTACGCGCTGTTTCTTGTTTAGTCGCTATACATAACACGTTTTTATCCTTATGAAACAACATTAACCATAAAGAATAACCGGCTGATAGGGTTGATATTCCTAATTGTCTTGACTTTAATATTATTGAATAAGGATTATCTCTAACTAAATGTAAAGTTTTTTCTTGAAAAGGATATAAATTAAACTGGATTCTACCTCTTTGAGGGTGTTGAATAAAACAGTATTTTTTCATAAAATGAGCTGGGTCTTGAGCACATTTCATATATTCTTGTCTTATTATTTTTTTTAAATCTTCAGCCATTTATTTTTTACCTATTTTCATATAATAACTACCTGATATAATAGGTTCAAAGTTTTCATTAACACCTATCCCTAAACCATATATGTTTTTTCTTTTTGATTTGTATAATATTCCCCCACCTAAATAATTAATTTGTGATGATCTACCTGCTATATTTAAACCCCAATAAAATTCTCTATTATTTAAATAAATCTCTTGAGTTAGTGTTTTTGTAGGGATTAGTATATCTGATTTTATTTGTCTTGAAAATATTCTATTTTGGGAAATTGTATCTGTTACAGTTACAACCCCTAAAGAATCCAATACAATTTTATCTACATAAACATTTTTGGCATAGTATTCTTTTAATACTTCTAATGTATCTATAGGAGTATTTATTATAATAGTATCATTTTCATATACTGTTACTATTTTTTCTACCCATTTAGGTACATATTCTATCTTGTTAATAGTAATAGTATCCCATTTAGTTTCAACCTTTGTTATAATCGTAGGTTCAATAATAGTTGGATCAGAAGTACAACTCCTTTGTAATAAAAGGAGTACAACTAAAACTACAATAAGTAGAAATTGGATATTTTTAAAGAAGACCTTCAAGTTCTTTTTTAATTTTAGTTAATTCTCTTAGACGATCCGTAAGTTTTTGTTTTTCAGAACCTTCAGCATTTTTCCACTTTTTTACTACTTTTTTCATTTCAGCAGATGTTTGTTGAAGTTTTGATGCTAATTTAGATACTGAGTCTCCTTTTTTAGCTCCTTTTATAGCTTTCTTATCCATTACATCCTCATCATCTTCATCTTCTTCTTTCATAAGGTCTTGAGTTTTTTCTAATTCCTTATTTAGGTCAGCCTGTGCATCGGCTTTAGCACTAATTTCATCTGCAGATTCTGCTTCTAATAGTTCAAGGATTTCTTCTTTAATTGATGCTTTTAATTCTGATTTCTTCATTAGAGTATTTTTGTTATAAATATCACAAAGAAATTGACTGTTTAACTAACTTTATACGTTCCTCTGTTGAACCTTTTATTTCAATTAAGTTTTTTATCTTATGTCTGTACTTAATAATTAAAAGCTGTATGTTTTGGTCAATTAATTTTCTATATTCAGCATTAGTTTCTCTAACACCATTATTTTCTATATCAACACCTTCAGGTGAAACATAAAATATATAATCATATTCATCTAACATATTACTAGCAAATGAGCAAAAATCATCTGCTTCCATGTAATTCATAGACTTAGAACATTTAGCAAACGCCATCACATCAATAATAGTTCTATCTGTTATAATATTATTTTGCATTAGTTCACTAGCTCTTTCAGCTAAAAATACAGACTGGCCTTTTACGGTACTATCTGTGTTTAATGGGATTCCCATTTCCATAAGATATTTAGAACGTTCTGTTCTAAATTTATAATTTTTTAATTCTGGTAGTTCAGATAAAGCATTAACTAAAGTTGTTTTACCTACTGACATTGTTCCACAAAAACCTATTTTCATAACTTATTTATTTTATTTCCAAATATAAATAAAACTTTGATGATATCCAACTTCAACAAAGTGATTATTATATCCTTTTGATATTATTGATTTTACAAATTCTAATCTTTTTTTATCTCTATCTTCTGGTGAAATTGTAGTATCCTCATGATATTCAATAAAAATTTTTGAAATTTTATCATATATAGCTTTTGGAATTTGGGGTAAAATTTTAATTTCATGTCCCTCAATATCAACTTTCATATAATCAATATGTGTAATTTTATTAGAATACATAAAATTTTCTAAAGTAATACAAGGACGTGAAACATTATCCCACCAATCAGGCCATTTGGGTATGTCTATTTCTCCATCATAGTCTGCAATTGCTAAATTAAAATTCTCCCATTTATCTGATTTATTCATTTCTAATGCCTCGTATACTCCTGGGTCAGGTTCAATGCAATATAATTTAGAGGCCCCTGATAATTCTGCTCTTAAAGCTGATAGTCCTATATTTGCTCCTAAATCTAAATAAACATCACCGGGTTGAACACCAGGTCCATATTTATTTAACTCATCATGGATTAAATTCCCCCAAGCCATAGCACCTTCCCAGCCATAATTAATACCTACATCTTGATGTCCTTTACTAACATCCCAGCTTGACATATCTATTAATTTTCCATCTTTTGTATAAAATTGTTTACCGTTTCTTATCATTATATACTATATCTTTCTGTGCCCAACATTATTTTTAATACGTTTTCGGGGATTGCTGATTCTACATAGGGATCTAACTTAGCTATTGCTTGAGTAACATCTTGTGCTATAATCGGCACTGTTTTAATTGTTCCTCTATCAACATATCTACACTCATATAATAAATTATCTTTTATTTTAGATAAACCCAATAATTTTATTTCTAATATCGCTGTATTTATGTTTATTTCCTGTAAAGAAGCTGCTAATTCTTGGTCTTCCTGTTTATATTTTTTTCTAATACTCATAATTAAAATGGTAAGTTTTTTGGATCTAACTGTGAAGATCCCATTCCTATTCTATAACTATCACTATCAAAGTGCTGTGTTGATACTTCAAATATACAACTTCCTTCTTCGAGAGCCAACATTTGGTGAGGCTGTCCTGGCATTAAATGTATACAATCTCCTTCTGTTACTTCAATTGATTTATACTCAGCATCCTCAGTATCAATATATTTGTACAAAAATTTTCCTTTAGAGATGTACCATGCTTCATCTTTTAATAAATGATAATGCATTGAAAATGATTTATCCTTTTTAAATACTAATAACTTACCGCAATAGAATTCATTATTAATTATCCATAACTCATGACCCCATGCTTTTTCATGAATTTCTCCTTTATAAGGCATTGCTTCTAATGTGTGGTCTCTCATATTAATGTCTTGATGTTCCCTTCCCAGCTGATGTTTTGTACCAAGGTAAACCTTCTCTTTCCTTCATTATATCCTTAAACTCTTCCTCAGAATATTCAATCCCACTTAAAAAGTATCCCCTTTTAAACTCTGATTGTTTATTGATAGGTACTATTGCTGGTGAATCGTATCTGTGATGTTTAAAATGTTCTTCACCTTCTAATCTAATTAAATAATGTCTAGCTCCTTTATATTTAATTACTTTTTCTTCATAAAATTTACTGCTCATAATTTTTATTTATTTAATTTATTAGTATTTTTTTTAGGCATTGTTAATCCTCCTATAGTATGTATTTTATTATCTTCTTCAGACCAAGGTCCAGGTTTATCAGCCCATTCTAAAAAATCATTTATTTCTTTTTGGTCATTTACAATTTGTTCTGCTACTAATGTCCCTTGAGCACCTGATACTGTAATGCCTCTTGCACTTAAAGCATCACCTACAAAATGTACATTAGGGTATGTAGTTAAACTTAAATCATTATAGTTAACTAATGGTTCAGGTGACAAATATTTTACTTCAGGTACATAAATACCCCAATCATCTTTAAGTGTTGGGAATACTTTTTTCATATCTTCAATAAAATCTTCTATGTAATCATAATAACCTTGAAATGCATCTTTAACTTGATCTAATGATTTAATAGGCATAGCATCAACTTTTATACCTTCACTTGTCATTCCTGCTTCACGAGTAGGTGAATAATATAAACCTGTATGAGTCTTACGAGCAAATCTACCTTGGCCTTTACTATTATCAAACCAAGTTTCATTTACAGCTTTAACTAATTCTCTTGACCAGGTAAAAGGTTCATCAATACCTTGAATTTCCATTAATATGCCAAAATTGGTCATATTGTTTCTATGTTCTTCTCCTTTTTTAGCGTGTCCATTGTAGCTAACATCCCCATACGTTTGCTCAACGGCAACATAAGCTGCGTTGTTGTTAGTACAGAATGAACGTAATGATACTCCTTTGTCTTCGAATTTACGATACAATTTGAAATCATAGCTTACATCAATAAGTTTTTGAAAGTGTTTTTGTGGTGCTTCAAATCGGACACCAATTTGTACTGGTTTTGGTTCAGTTGGTAGTTCATATTTTTCAGCTAATTGTTTACCAAAGTCAATACCTGATTTACCTACACCAAATATTAGACGGTCATATTCAAATGTATGTGTTAGATCAGATTGTAGTACTATTACAGTTCCTGTTTGGTTTTCAAAATCAATTGAAGTTACCTTAGCTTCCCATTCAAATTTAACACCTTTAGATACTAGATAATCATACCAATTTTTTCCAATTTCGTGTAGGTAATCTGTACCAACGTGCCATACAGGGAATAAACGTAAACCAAAATAGGGTTTAATAAAATCTGGTTCTGCAATTGGATTTGAACATTGTACTTCCTCTGGTTTGGGGTGGAAACGTTTAAAATTATCTATCACCTGATCAAATAATTCCATTGCTTTTTCTTCCCCACAATATTTAGATAATTGTCCTCCAATTGAAGTATGGTAAGTTAATTTACCATCAGACCAACCTCCTGCACCTAAAAATCCTGTCATTACTTCTTCATAGGGTCTTAAATAAGGGTCTTTACCCATATCAATAATGGTAATTTTACCATTATAACCTTCATCTACTAGCTTAGTAGCAGCATTTACATTTGCTACCCCGGCTCCAACCATTACTATGTTTTTATTCATCTAGACTTAAATTTTATTTGTTATTAATATACGAAAAAAAAATGTGACCTCCAAATGGAGGCCACAGATCTCTAAATTTATTTTTATATAATCGCTCGGCTATGAATCGAGCTGTAAGTTTATTGTATTATGGTTGGGGTTCTGTTGCAAATGCTAGTGCATCATTTTTTAAAATTCCATACCCTGATAGTAATAAAACACCAGCAGCTAATTCATCGGAAGTTGAAGGAACTACAGTTCCTATACTTCCCGCTCCACCAACTTCTCCAATTTTTATACCTAATATTTTACTAACAAATTGACCTAAAGTACCGGTAGCAACATCCCAATGTACTCTTCCACCTGCATCGTTTGTATTTAATCCTAAGGGTTCGTTTCCAGCAACTATTACATTATAATGATCTGTACTTGGAATAACTTGTCCTGGAAGTTTTGAAACTGTTAATGGGTTGGCATTTCCTCTAAATCCTATTTGAGCAAAATTATTTGACCAATCAGATGGAGATAAAGTGCCCCCCTGGCTTACATATTCATCAAGGTCAACTGCTCCTATTGCAAATCTACTTTTTCCTACAGGAAAAGTAGTTGGGAGACCATCTGCGGGGCCTTGGAATTGGGAATTAGTACCTGCTTGTATAGGTGCTGATCCACACATTTCATTATCTATATTAAGGCTACCTCCTATAGAAGAATTATTTAGAAAATTTGGTGTGTCTATTACAAAATTTTGTTCTTGGTCTACTGTGTATAGTCCTGAATTATCATTAAAATTACACCAAAGGCCTATCCCCGTGCCAGTTTGAAAGTCTGCTCCATCTACGTACAATCCACTAAATATGTGATATTTCATGTTTTATTATTTTTTATTATAAATATATTATTTTAATTAATAATCATAATCATCATCATAATCATCATAATCTTCTTCTTCATATGTATCGTCTTCAAATTCAGCTTCATAATCAAACATATCACCTACTGTATTAGGGGTGTATTTACCTTGTTTAGCTTCAATATGAGATAAAATATGCTCTAAAGCATCCTCAATAGTTTCTTCATAATTAGTTCCATTTCTAAATATCATATTCATTGCTGATCTTACACCTGTGTTAGCATTAACCAAAAATGAATGAGCTGGTCCTGCTGTTTCAGTACCATATCCTGTATGGTATTCATCTCCATCATTATAATAACGATAAACAATTCTATTAATAGCTCTTAACATTTCACCTTCCATAGTATCTGATTTGCCAGATCCTGCTACTAATTTATCATAAAGAGGTTGATTTCTATCTTCTAAGGCTTTACCTACGAATTCATTTAGTAGCTTACCTTCAGCTAAATATTTTGTTAAATCGAAGTTATTCATTTATTTTAATTTATTTTGTCCTCACGTAAAAAGCTTCCTGGAATGTCATCTTCACCACTGAATGTATCAGGGTGTTTAGATATTAATTCGCTTTCCATAGCTTTTATAAGTTTTACATAATCTTCTTTTTTAGCTTTTTCTACTTTTTCAGCATACTTGTTAAATATAGCAGCACCCACTTTTGAGTCTGGGTGTTTTGCTTCGTCTCTAAGTTTTTGAGCTAATACGTTTTCGTATAAGCGACCTTCAGCTAAATATTTTTTATAATCGAAATTTTCCATTTTATTTAACAATTACAACAAGTACAACTACATGAAGTACCGCACTTACATATTTGACAATCACATTTGTTCATTTTTATATATTTTAAGTTTTAAACTTCCAGTGCCTTTGATTACTCTATGCCACTGATGTCGAGGTATAAATATACGTTCCTGAAGGGAAGATGGAAGGGAATTATCAAGTTGTAAACTCCAATCAGTTTCTCCTATAATTTCAACTACTCTGTCTTCATCATCACGATGCCAAAGTAATTCTATAGGATCAATTGATTCATTAAATTGTCTTAGAATATAATTATCTGTAACTTCTAAGTCAATATATGGTTTACCAGAATCCAGAAAAGCTTGATTTGAGTCCGAGTAATTTTGCATATCTAGGTAATCTACAACTCCAATAACCTGCTTTAGTTCTGTCTTTTTTAGTTGAACATTTGTGTCTTTTTGCAAATGCTGCGCGGGCCTTAGAGTCATTTATTTTTGCTCTTAAACCACCAGATCCAAATCTAACGGTTTTAATCTTTTTAGTTTTAGGATCCTTAACGTATACTTTGTAAGCTTTTCCACCTGAAGATGAACGCATTGGTTTTCCTATTGGTCTATTATCTTTTTTCTTAGCTTTTTTCTTTTTAGCTTCATCTAAACTACCAGCTTGTAATCTAACAAAACCATTATCTTTTAACCATTTAGCTGCTTCTTTAGCATTAGAAGCTTCTCCATCATAATTATCAGTTTGGAAATAATAACCCTCTGGTGTCTTATAAACATCTACCATGCCATCAGGACCATCAAAAATTGCAATATGGTTAGGAGAATTAAATGTTCCTTCATTTATATCAAAATGACTGCTAAGATTATTTTTAAATATATCAAAATCACTTCTATCAAAAGCTAATATTTGACCATTATTTAAATTTCTATAAACACCTGCTCCACCTTGTTCTTGACCTGTGTATCTCCACATCCCACTTGAAATAGATGTATCTTTGTATTTTATATTTTTATTTAAATCAAAATTTGGATATTTAGAATCTGATTCATTTAATTGACTTCTTAAAAGTGATTTCCAATTAACCATTATTTGAGCTACTCCTTTTATAAACTCAGGATTTTTTAAATCACCCTTAAATTTACCAAATAATGCTCTTAAATCTTCTCTAAATTCAGATACTGACCCTGTTGGTTGAAATGGTTCGGAATCTGGGTCCTCTGGGTTTCTATTAAAACCACTATAACTGGTAACTTCATTCATTTCCATATTATCAATTTCATCACGAACCCATTCTTTTTCATTATCACCTAATTGGTCATAATCCATTCCAAATTCCATATTTGCAATGTCATCATATATGTCCATTTGCTCATTTAATTCAATAGGAAAATCTAAAGGCACTTTTTTACCTTCAAACATACCAAAATGACCTAAATTAGTTTCTGTAAGTAAAGCTAAATCATCTTCATTAGTAAATTTTAAAATGCCTCTACTATATAAAGATCTTGCTTCTGCAAATAAATCAAAATAAGCACGTGAACCCGCACGGTATAAATGTTCAGTAAGCGGTTTATCGTTGTCTATATGGTGTTTTAAACCCTCAGACAATATAGCACGCGGTGCTAAATTTTCATTTAACATTAACGTTGATTTATTAGTATCACAAGTATTACATCCGCAGTTACACATATTGTTTTATTTTATTTTTTAACCCCAAATTTTATCAAAATTAATTCTAATTGCACTCTGTTTTACTTCAAAGTCTTTCATTAATTCATCACTATTTTTTAATTCATCAAAATTAATTTGAAAGAATTTAATATCCCCATTGTCTTTTACATTTGCTAAATGGTTACCATCTCCTGGTTTTCTATCTAATTTTGGTTTTAAAAGTTGTATTGCCATCTTTCTCCCCATATCCTGAGGGCTATCTGAATCTTCTAAATTTAATGTATTGTATACTCTATCTACATTAGATTTAATATTTTTAAATAAAGGATATTCATCTACTAAATCACTATTTTTATTTAAAAGGCTTTTAAACTCTTTTACTTTTTCCATAGCAGCCGTAAGTTGAAATCCTCTAAAATTAGTTGGATTTACTGTTTTTGGCAATTCACCTTCACCATCAAAAACACTTACTAGAGCACTAAACCCAAATATAAGTGAAAGTAATGATAAATTTTCTTTATCAGCTCCAAATCTTCCTAAACCGTGTAAACCTTTATCAGTACTCCAAGATTTAACCTCTACTCCCTGATTGTTAAAGTATAAATCCGGGTCATCTTTTTCTCTACCTTCTGTTACTTTAGCACTATTTGAAAAATGATATAACCAATATAATGCAATTTCTCCATTCCCCACACCTAAAGAACCAGCACTACCTATTTCTTTTCCTACTTTTGGGGGTTTAACAGGGTATAGTTTGGTAAATAATTCTTTATCTTCAGAGCTAACTGCTATACTAAATGTAGAATTTTTATAAGGGTATTTACTCTTAGGTTTTGGAATTGGTTTATCTTTGTAATCTTTACCATATATAGCATATCTAATAGTATCATTATATGTTTCAGACCCCCCAGAAGGTTGTGATGTTTTGACATCAATTTCTACTTCTTCTTCTGCTTCTATTACAGTTTTTATTAATTCAAATAACATATCTTTATCTTTAGGATCACCCATATCAGGATATCCTTTAGGAAATTTATATGCTATTTTATGTAAATATTTTGTTATATTATCCATTATATGTCTATATCAACGTTATCATCTACCTCCACATCTACATCTTCTCCACCACCTTCAACAGCATCAGTGTCAGCCTTTACACCATATCTTAAAATACGTGCAATAGCTTCTGTTGCTCTTTCTTCTTCTGGTAGATTTAATAAGTAATATCTTTTACCTTCTACTTGAGCTACCCAACTTGTTCTTGAGTATGTTAAATAAAAAGCTTGATCATTTTTTAAATTTATTCTAAAAGTTGATGGTTTTGGGGCAACCCAATCAATTGATGATAAAAAAGAATCAAATTCATGAGTTAACAAGTCAACAATAATAGCTTTTAACTCTGGGAATTTTGTTAATTCATCATATTCCACAGCAGCTGCTTCTGCTTGTTTCTTGTTACCAACAACAGTTGGGACAAGTAATCTTATCTTTTCCCTTAATTCTGCTGATGTCATGTTATTTTTGTTTTGCTGTTGGGCCTTTACCTCCGCCTTTTGCTTTATATGATGCTACTGCACCTGCAATTGCTTTAGCTGCCTTACTAGATTTACCTTGTTTTTTAATTTTATTAACTAAAGTATCGTATGATTCATCAATAGAAAAACCACTCATATATTTTTTACCTTTTTGAGTTTCAATAGCTTTAGTTAATTTTCTAGTATAATAACTTACCATTTCATCATCACCATCAAAATCAGGTGCACCCGCTGCTGCCATAGCTGCTAAAACACCTCTTACAGGTGAAGATACACCCCCTTCATACCCACTTTGCTTATTAGCAAATGCAGCTATTTTTTCTCCCTGTGCCATTAGACCTTTTAAGTCTTCATCTATTTTACCATCTTGGTCTTCATCTTTAGCATCGATTTTTTTATCCCAAAATCCTTTAGGTAAACCTTCTTTTAACTCTTTAGCTAATTTTTCTGCTATTGAACTATGTTTAGAAGTAGATTCATTTACGGCTGCATCTGGATAATATTCTGCAGGTCCTATTTTTAATTTACTTTTATCAGTAACACCTGTGTCAAACCAAGATTTAATAGCATCATCAACATTTCTACCACCTAAGAAAAAGCTTAGTAAACTTTCTAAACCTTTAGGTCCTTCTGCTACCCAAGCATCAAATTCTTCTTCATTGTCCCACTCAAATTTATCATCAGATGTAAATTGATATACTGGTTTGTTTTGTAAATTAGACATTGCAAATGCCATTCCACTACCTTCATGATTACCATAATGAGATTCTTTAAGTGATACAACATCTTTAGATGGTGTTTCCTTATATTTAAAATAAATAGTATATCTCTTTTTATTATTATTATAATCTGTTAAATATACTGTTTTTTTAGCAAATGCTTTTCCGTTGTAGGCGCGGCGCCATTTATTCATATTCATTGCTTCTTCTATTGGTTTTTTACTTTCCTCAAATGCTCCTGATGCATATTCTCTTCCTACTGATGCATCACCTAATTCGTTTGGTGTGTATAATGACGCTTGAAATCCTGTATCACCATCTGTGCCTAGTTGGCCTATTTCTTCATCTACTACGTCTGTAGCTACATCAACTACGGCATCAATTTTAGGTTCTTTAAGTTCAAATTCAAGATAATGTTTAGCTCCTGATATATTATTTTTAGCTGTTGTGATTTTTGATTGCCACCAAGCAGGGAAATCAATTTCTCCCATACCTTCTAAATCATCCATCATTTTATATAATTCCATAGCATAACTACCAATATGGTAAAGCTCTGCTTTAAGCATTCCAGGTTCATTATCTTCATGACCTAAATCAATATCTTCTTTTACTTTATATAAAAGTTTATGACCATCAAGTTCTAATTTACCACTTTGATGAAGTTTATCCATATCATCTTGAGATAAATCTAATGTTGTTCCTGGTGCTTCATTTATTTCTTCAGCTTCACTATCGGCTATATCTTTTAAATAACTAAGTACTCTTCCAAATTTTTGATTTTTAGAATAATCTTTTTGTTCTTTATCTTGTATAGAATTAAAAATCCCAAGCATTGCTTTTGCAAATCCTTGGGGGTCCTTAATTTCATTAGCAAATTTCTGGATAATTGATGTAGGTAATTCTACTTCATTCATTTTACCTTTATTTTTTAAATCATCATAGGCTTTACTAATGTTACCACCATATAGTCTACCAACAATTTGCTTACCTAATGCTTCTAATTCACTATTATTTAATGAGTGTGGTCTACCAAAACCTTCTAAATAAAATTGACCTATATCTTCATAATCATAAGTAAAATCTTTTCCCAACGGAATTGATGAGTCTAATTCTTTTATGTTTTTTTCAATAGCAGCCCCCCTAGTTTTTTCATAATCTGATAGCTTTCCATCCTTATTTAAATCTGCTTTTGATGGGTTTTTTAATGCATCTTTAATCAACTCTGTTAAATTAGGATCTCTCATTTCTTTTGTTTGTTTTTTAGCCATATTAGTTGCACGTCCATACATAACTGCCTCAGCATCTTTACCATATTTTTTAACAAGGTCACGTTTGTTACCTTTCATATTCATGATAATATCTTCCCTCTTTTTGAGTTCTGCTTTTGACAGTTTACGCTCGTTCATTCCTATTTATGGTTTCTTTTGAAATCAGCAGATAAGTTTTTAATTTTATTGGCAGCAGATCTACATCTACCCTTTGCGGCAGCACTTGTTTTTTCTAATTCTGCTTCAATTAATAATACTTGTTCTTTAATTCCTTCTAATAATTCTTTTGTGTCCATTTTTATAAATTTTATTTGTTAATAACTGTTTTTATTTATTTTTCTAATCCTGCTAATTTAGCAAATCTTTGAATTGACTCATCTAATGCAAATCCAATCTCAGCATCTTCAGCTGGGTTGTCTTTTGTTACATTAACTATACTATCAGAATCAACTTCATCACCACCCGAACCTACGAATCTTTCAGGATCCATTCCTTGTTCTTCATTAGTAGCTACAACGTGTGCTCTAGTATAATAAGTAATTGTATTTCCTATTTGGTCTAATAGTTTTTCATCTCCTAAACCTTTAGCTTCTTCTTGTGCCTTAGTTAAAAGACCTAATATAGCTGCTACATCAGAATCTTCACCTGCTAATTCTGAATCAACTTCAATTTCTGATTTGGATGATTCATCATCAATGTTAACATCATCTTCAATATCTACATCAATATCTTCATTATCTTCAACATCAATATCTTCATTATCTTCAACATCAACATCCTCAGCTTCATTAACATCTTTTTTAAAGTCTTTCTTTAATTTAGCTAATTTTTCTTCGTTATCTTTAATGTCTTTTTCAAGATTTTTAATGTGATCTCTATCATCACGAATGGCACCTTCCATTCGTTTTTGTTCTTCGCTGTTTCCTTTTTTAGAGTCATCAGCTTCAGCTAAAAACTGACTTTTGATGATTTCTTTTAATTCCGATTTTTTCATTATATTTGTATTTTTCTGTTGATTAATTTTATTATAAATATGTAAAAATTATTTCTCATACGTTCCTTTTCGATATTTTGCGGACTTTGTATTTTTTACAAATTGTTTTCCTTTTTTACTACCCCTAACTTTCTTAGCAACTGTAGATTTTCTTTCTGATTTTGACAAAGATTGAGCTTTTTTCTTAGGTAAACATCTGGTAGTGGCCTTTCCTTTTTTCATAGTACCACAATCACCTGCAATATTACCTGATGTGTTAATTCTTACCCAATTTTCTTTTTTAAACCAATCACGTAAGGATTCTTTAACTATTTCATATACTCTTTCTTCTGTTATCATGTTACTGCTCCTGCTATATCTTTAATTAGTGTAGTTAAATCTTTACCTTTTAAAGCTGCCTTTAAACCACTAATGGTTCCTGATGCTATATTACCTTTTGATAAACTTTGTACTGCTCCACTACCGGCTTTAACACCTAAACTTAAAATTAATAAAGCATATAAACCATCAGTTACCAATTTTATTGTTTTTGGATCTTTAGAAAATAATGAAACTACACGTTTAATGGGTCCCTTAAAATCTTGTTCTAATTTATGAGTAAAATCATAGATTTTTTTAGCTGCTTCTTCACCTTTACCAAAATTATATTTTTTAAATATTTTACCTGAGAATTTAGCTATAATGTTGATTAATGTTGTGCTAGCTAATACTGTAGATAAAATTGTTATAGGATCAACTATTTCTTTTAATTCATCTTTTTTATCTTCTAAGGTATCTTTTATTTCATCAGCTAAAGCATCACCTAAACTATCTATTTCATTTTCATAGATAGGTTTAGAAAAAAATTCTTGTATTATTTTTAAATCTTTCATACTACCCTTTCATTTGACCTTTACATACTTTAACAGCACGACCATTCAAGTAAGCAGATGATTTCTCACCAGCTGCCATTCTTTTCTTTCTATATGCTTTACCTTTAGCACAAAGTTCTTCAGTTAGATTTTTTCCTAATTCAGTAGTTTCTTTAATATCTTTAATTGCTTCTTTTAAACTACCTAACTGTTCAATTGCTCTAGTAAGATCTCGTTTTGCTTCATCTTCACTAACACCTCTATACTTAGCTATACTTTTAATAGCACGTAAGGCAATTCTTTTTTCTTCTGTTGAAGCACTTTCATCTATTGATTCTTTAGTATTTATTCTATCTTCAGAATCTACGGCATAGCTACCATCGTCTTGTTCTAATTCTCTACTATCTACGATTAAAGTATTCCAATCTATCTCCCCTGTGTCGTCATCCCTATCTACTATAAATAGCCATTTATCATCATTTGATATTGCCATTAAATCATCATCACCTTTAGATTCTTGTTTAAATTTTAAATTTGTAAGTGTTTTATTACCATGATGGTTAGTTCCTCTCCATCTAATAGTAACATTATCAAGATCACTTATGTTATCAATTATTACTTCTTTATCTTCTGTTTTTCCAGGTGCTGTGTTTATAGCAGTTCTAGTTTTATATGAATTTTTTCCTATTTTTTTACCTTCAGCTATTGCTTGGTCATAAGTCATTTCTTTTCTACCTGATAGTTTAGCAATTGCATTATCTATACGGTTTAGTTTACTACCATATTCATCAGCAATTGGTCCACCTTCTGGTTCAGCTTCTTGCTCCATATCACGCATTAATTGATCTCTTTCTTTCTTAAGAAATCTAAGTTTAGTATCATTATTATTACCACCACGAGCTTTTTTAACAGCATCACCATATTCTTTACCGAAATCTGATTTAGGTTGGGATAGTATTTTATCAGTTCTATCTTTAGCAGCTCTTATTTTTACGAGTACTGGGTCATTTATATCCATTTCGTTAACTGATTTGTATAGTGAAAGTAGTCTTTTAAGTTCTTTCTGTACTAACATTTCTGTTTCAGAAGTTAAAGGTTCACCATTAGCTTCACCACTATCTAATATTTCTTCTGCATCTTTGATTTGTTTTTTGATGCCTGCTTTACTCATCCCTTCGTTGATTGGAAAATCTGCTACATTAAATTGAAATTTTATTTTTGGGTACCATGCTCTATCTCCATCATATTCCATTTCATACCAATTAGATTCTGATTCTATTTCAAATCCTTTAGATTCTACCCACTTTAATGCTTTATTCCAATCATTAGGATCAAGTTCTTCTCTAACACTAAATGTTATAGAACCAAAGCCTTTGCCTTTTAATGGGTCTGAATCTGGTCTGTCACCACTATACATTTGTAATGAAATGTTAGGGTTATAATCATTAAATTGAGAATCTAATTCTTTTCCTAATTCTATTTCTCGAGATCTATATTCCCCATATTCGTCTATTTGACCTTCATTAAGATAGCGGTTTCTATTCCACTTAGTGATATTAAAATTATCCATTGATTTTTAGTTATAAATATATAAAAATATGTTACTTTTTAAGATTATTTAAATGTTCGATAGTTTTATTTAATCCTTCTAATACTTTTGATTTATTAGGAGCCCCTACCCAACTTTCAACATCGCCCTGTTCTGTAATAAAACCTTTATTAGATAATACTAACTCAGCTTCTATATAAGCTTTAAATTCATTAACAAAATTATCTATTTCTGAGTTGATGATTTTAGACTCATAAGCTTCATATAAACCTGCTACTCTTAAATGATGTTCAAACTCAACAACACAATTAAAACATTTTTTATGTATATTGTAGTAGGGTTTATCTAAATCTGTATGCATTTTAGACCCACAATTAGGGCAAAAAATAGGCATTATGTGTGCTTTTTTTGCTTTATCTAATTTGGTAATATTTTGTTTAATACCTTCTTTAATAGTCCACATCCTACCATCTACTTCCCAAACATCACCTTCTTTATAATCTTTATCATGTTTAGCATAACCCACACTCTGACCTACTTTTTCACCGTGTTTTCCTTGGATAAGGTTACGCATTCTATTTACATCTCTTTCAGTAAATTGTTTATTTAGACCTTGTACTTTACTCATAAAACTAATTTATTTAATTCTTTAATAATAACTTGTACACCTTCTTTTGATAAATTACCCCCACTATATAATTGTTTAAGATAATTTGATAATTGTTCTACATCTACCTGTTTTGGTGGGTCTCCAATAAAGGGTTTTGGAGTATTATTACTTCTTAATCTTGGTGATCCCCCCTTATATCCCCCAGCTAGTGTATTTAATTTACTCATAATCCTAATGCTTTAAGTTGGTTAATAGTGTCAGCTGCTGATGTGTGTAATATGCCTATTCCACCTGCTTCTTTCCATTGTTCTATATTTGATTCTCTATCATCAATTAATATATGATTAGGTTCAGCATAATTTTTCTTATTATAAGCTTGTGCTAAAGTTAATTTAATGCCCGGCATATTATTTCTAACCCATAATCTTTTACCTAATCTTGATGTTTCAGATCTAGATGGAGAAGATAATAACTCTACATCGTAATCTTTAATATAATCCCAATACTGTTTAGCATCTTCCATCCAAGGCATTCCTACCCAAAATCCAACTTTACCTTCACCATCAATTAATTTCCAAAAACCATCTTTACCAAATTTCTTTTCATACTCTCTAGGTGGTATTCCTTTTGAGTATTTTTCGAATGATTTGTCAAAATCTGTTAACACACCATCCATGTCTGAGTATATTTTATATTCCATAGGGGGTGAAGATACGACCTCTTCTTCGGGTATCAAAACTCCTTCGGCTATTTCTCTAGCAAATTGGTTTAAACCAAAGGGATCTTTGCCTAATTTGTCATCAAAACCATGTTTATGTTTATAAGGTTTTACTTCATTTATAGGCTTATTATTGTTCCCACATTTATGACATATAAATAAATCATCTCCACCATCTGCTATTTTCCAACTCCAACCACACTTATCACATTCAATTTTGTTACCTACAACAACCTCATTTAAACTATCAGTCCAATTTCTAAATGTCATTGTGCCTTTTAAATTAGCTTCTGCTTCAATATCATTTAACTCATCATCTTCTTGAGTGTTTGTTGTAGTAATATTACCTAATCTATCTTCTAAATTTTGAATGTGGTGAATCATTTCATGAGTGTAACTACGCGCTATATCTTTAGGATGTCTACCTTCAGTATATAATACTATAGTTTGTGTGTTTGGGTCATAATACGCTGTCTTACCAAGAAATTCGCGTGCATTTTCACTATCACCATTAACAAATTCTAAACTAGGTAAAGGTTCTATGTTCATGCCTTTATCTAACATATGTTGAGTTAGTTGAGCTAATTTTTCAATAAGATTAATATCTTTAGTATATGAAGCGTTTTCATTAAGGGCAATAACAGGAGTTGAGGTTTTGAAATCTTTTTTACGCATTACTGTTTTGGCATACATTTCAATATCATCATCAGTTACATTTATAGCAAATGGTATATTAATATTATTATTAAAATCCTTAACAACAGCATTAAAATCATCGTCTATTTTGGATAAAGGTTTACCGTGTTTTCTATGTAAACGTTTAAACATCCCTACTAATTCTGGTACTGATATAGGTTTAATATTTCTTTCATCATTTACCCTATCTAAGAAATGTTTTGTAAACTCAATATCAATTCCTAATTTATTAAATAAACTATCAGCATATTTTTCAATTGAATCTAATTGGGGTTTGGTAATTTCTTCTTTAATTACTGGTCTTAAGATATTAAATACTTCTTCTTTTTCACTATCATCTAACTCATCAGGTAGAAATGGTGATAATTCATCAGTTGACATTTTTGCTGCTTTTCTAGCATTAGTTCCACTCATACCTTTATCTTGTGTAAATTGTACTTTTACTTTCATATTAGGATAAGCGGATTCTATGTTTTTAGTTCTATTTTCAATATCTTCTAAATCATCATCTCTTCCTTCTCTTCCTCCTATAATAAAATAAACTTCATCCTCAGGGTTATTTTTTCCTAAACGAACAATATCACCAATTGGTGATTTTGCAGGTTCAATTCTGACTTTCATAGGGAGATATTTTTTAAATATATCCCAAATTAAAATAGCTTCAGCTTGACTTACCCCATTTCTTTCCTTACTCCCAACATAAATAATAAATTCATCTATTTCAGGAAGAGATTCTAAAGCTTTTTTAACTACTTCTAAATGTCCTTTAGTGGGTGGTTTAAAACCACCACCATATGCTGCTATTACCTTACTCATGAATTTAAGAATTTACCTATTCGCATCTGTGCTTCTTCTTTAGACATTGTATATTCAATTACATCATATACAAAATCATCATCTAGCATAATTTGAATCTCTTCTTTATCTTTAGCCTTTCTAGCGTCTGATTTAGCTTGTTCTTTTGGTGTTTTTGGTTTTGTTCCTTCAGGTTTAAATGGAGTAAGATATTTTTTTATTATTTTATCTATATTTTGCATTCTATTATCTAATGTATTGGCTACAGCTACAAAATTATTACCAAATAATTCAGCATATTTAGGTAAATTATCTGTTACACTTTTCCATGTACGCATTACAATAGCAGGTGCTAAACTTCTATCTTTACCTTCTGATTTTTCATATCTGTCTTGGTTTTGAGATAGTGAGCGTTCTAAATCAGTATAAACATAAAGCATAAATACTTTGTATCCTGCTTCTTCTAATTCATTTTTTAATTTAGCAGTTTGATTATATGAAGCTCCTGTTCCATCTAAAATAAAAGATTCTTTGCCTTCTATAGTAGCTTCTACATCTCCTTTAAATTGTTTATTTGCAGCAGCCATTTGTTTAGCTTGCTCACTTCTTTCTTCAGGAGTAGCATTTTTTAAATCTAATGTTACATTAGCTTTTTGTAATAGGGGGACATAAATATCATCTACATTTAGTATTTTTATACCACCTAAATCTAAACCTCTTAAAATGTATCCTTTACCAGCTCCTGGTGCTCCTGCTAATATAATGGCCTTTGGCTCTGCTATAGCTTCTTTTAATAATTTAATTAGTGAAATCATAAATTGAATATTTTATTATAAATATCACAATTTTCTTTTAGCTTGCGTTCTAAATTCGGTGAATATTGGCTTATGTTTAGGATTTTCTAAATCAAATAATTGTTTTACAGTATTAAATATATTAATATTTTCATCTTGTGAACGTTTTGATTCATACATTTCCCATCCTTTACCCTGCATTGATCCTTCTTTAGGACCTCTTTTAGAGGATTTTAACCATAAAACCCCATATCTATCTGCTTTTTTACCAAAACATTCTTCATAACATTTACCATAAATTGCGGTTTGAAGATCATATGTAGTTTGTAAGTGGTTAGAAGTTTTAAAATCAATAATCCATAACTCACCATCAATTTCACAAACCATATCACAAGTACCTGCTACTTTGATTTCATCTGAAAATAAATGAACTTCAGTTTCAATTAGTGTTGGGTTGTATGTTTCCCACCAATCTACAAATCTTAAAAACATTTGCCATACTAAGGTGTCATACATTGGGATTCCGTTTTGTAAAAAGTTTAACTCTTTACCATTAAGATAATCCTCACACATTTCATGTACTTGAGTACCTTCTTCACCTGCTTTTCTTACAATCCAATCAGCACTGTATCCTACTTTTTTTAACCAATCTTGAAAATGTTTACCTTTTGGATAACAACTTAAAACATAAGTAATTGATGGGTAATAATCACCATTTCTTTGATAATACCTTGAATCTGGGAGTGTAATTTGTTTAGCATCTTCCGAAATTTCTAAAATCCTATTATAGGACTTTTTAATTGTTTTTTTACTCATACTAGAGATAATTTTTTTTCCATTAAGGCGTATTGTGTTAGAGGAATGGATTTTTGTATTAGGTTAGTAAAATGGGTAAATCCCATTTCGCTAGGGTCTTTCCCTTCAAGTTCAACTAGATGAACTTCCTTGCCTTCATTAATAAATTTTTCTGCAAATTTTAAAGATTTTTTTAATGCGTCATTATCTAATGCTATGTATATTTTTTCAACTGTTGATGTTACAATCCGTTTCATTAGGTTTTGTTGTATATTGTTGCCTAATAACGGTATTGCATTTCTTTTAATGGCTATGGCGTCAAATGGTCCTTCGCACAATATTAACGGTAATTTCCAATTTATAAACAATTCAAATGGGATGACATCACGTGAGGTTTCAGGATTACGATATTTAATATATGGTTCTTTTTCAAAAGATCTACCTGTAAAATAATTTAAATTTCCAGATTCATCATAAGAAGGTATTATAACCATTTTTGAGTATCTTCCTGATGTGCAATATCCTATGTTATATTTTTCAATATCATCTTTAGTAATACCTCTGCTTTTTAAATAGTAAGCAGCTTGTCTACCCTCAATGTCTGATGATGTTATATCTTTAAATGATTTATATTCTTCAGGAAGTTTTAGTAAGGTTGTATTTATTACAGTTTTACGTTCCTTTTCATTTCCTATTAACTTATATAATTCTGTAAATTTTTCAGGGGATGCTTTAACTTGTTTGAATAAAGACGTGATTTTAGTTCCTTTTTTATTACAAACCCAACAATGCCAAGGATTATATCCTTTTTTATTTTCAGAAAAATTAATCTCTAATTTTGGTTTATGGTGGTTGCAATACGGACAGTTATGGGCTTGGTTGCCTCTAGCTGTTCGTTTACCCGCACCTATAACGGAATTTACTAAACTTACTAATAGTTCATTAATCATGGAGTATAATATACGAAACTAAATTTAGATATCAACGGTTAGTTAAAATCTTTTGTATAAAACTTTCCTAAAATATTATCATTAAAAAATTCATCGGGTGTTTCTAAAACTTGATAAATCATTTGATACTTTACTTCATAATAAGTAAGTAATTTTTTGGAGGGGGCAAATGTTAAAATTTGTCGTTCAAAATTTTCTTTAGGTTCTGTTTTATATAACTCATTCAAATATTTATTTGAACCCCAATAATTTTTCCAATTTGATTCCTTTACAACTAGTTTATAAGATGGTCTACGGCCTACTACTCCAGCATATTCTGCTATTTCTTTTTTACCTAATTTTACTTTAGAAGTATTTTGTAATATTTTCCTACCTATATAAGATTTTTTAGTAGGTGTATGGATTATCCTATATACAAAACCATGGGTTAACTCTGGGAAGTCAGAGAATTCTAATATTTCTTTTTGTTGGTATTTCCAATTTATCATACGTCGAAATTTACAATAACTGTTGTATCTGTAAACTGAGATACTGGTAATGGGAAAGATAATTTTCCTACAGCTACTAATTGTTGTGATTCATTATACAATCCTACACAAGTAATGTATGGTTCAAAAAATGAACCTGTTACAAAAGGATAATATTGTTCACTACTATCACCCGGAATAGATTGAGTTAATAGGGATGGATTTAGTGAGTATCCTAATTCGTTTTCTAATATAACACATTTATATTGTTGTTCATAAATAGTTAGTGATGAAGAAAATGCTATAGTTGTATTACCTAATAATGCAGGATTACTATTAATTGAATTGCCTATATTAGTAGAACGGGCATCTCTAGTAAGTATAACCATACCATGAGAGTAAAATATTTGACCAATTACTACATCTTGTGATCCAGATATAATATTTCCCTCACCATCATCCTTTAAAGTTATTCCGGTAGGATAATCAGGTGTTGATGTTGTAAATAGAAAAGTTCCAGGTATTACTTTTTCCCCATAAAGTTTAGTTGGTATAGATATTGAAGTTATTTGTGATATGGGAGTATTTTGTTCACTTCCAGTATTCCAGTATCTTTCTTGAAGTAAAGAAGATTGAAGGTAATTATCATATAAAGGTGATTCTATATTACCAATAGATCTGTCATCTTCTCTTGTAACTCCCGGAAGTATACTACCTGTGTTTACAAAATCTCCTTTACTTGAAGATATGTAATTTGTGTAATATAATTGTTTTGCACTATTCCATATAGAATTTACTGAGGAAGAATATTCAAATCCAGTTTGAATATTAAGTGATGATGTATAATTTACATTGTTACCAGAGTAAATATTAATACCATTTTCAGACCCTGTAATTTCATTACCTGTAAAAGTAAATCCTTTATCTGCTGTAAATGGAGTTATTGTAACATCCTTTGTTGTGAATTGTTTCCAAGCGCTCATTCATTAGAAGTCTAACTTGATCCTTACAAGTAATTCCTTAGTAAAATCTTTTAACAAAGGTCTTGAAAGTTTAGCAACTGCTACTAATTCCTGATCATTGTTATATAAACCTACTGTAGTAATATATACTTGGGGGTCATTAATAAAAGAATTATATAATACAGCTCCATCTGAACCTGAGATAAATGATGGGTTTGTTGAATAATTTGAATTTTGACTTCTAGCTCTACAAAATATAAAATCTGATGAAAGATTTTCTTGTGAGTTTAAAGTAAACCCTGGTGATGGTGATATAGCTGAGGCATCATCCATAGCTTCAAACATTAATTTAGGATTATTTTCTTGGCTATTTGATGTTCTGTCTGTTTGTAAATTAATACCTGAATCTGCTACTGTACCATCTAATGCTTCACCACTTAATAATATTACTCCAATATCTGGTAGTAAAAACCCATAAGATCCTGAGTTTAGTGTCCATCCTTGTGGTTGAGTAACAGAAGTATAAACATTACCTGCTGATCCTGTTACTATGTTATAAACTCTACCAGCTTCTGAAAATACTGCTGCTCCTCCTAATTTACTATCATCTGTAAGATATATATTATTCCCAGTACCATCAGAAAGTGCTAAAGTCCATACTCCTGGTAGGATTTCTTCTTTATATCCTGCTCTTTCAATAGGTAAAGCATAAAAATATGATGATGATTGATTTCCAAATACAAATGAAGATTCTTCATCTCCTAGAATTAAATTTCTATATTGTCCATAATTTGTTCTTGTTGGTGATAAACCATTAACATTAGGGTTGTATAATAAACTACCGCTACCATCAGCATCACAATAAGCTATTGCAAATTGTACAGAACCTGTAGCTTCTTCAGAGCCATAAATACTATAATAGAATTGCCCCGTGGCACTTGCTGCTTGTACTGATGATGTAAACATCGTTGTTAGTGTAGGTTGATTATTTTCCCATACTGTACTGGTTACATTTTCAGTACTAATAATCATATCCTGAGGTTCTATTGGGTAGAACGCTGTTATTTGATTATCATTTGTTATTTGAACTGCCATATTTTTTTATTTTTATGTTCTAGTGATTTGGATTGGAATTTGAACTCTTGCTCCTGAATCCATTCCTATAATAGTTAAAGTGCTAAATAAAGTACTAGTTGAATTACCTCCTTGACCAAATAAAGTAGCAATACCTGTTGCTGTTAAAGTACAAGACATTCCTATTACGGTTCTAGATACATTAGTACCATTTGTAATCATTGAATTCTCATTTAAACTATTTGCAGATTTAGATGTAATACCATCCCCTTGAACTACTGAAAATTGTCTTACATCACTAACTGTAAACATATACCCAGATGCTTCATTTACTGCATTATTGCCTAAATAGTTTGCAGTTTGTGGTGTAATAGTAGTAGATAATGTTTGTTTTAATTTTACTGCTGAGAAGCCACCAGCTGAAACTACTGGCATTGTTGCTGTGTCTCTTGGTAAAGTTACTAACTTATACTTCATCATTTGAGTTTCATCTGGAAATGCTTCTAATAATGGCATATTTTGAATAGCTTCACCATAATAAGCAGAACCTGAAGGGTTTGTTGGATTATACAATGTATAATCTATTTCATCATCTGATAATGCGAAAGACCTTATGTTAAAAGAACCATCACCTCTTGCTAAAAGTTCTCTTCCTTTTGTTGTTAAGATAGCATCTACTGTTACTACCTGATTGTTTAAATATCCCATTTGCTATGTTATTTTAATTATAAATATACGTTTTTTTTGTTTTTACTCCAAGTTATATTATTCAGTTGGAGCTCTTCTTGTGTCATTGTCTTCATCTGCTCTAAAAGCATTTTTAGCTCTTAATTGATTTATTAAAGTTTGAACATTTCTTTTTTGGATAGGTGTAAAATCCCCAGGTATTAAATATCCTGATGGGCCAAATGTTCTAGCACCCTCTGATCCTGTTGGGTTAGATTGGAATATTATAACTCTATCAGAAGCATTAACTCTTCTTCTTATAGTAAAATTAAATATTTTATTATCTTCTATATCAAAATTCATTGGGTTTGGAGAAACATAAATTCTATCGAAAATAGATGCTGAATTTATAGTTTGGGTAACAGCAAAACCAGGACAAACATAACCATGGTTATTATCAGGTGAATGGGGAACATCTACTACTGTGAAATCTTGTTCATTTATAAATGCTTTACCTTGAGAATTAGCAGATGATGAATATGCAATTCTAATTTCATCTCCCTTTTCAATTAAAAAAGGTAGAGAATAGTCTTGGTAGTTTGCTATTTCTGGAAAATAACCTTTAGTTAGTGGGTTGGGGGAAACATAAGAGCCAATTGAACTTGTAGCATTTGCTGATTGTCCTACATCCCATGTAAAAAATATTGAGTCTTGCTTTATTCGTTTAGCACCAATAGGCCATCCTAATTGATTGATAGTTGGAGTTATTATGTTAATATTAGTTGCAAATTGTCCTTTTTGTAAACATTTATTTACAGAGTGAATAGCACCTAATCCTGGACCTGAGATCCATTGGTATGTTGAGGCTGCATCCGGAATTGCTTCAGCTGATGCTGTAATTGTTACTCCTCCCCCAAGTAGCCTTAAATATCCACCTTGATAGTTTGGAGAAGTTGGATCTGAATCTTGACTTGCTGATAAGAAAAAATCATAACCTGCCATTTGTGAAAGTCCCCAACCACCACTTCCTGGTGCTTTTTGTAAGGTTAAATCTATAAAATTACTTGATGTTGGTTTTCCATATGTACCTGAGCCTGTAGATTTATACATTCCAAAAATACTCCCGGTGTTAAAAGCCATAAATTTAGCATATGATGTTTGGTTGGGTTCATTAGATAATAAAGCATTATATTCTAAAGCACCTTGATATATTGTATTATCACCAACAGCTAATGAACCATAATTAATAGTTGAAAGTGATCCTGATAGTCCTTTTACTTTTCCTACATTATAATTAACATCAGATTTTCTATCTACTTCAAATGTACTTCTTACTTCTGTTATTTGATCATCAGACCCATCAATACTAACTACTACTGGGGTTGTTGGGGCTTTTTCACCTCTAATATCCTCTAAAGGTGATTCAATTAATTGATCTATATTAAATGTTGTAGAATCCCATAACTCATAAGTTTCTTTTGAAGATCTATAATGAGCAAAATAAATTGGATGTTTTGAAATTGTTGAAAATGCTACTCCTTCAGAAGGCATCTGTTGGGGGCTTGAATCTCCTAACCAAGATGGTGAAGTATATGTTGTAATAATTACCCCTTTATTGTGAACTAATATACCATTTGCATAGTAATTACTATTAGGATTTACATCTATTATATTATATACTTTATAATCTCCTTTAATTTTGTTTACTGTTGTTATTGTTGATAAATCTTCATTTATAGTTTTACAAATATCCAAAGGTTTTAATTCAGAAGCATTTACAAGTCCTTTATCTTTAACATAAAATGGATGTTCTTCTGTTGTTTGAATAATATTACCATTATCAAATGTTATTTCTATTAAAGATGAAACTAATTTTGTATCAATACTTCCTACAACACCTTCTTCTTGTTTATTATCATCAGGATTGTATGTTAATATAAAATCTCCAGGTTTAAAATCTTCAACATTTTTAATACTATCTTTTGTTGTAGATATTTTAGTACCTTCTACAAAACAAGTAGTAGCTATTGTGAATGTTTCATTAGACCCTGAAAACATACTTCCTGTTATATTACCGTTTAGGTAAGTAATATTTGTTAGTGGTGGAGTATAAGTATTATAATCTGCACTTTGTAATTTACTTCCTAAATATCTTGGTATGATTGAGGATTTTTGAGTATAAAAACTATCTGGCACTCTTGCTTTTAATGCTGATTGAGATATTATAGGTTCAATATTTGATGGAATTGGACCATTATCATACTCTACAACTTGCAAATAAGTATTTTTTACACTTTCAGTAGCATTATTTATTAAAGGATAATATGATGAGTTTTCAAATTCTAAGTTATTTGAAGGTAATTGAGGGTTAAAATTAACATACTCTGAATCTTGAGGTCCTGATGGGTTATATTGTATAAGTGGGAAACTTCCGTTAACTGAACCACTTAAATATCTACTATTTTGTGGGTTATAATTAAATACTGTCCATCCCGGACTTGTTGAATCTTGTAAAAAGGAAATACCTTCTAAATCATTTAAAGATTGGATAAAGACATTACCTGCTTTTCCATAAGAATCTATAGGAGCTGGTGTACCTATATAATTAGGAAGGTTTAATTCAAATGATGGTTCATTTGCAAAAGTAGATAAATTATTATTAATTACTCCTGTATCTGGATCTTGAGTTTCATTATTAAATGTTAATTGTTCTGGAAACCAGCCTGACCCATCATACCATGAACCTGTCCATGTGGATCCTATCAATGCTAAACTTGCTGATCCTATTCCATAATTATTAAGAGTTCCATCTTTTTGATTGTCGGCAAATTTAGTTCTTTGTATTCTTTCAGGTGAAAGATAAACTTCTATGCCACGGACTGTTTCCGTAAACATATCTGGGGATGGTCCAAAAGATGTTGGCTGATTAAGTCTAATAGGTCTACCCCCATTATTCCAAGGATCCTTAAACCAATATTTAGTTATTCCATATGTTGCTGATGTTGTTGTAATTGTTGGGGCATCTGGGTCACCCGTATTGATTATACCTGTCGTGCTATAATATTTAAGTACTGAATCATTATTTCCTAACATATTAGAAAATATTTCCTCATACTTCATATTATTATATTGTGGGTCTGTAATACCATAATCAACATTTAAACCTATGGCATAAAATTGATTCATTGAACCCGATGTAGTTGGGAATTTTATATAAGGACCCCACTGGTTTGGTGTATTCTCTCCACCTTCGATAGCAGGAATGCCTGAGTATTCTGGGGGTACTTGGTTTATAGGATTTATATTTGATTCTTGGGGTACTTCTATGACTGAACCATTAGAATTTTTTCTAGCTACAACTTCACCATTTGATAAATTTTGGCTAGACCAACCTAAATAACTCCCAAATTTATTTGAAATAGAACCTGCTGGGATGTCCATTTGACTGGGTAAAATTAACCCTACAATCCACCAATCTTCTGGTTGAGTTGGGTCTTGATAATAAAATATAGAACCCGTTTTTGTAGAAAAACTATTATCTATTTCCCACTCAGCCCATAAATTATAAACTGATTCTAACCCAAGTCCTTCTTTTGTTGGGTCATAAAATGAGGATGTTGATTGTAAATCAAAAGTACCTGAAGGGAATGTGTTTTGAAATGGGTCTGTAGTATTCCATGAACTATTTTGATATGCACCAAAACTTGCAGTAACTATTAAGTTATATGTAGTATTTATTGTATTTGGCTCACTAAAAGGATTTACTAGTAAAGATTGAGTTGTTACTGTTATTTCACTTCCACTGAATTCTCCATTATAAAATTCATCTTGTGATTTATGTAATTCATAAACACTACCAGATATAGTTTTATTTTCTATAATGTAGGATTGTGTAGTAAATGAATTCCATATACTTGATGAAAATGGGAGAACAGCACCTTGAAAATCATTTGCGTTTGGTTGGTTTACAGAATACATCGACCAAAGGAAGTTTTCCATAGTTACAGAAGCAGGTATAGGATTATTTGGATCACTAACATCCATACCTTTAAACCAGAAAGTAATATCTTCCCCTGGGAGCATTTCATAGTATGAAGAACTTGCAATTGTAGCTCCAATAGGAGACAATGAAGATGAAGTTATTATATCAGTACCTATAATTCCTCTTATAGATGATGATACTGCAAATTCAAATCCTTCATCAAATCCTAACTCACCTACAGTATTAGTTTGGTTAAAAAGAAATCTTGTTTTAATTGGGGTTTTTAATCTTAAACCTTGTTTTAAAGAAGTTCCAAATCTAGATAATACTATATCTCCATATGTTGCTGTACTTCCACCTTGAGGAATCAGATTAATATATTGGTCTGGTAAATTACCAGGAGTATTAGACGAAAAATATGAGAAAAATCCAGATTGGGTAACTTCAACATTGTAAGGATTTAAAACTCCTCCTGTTGATCCACCAATATCAACCATCTTAATACTTCCTGTAAGTTCTAAATCTCTATATGAGATTGGACTATTCATTCCTGTAGCTGTAGATTGACCACCTACTATTGATCCTGTTTCAGGTGTGTATGCTATTATCGTATTTGGATTAACTGTAATAGGTACACGACGATTACGCTCCAACATATGTTGTTTAACTATAACACCTGTAGTTACACTAGTACGAGCGGGTACGTATGATTTAATTGCTTTAAATAATGAATTATCAAAATATTTAATTAATCTTAAATAATCCCAAACATCACCTTCTGTATATTTTTTAAAATATTCATTTGCTATATTTCTTAATTTAGGGTAATAGTTTTCTTTACCCTCATAAGCAAATCTAGGATCAGCTAATACATCTGATATTACACCATAACCATAAGTTGCTATTATATCATCATTTACTTCATCCTGTGGTGAAAATCCTACTTCTAAACTTGTTATATCTTCAGTATAACTTTTGCTAATTAAATAGTCTTGATCTATACTTCTATATTTAGATAATACATTACCATAATCACTACCATCATCAACTTGAATTTTATTTGAAATTCTATTTCTAATTCCTATTGCTGGTTGGTCTAGAAAGTATGTTTCTACGTTAGGTTTACTATAAGTGTAGGTAGATGCTGCTTCATACCCAATAAATTCATAACTTGAAGTTAGTGAAGAATTTGAAGGATTGATAAAAGATTGGGTAAACACCATAGGTGCTGATCCTGTAATTGATGGGTGTGATGATGATATAAGAGTTGAGAATGATTCACTTACGGATGCCGTAAATTTATATTCTAATTCATTTCCTAAAGGTGCTCTAAAGTTAATAATATCAAATGATGATTCTGATCCTGTAACATTATTACCTTCAACGGATTCAGGATTCATTACAAAATCATTAAATACTTCTTTTGAAATATTGTTAGAATAATATCTAAATTCTTGAAAAGATCCTGAAAATATTTTGGCTCCTTCATTTAAGACTTCAGTCATTACATCTGAACCTGAAACATACCCCCCAACATAAACACCATCATATTCTGTAACTCCAAAACTATTCCAAGATTCATTTATTGTAGGATGTACAGCTTCTGGTAAATCATATTCTACACTATCATAAGTTCCTCCTCCATATCCTGAGTTGAAAGCTATATTTGCTGAAGACATACTTACTGATCCTGACCATCCTAATGAATTTCCATCCCAACCATCTACTTGCTTATTAGCTACAAATAAAGTATATGTTGTTGGTGTGTCATTAGTACTAGCACTTACGTGTTGGTCTCTTTGTAGTAAAACACTCCACCACCCTCCATCAAAAAATGGTAATTCAATATCATCTGATATTTGTACTCCCCCATCGGGTTGAGAGGCAGACATATAAAATCTTAATTTACCATAGTTGTAATAATCACTAAAACTAGACCCAGAATATGATCCTGATGGTTGGTCTTCATAAAATAAACCAATACCCCAATCCATTTGTTGATCATTAGTTCCATTTGATTTTTTAACGGCTAAAGATTGGCTATAAAATTTACCTCCATAACTTGATGATGGGTGTCCTGTAGTTTTAAATCTAAAAGCAAGACCATCAGGTACTATATACTCATTACTATCTATCTTATTACGTTGTAATGGCATCCAAGGTACTTTAACCGACGAACTTGCCATATATTGGTTGGCAACTGGTGTATACGCGTAACTATAACGTTTATACCATAAATCATAATCATCTGAGTTGTCCTTATTTTTACCCCCAAATTCATTAATTCGAAGTATTGTATTTGGAATACCCCAAATATTAATTAATTGTCTTAAACCACTAATTGTACCTTTTTTCTTAGTAAGATAAGCCATATTGTGGTAAAGACGTTTATATATTTCTTTACTTACTTTATCAATAGCATATGGGAATCCTGGTTCTATTAGTTGTTCTACATAATTAAGCCATGAATACCCTAAATTCCAGTAATTTATTATTTTACCATTATTTACAGCTACATAATCTGTAATTAATTCACTTCCTGTTGGTGGAACATAAATCCCATTATCTTCACCTGTTAACCCTATAAAATTATCTTGGTTGTCATAATTATTTCCAAAAGTTTCAAATCCTAAACCTTTTATAGCATCAGCAGCTAAATCTAAAGGCAATCCAGATTCTGGGTCATTAGTAGTGTTATATCTTTCACTTAATGCTTTAGTATATAACCATACTTCATCAAAAGATTGACCCACCATATTAGAAAATTCTACATATTCATTATTGTCTGAATTTTCTGTTATAAAAGTTGGTATAGTATAATACAACCAGTTTTGATTATCTTCATCATATAAAGATGCTGATAATACATAACCTCCATAGTATTGGGAATTTTCAACATCACTACCCATCCATGTTAATACCTCTGTACTTCCTGTTGGTAACAGGGAATAAGGATATGATGATCCAGTTTTTGGATATGCAAAAGATGATGAATTATAATAAAGATAACTTTCATACCCATCAAAATTTGAAACTAAATTTGTAATATTAGTTTGTAGACTTGATAAACTCTGAGATATTTCTATTACATTAGGATTTGATCCTGTTATTGTTGTGATAGTATCAATGTCAGATTGGTATGATTGTATTTGAGATACTTTTTCATAAAAATTATTAATTCTCTGTTTTGCTGAAGAAAAATTAATATATTCATCAAACGTGTTGTATGAGTAGTTAGGAGTGATTGTTACCCCAGTTTGGTTTAAATAATTTAAAACACTATCTAATGATGATGATGATTCGGTTTTTGTTAAATCTTCATAAGATTTTAAAGTTGTTGAATTATTAACTAAATCTTGAAGGGGAATATTAACATTAGGACCTTTAATGTAATTTGCATTATCTATAAAATTTGAAAAATCTTGAATAAATTCTACTTTATAGGCTACTGTTTCTCCTACTTTAGTTGCAACATATAATCTCTGTTCAACATTATAATTAGCAGGTAATGGTTCATATAATTTAATTAATATAGAAGGATCTAATGCCTTTTCAGGAGTAGATTCTAATGCAATATTAACAGCAACTACATAATTATTTTGATAAAAACTTAAATAAAATTCATCAAAATATTCAGTTGAGTTTAATTTATCTTTTAATGAAGCAAAACCATTTTTAATATCTACAGCAGATATTGCATTAGATTTTATTCTTATTTCTGTTCTATCTCCTGATATTTCAGATATATAAAATGTTTGAGTTGTTGATGAGGCTAATTCATAATTAATAAAATTATACACAGCAAATAACTCACCATTATCAAATCCTCTATCGTATAAATCTAATGTAGGTTGTAATGTAATATTATTTGTTGGGATAGAAGCAGATCCTGTATTAACTACAGCAACACCTTGACTGTTTGTATAAGAAGTTGCATCTGAAGTATCAGCAATTGCTGTATTCTCTTCAATTGTATAATCAGTAAAGTTATAATCTTGAGATAATAAGGTTTTTGTAGTACTATAAGTATAAAATTCAATTATACTCCCACTTTGAAAAAATGAACCTGATATGTCTTCACTTGGGATAATTTCAGATTCAGCAAAATCATACCCCATACTAACAACTGTAGATGCTGGTATTTGAATGCAGGAAGAGCTAATATTAATATTATTTTCCCTATCATTAGTTATAGGAGTTACAACAGCATCTCTTTCGAGATTGCTTTTATAATCTGTACCTAATGCTTTAGACATTTCTTTTAATTCATCAAATTTATATTCCATTAACTATTATATTATTGATTATCCGCAAAATCTTGGATTATTTGAGCAATCTCTTGTCTTACTTCTAAATTTTCTGTTCTTAATTCTGCTATTTCTGCTAATAATGATTCTATTTCTTCCCTTTGTGGAGCATAATCAATAAAATCTCCACTAGTTTGTACTAAATATTCATGTGAGTTAACCTCACCATCTTTAGGTATTTCATAAAAAAACTTACCATACAATATCCAAAAATCCTCTTGAGTAGCCAAATTAACATCAAAAAATGATGGATCATCTACAGATGTTAATTGTGTAAAATTTGTATCTATAGTATTATTAAAAGCTTCCTTATCAAATACTTGTCGTATTAATTTTATATTTTTTTTATTTGTCATCCTTTTGCTACCTTAAACATAATATTTTCATCGAAAACTTTTACTTCACCACTTATTGATGTTTTAACTAAAATTGTATAATATCTTTCAGGTTCTAAACCATTACAATATAAATCAAAGTAACTTGAAGTATCATCAGCACTAATCCTTGTGTATTCAGGATCAAAATCAATTACAAATTCATTAGTTTCTGTATCTTTAATAGCATATAATGATTGACTTTCTGGAAGAAAATAATTAGTTGTATAGAGAGAGGCTGTTAAAAATGCTCTATCTGGATACTTGGGCATAGCCGCAAATCTTAATCTAGGAATACTTTCTGAATAGTATGTACCGAGATTGTTATAAATAGAAACAAAACTTTCTACTTGGGGTAATATAGTATTTTTAGAAGATCCAGTATTAAAAATATAATCATTAAATCTAAATTCTAATTGTGGGGGATAGATTGTATTAGTATCAATTGAAAAAAATCTAAAAATTGTGTTGTTCGCTTTAGTATTAATAAATTCACTTCCTGAAGGTTGTTTTACTAAAAATCCTTCATTAGCAAACCCATTAACATTATTTAATGAGTAACTGTACCAAGTTTCAACTGTTTTTGATACATCAACAAGAATATCTTTTGTATCAGCATAAGTAAAAGCTTGGGATTGTGTTACGGGGTCTAAAGTTAAATTAGAACCTGTATACCAATTTCCTCCACCTTCTAAAGATGAGTTATATGAAGCTGTTACATAAGGAGAAAACCCTGATGAGGGCCACTCTACAGATCCTGAATAATCTAACCAGTTCCAACTAGTACCATTAGTTACTATTGGGGAATCATTATATCTTCCTGTTCCCATACCCCAATTTCCACTAACAGGATAAAATTCTAATTTTTGATCTAAATTTAACCCTGTTACTACAGCATTAAAGTTTCTTAAATATGCTTTATATTCTCCATTTATGATTTTATCATTATACATCTCAGCAATTTGACTTGTAGGAAATTTAATTAAATATCTACTAACCTGTGCTGTAGCATTTGCTTGATAAGTTGATGCCTCAATAATCTGATCTAATCCTGTATTTTTATTTGGGAATTCAGTGTATAAAGTTGCATCTTTTTCAGGAAAAATTTTATAAATAGCCATATCTTATATATTATCGTTTTTTGATTTTTGTTCCACCATATAATCCATATAAGTATTTTGTGGAGTATATGCTTGTACTTCCTGATTTGGAACATTTTCGCCTTCTTTATTCTTTAAAGGAGTACCACTTGTTGGGTTAGGAGTAAAATTATTTTTAGTAGATGGATATTGTTTTAATTGATATGTACCATCTTGACCAACGGTATTAAGTTTATTGGGTGCTATTCTATTAGGACCTCCTGATCCTCCTTGTCTTACTCCAGCTTCACTTGATTCTATATCTAAAGCAGTAATTTTAAGAGCGGGGGATGTGCTATCTTCAGGTGTTATACCATTTTCATACAAAATAGAATTTTGATTTGTTCTAGAATCTTGTAAATATGGATTTTGTGCTGAATAAACTTGTTCAAATCCACTCCCAGCTGTCATACCATCTACAACAATAACAGGATCATTAATTGGACCTCCTTCAGGTTCTGGGTTTTGGGTGTCTAAATTAGTTTTATTAAAACTATCTCTTAAGGATTGTTTTGGACCTTTCCTAATTCTTTCTTCTATTGCTCTATCTAAATTATTTGTTCCGATTGCCATTTTTTTTTATTTTATAGTGGTACTACTCTACCTTTAATGTCAGTATTAGGATATTTAATTTCAAATATCATTGGGTCTATTGAAGGATACACAACATCATTTACAGTTGCTCCTGGGATGTCATATGCATAATCACTATACCCCAAAGATACTCCTGATAAATTATTTACTGTTATATTTTTTACAGTTTGGACTCCTTCTACTTTATCTAAAAGAATATATAAATTATTAAGTAAAATAGGTTGATTAATCTGCCAATTATCTACTGCAAAGAAATTAGTTAATGATGTTATACATTTAGTAATAGTTTCATTATTATTAAAATTAGGTAATACTATAATATCAAATATTACTTCTATATTAATAATAAAAGCATCTTTAATTTTAACAGAATCATTAATCATTCTATACTCTGCTAAGTAAGTTTGTAAATTTTGTTTCATTAAAGGTGAAGCTGTTCTTAAATTACCATTAGCATCATATGTTAAAACAAATAAATCTAACATTGTAGGTAATTCACCAGGTTGAAATTCATTTATTTTTACTGGGGCTGCATATGCTTTTGCTATAGTACCCAAATTAGAAGGCATAGATAAAGCTCTTATTAAATAATCTTCTTTTGTTACAGTACGTAATTGATTTTGGAAGTTACCAACAGCATTTAATCTTAATTCTTCAACAGTATCACCATCTTGACCCCCATCAGCTGCTAATTCATTATTTGAAGAAACTGATTTAAATATTTGATTTGCTAATGCTGTATCTGGTAGGTTGGGGTTTACAAATGTAAAATTAGTATCATCTAATACAGTTAAAGTACCAGCTTCAACATTAGATCCAATTCCCCCTCCTGTTAGATATCTAAAATTTAAAGTTGTATTATATGGAGCAATACCATAAGTATTTGTAAATATAAAATTTAAAGGTGAAAAAGCAGTTGTTAATTGATCTCTTTCAAATGACAATCCTAAACCTACATTATCTGGGTTTGGAACTATTTGCTCATCATTATTTGTTGTTGCCCCCGCTCCAAATTGAATTTGTAATGACCCTGAGTCTATAAAACGTGATACAAATCTTCTTTGCACTTGTTTTAATCTAAGTAAATATGGAGCATCTTCTTCTATATTGAATTGTGGGTCATTTGTATTTGTGTTTCTAATCGTATCATATACGTTTTCTTGCGCCATATTGGGCACTTCATACCAGGTATTGCCATCTGTATCTACGCAGTCTAATATGCCTATAATATTAGTATCTTTAATATTTCTTTCATCAAATCTTTTTGAGGCATTAAATGTAAATGATGTTGTATTAATAGTTGCAGATATTGCTTTTCTTGTTTTCTTTAATAAGAAATATGTTGGGTTATTACCTGAAATTTGATATACTGATGTAGTTGTAGGATTTAATGATCCTGATGCTGAGAAGTCAATTACATCTTCAATTAAAAACTTTATATTACTGTCTAAATTAGAAGTAATTTGAGTATTTTCTGGAATAATCATGGCATAGTTGTAATCTGGAACATATTCACCACTTTCTAATATAGCTGGTACTTGTTGGTAAAAGTCAAGATTTACACTAGCTGCTGTTGTTACTTTAGGAGTATATCCTAATAAGTAAGCCATTTGGTATAAATTTTCCTGCTGTCTTGCTTTTTGAATAAATGTTTCTTGTATTTGGTTATCTAAATAAAAAGATAACACATCACCTACATAAGATGCCATTTCCATAAACAACATACCTGTAGAGGTATCTGTAAAATCATTATAGGTATTAGGGAAATATGTTTTTGAATATTGTATTAAAGAATTTCTAAATTGGTTGAAATCTTTATTAATATATCTTATGTCTCGTTTTAAATCTGCCATTATTGTAGTAATATAGTTATGTCATCAGTTATCCCAAAGTTTGCTACAGTATATGTTAATGTAAAACTTATAGTATTTCTATCAGGTTGATTATCAAATAGAATTTCTTTTATATCTACTTGTGGGAAATAATTTTTAATATCATTTTGTATTCGTTCTTGTAATTCGTCGGTTGTTCGATCTAAAACATTTTCAAATAATAAATTTCTTAAATCTGCCCCAAACATAGGATTAAATACTCTTTCTCCTCTATTGGTTAATAAATAATTGATTAAATTGGATTTTGTTTGCTCTCTAGTTGTAAATGTAGGTACAAAAACAGCAGGCCCATTTAAGGGAAATCCAAACCCAACAGCTTTACGGCCTACTGAGTCAATTGGAAATCTGTTTTGTAAAATTCTTGCCATTTATTTATTTTTTTAACAATCCTGATATTTGTGCCATATCAACTTCACCTGGGGGTAATGATCCATTAATTGCATCTCCGCCTTGTGGGTTAAATTTAGGTTGTACTTGAGCTGATGTAAATTGTCCGCTCATATCACCTAATATATTTGAATATGCTGATCTTTTTTCTTCCGCACTCATAACAGGTTGTTGTGGAGTTTGTTGCTCTACAACAGTTTGATGAGGTACTGATGCTATAGTTGTAACTTTTGGAGTCTTAACAGCTTCCAGTAAAATTTCCTTCAATTCTTCTTGAATTGCTTCTTTTACTGATTCTTTAATTAGAGTTTTTAATTGTGATGACTTCATTTTTTATTATAAATATTAAATTATTAAATTTTTTAATCTCCTTCAAAGAAACTTCCAGTTGATAGAGAAATTATTCCCCCCTGATTAGATTGGATTTCTTTTGTAAACCCAGGTGGATCATAATCTTTAAATACAACTGTGTATTTAAGTAAATATTGCCCGGGTTCAGCATATTGAATTTTAACTTCTATAGCTTCTCGATCTACGGTTTTCACTGTTACTACATTTCCATCTTCACCACTACCGGCGTTATTAAAATTTGAATCAATTCTTACCTTAACTTCACCTTGTAAATAACTACCATATTCAGGCTGGCCATAGTCTCCTTGAACGTATTGATTTTGAACTTCATTACCTCCTGTGTCTATTTTTAAATAAACAGATTTATTAGGTTGTGTGGTTTCAACAAATATTTGTTTATAATAAGTACCAGACCCATTTTGTACAATAGGTAAAGTAATATCTAAATCAGACATAGTTACACCATTAGGTAGTAATACAGTAACTGGGGGTAGTGGTGGAGGGTTTGTACCCCCAGGTGCTGTTGTATTTCCATCTGTACCCCCACCACTTACATTTCCATCACCATCTATTCTATCATCATCATCAGCTTCTTCCATATTATCAAGAACCCATTTATTTTGCCAATATCTAACATTAAGTGAATCAACATTAAATTTAACTTCATCTATTAATACTTTAACTGATGTACTATATGAATATGCTCCTCGTTCTTCCATAGTACCAATTGGTGGTCCTATATTATAAACATTAATTCCTTTAAATATATTAAAATTAGAAGGATTTATGTTTGTTGCTTTTACTCTTCTTTGTGGGAATGAATATTCATTATCATCATTATATTCTATAGTTAATCTCCAATCAAACCCAGCATTATATCCAAATCTACCACTTTCATCTTTAATTATTTGCTGGCCAGATCCTGGGTCTATTTCACCCTTTGTGTAGTTACCATCAGGGTCTAATGGAATAAAAATTGTAGGTTGTCTTTGATATAAAAGAGGATTACCACTATTAGGGCTTAGTTGTGATAATAAATCATCTTCATTGGCAGTATTTAGGTTTGGGTTTACAAAATTTCCGGATTCAGCTGCTACATTTCCTATTTCATTAATTAAATCATTTACTTCTTGTTGAGTCATAGGCCCACCATCTTCACCCCCATTTTGTGCTAATTCTTCAATGCAAACATTTAACACACCATCTAAAGTTTGTAATTTTGTAACTATAGTTTGAGCAGCTTCTTGTATAGTTTTACCGGCAGATGGTACTACTTTAAGAGCACCTTTAGCTCCTTTTAATAAATCACCTAAAGTATCTAAAGAATCTGCTAGAAGTGTAATAACATTTATAGGAATACCAACACCTGGTGGGACTGATGTTGGTATAGGGATGGCTTTTATTACCTTAACGGCTGTACTTACCGTAGTAACTATAGTATTGGTAGTTTCAGCTGTAGCTTCTACAGTATTAAAAGCACCAACAACATTTTCAAGAGCTCCCTGTATTTGGTTTTTTTGTTTTACTATATTTAGTAATTCTGCTTTTGGGGGGCAGGATGCCTTAAATCTATCTATAAGAGCATCAATAGCAACTTCAAACTTAGTTAAGTTTTTAATTACTTTTGTAATTGTTTTTATTAGAAGGCTAGATAGAAACGACATTATTTAGATTTACTTACTTTAGATTTATACATTTGAATTTTATTAAGCATTGTTTGTGCTTTAACAAGTGTTTGTGTAGCAGGAGCTGGGATAGCTGCGTTAGGGACAAAAGGAATTGGTGTACCAATTGGTGTTCCTAATGCACTACATAATGATATTAATGATGTCATTAATGATGAAAAATCTGAAAGAAACTTATCACCTAATATTATGGGTTCAGTAGCACCCTTATCACCTAAATAAATTTCAGGAGATGATACTATGGTTTTTGGGGTATCTATATTTACACTATTTACTGAGTTTAGATTTATAGTATCAAAAGATGAAAGTAAAATAGAATCTGATTTTGAATTAAATAATAATCTACCTGAATTTAAAATTACTTGTTCTTCTTTAAAAATAGGAGCTGCTGTTGGTGATGAAGCATATGATTTATAACTTTTACTAGCTAAATCAATTGGTACTTCTTGAGTAGTTGTTAAATAAATACTAGATTTATCTGTGTTTATGTCTTCTACTTGTGGAATCCAAGGGTCACTATCTTCTTCATGTTGTCCATTTTTTATTATTGTAATAGCATCACCGTTTTCTCCTGATTTAGACCATGTATTGGGGATTGTTGCATCTTTATTAGTTGAACCAAATCTAAGAGATTGTCCCCATCTTCCTTGATATATTAAATCACCTTCATAGGGTTGAAGATTTCTTATAGATAGTTTTTCTTTAAAATCTTTACCTAAATCAATTTCAGTACTACCATCAGAAACTCTTCTAATTGAACCAGCAGTTGTTTGTTCGTAATCTTGAGATTGTGCTGCGGGTGTTGATTCCCCATTAATAGGATCTGGGATAGCATTATGATGTGTGCTATTCCAAATATTTATTGCCTGAAAGTAATAATATGTTTGGTCATTAACATCACCTTGAACATTACTGTTTGGTAATGATATTATGTAAACTATTTCGTTTTTTAAAGGTATATTAGAATTATTAGGAAATAAAGGTCTTGCAAAGTTATCAGTTGTAAATTGGGGGCTGGGGTTTGGGGTATTTAATTTATCAAAAAATAAACAACCTATAGAACTCCAATTGCCAAAATCTTTAAATGCTTTGTTTTCAGTTTGTTCGTCCACCATAGCATGTCTTACCCTAGCTGCAAATACCCCAGAATTTTGAGGTTTAACTGATGGTGTGCCCTTAAGTGAATTTAATCCTGTAGGTTGTTGAGCCATTATTTATTTTCTTTTGAAATTTTTTCCATCTCAGCTAATAATTGTTCTTTTTCTTCTTCACTAATTCCTAATCCACCATCTTCATCTTGGTTTTGAAGCGCTCTTTGAACAATAGTAGCCATTTTAATTAGAGCATCATCATTTTTAACTCCAATTTCCATATATTCTTTAATAAGAGGAACTATAAGAGTAGCATCACCTATTTCTTGAACTAAAGGTTTTAATTCTGATATTAAAGCTACTACTTGAGTATCTCTCTTTTTTTGGTTTTGGTAGATTTCTTCTAATAAATCAGAAAATTTTTTATCCCCAAAAACGTATGAATCTAACTGTCCCATAATGTTTTTGATTATAAATATGCATTATTAAAACTATTTTGGTGGAAAGTAGCCATGTTCTAAATAAAACATATACTTTTCTTTAAATATAGCATATAATTTATTAGCTATTTTAGTTATTTTTGGAGTTTTAACATCTACCATCTCACGAATGTAGATATAAAGTGCCTTTTTATTAAATACATCAATGGCATCTCTTTTTCTAAATAATTCTAAAATGGCATCAGCTATAGTAGCATCATTACCTTTAGGAAATAAAACATAAATTCTATCAGTACAATATTTTACATATTGGTCTATAAATAAAGATAAACGATCTTCATATTTATAGTCTTTATTTTCTTTTAAATTTCTACTACTAAATTCTTCATCTTCAACTAAAACTTGAGTATCATCTAATCTATTTTGTGATATAATAAATGAAGGATCTGATGTATCTAATTGTGAGTAGTGATTTAAATCTGAAATTGCTATATTTTTTATTTTTTTACCGTAATTTTTTTGGTTGTATACTATTAACCAACGTTTAACTATAGTTCCAAAATATGAATAGGCTTTAGCTCCATTTTCAGGATTAAATAGATGTATTTTAGATAATAAAAAGGTAATTATCTCATGTTGTAAATCTTCTAAATTTTCTACCCCATCAGTATGATAAAACTTAAAAGTATGGATGATATTTTCTGTAAGTTTATAAAAACCCCAATGTATATGTTCGGCATATATATCACTTCGCTCTTCGGGATCAGAGGAGCGATTGTATCTTACAATCGCTGCTTCTGTCACTTTTGAAAAATATACTTTTTTCTGAGGTAATGATTTATGCCTCCTTATTATTTCATCCATCTGCTATTTTATTCTTTTAATTGGAAATCATTTAGAATTTCTTGAATTTGTTTAATTTGCTTAAAGAAAAAACCTACCTCATCATCTGACTCAAAAGATCCTTTTACATCAATTTTTTTTACCTTTTCATCGGCAACTTCTATTACCCTGGATATTTTATCTAAATAATCAAGATATCCTAATACTATATCTTCTGCTCTTTCATTTTTCTTAAGTAAATTAAAAGTTGTATATCCTAAGACTAAAACTAAAATGCTTAAAATTGCAATTGTTACAAATAATGTAGTTGGATAAATTTCCATATTTATAGTTTATCAAAAATGTTTTGTAAACCTTCACTTTTAATAGAGCCTAAGGCTTTATTTTTTGTAGAGGTTTTCTTATTATTACCCAATGTAAAATTATTTTTACTGGTATCCAAGTTATTTTTAAATTTAGGCAACCATTCAATTTCAAATTCAATTCTAGCTGCCATCATATCTGCTTGATGTAAAATAAATGGTAATGAAGTGCGTGGTTTTTGTTCTGGCATATAACCCTTTAAATATTTTTCATTAGCTGAATCATATAACCCATCATGTGTTTGGATTGCTACCATTTCATTAAATGTATATTTAATGTTATTATCTTGAAGTAAAAATAATCCTCTATCTGGGACAGCTGAAAATGCTAATTCTTTATTAAACATATAATCTTCACCTAGTTTATCTTTTCTCCATTTATCAGTTTGTGGGATATAAGCTTCATGGTTATCATCCCCCATTTTACCTAAATCATGATTAATAGCTGAGAATACTAATTCTTCAGTAGTAAAAGTAGTCATATCACAACCAAAACCTTCCCAAACAGCAGACATTGATAAAGCAGCTTTAACTACTCTATTAACATGATCTACATAACCTCCAGGAAAGGCAGAGTGATATTCTTTTTTATGAGCAGCAGGCATAAACATAATACGTTCCGCATACTTTTCATAAAATTTAGTTAGTTGTTCTTTACGAGGAGAGGAAATATAAGTATCAATATTACTCAAAAATTCCACCCAATTCATTTGAATTTGGTCTGCTGTTAATTTCATAACTTTTATTTTTGTATTATCCGTTTCTTAGAACTCCGGCTTCGCGTTCAACTAAAGATTCTACCTCTTCAATTTTATCATAAACCTCTTTTATTTTTTTTCTAAAAGTATCAATGTCGCTTCCTCCACGGGATACCATTAGATCTAATGTTTTAACTCCGGATTTAATATTTACAAACCCTTTGTCAACCAATTCTTTGTTTCTAAATGCCATATTATTTTTATTTTATTAATGTGTCTATAATATACAATAACCCCCTCATTCATCCAACCTATACTCCTCATTTCCTATTCTTTCATTTTCCTAAATATCTTCAAAACCCGTATTTCCAAGGTACCCAAAATTTCTCTGGTATCCTACTTAAAGTCGTAATTCTTTTGATAGTTTAAGAACTTCTAAAAGATGAAGACATTTTTCATACTCTTCTCTTTCTGGGGATTGGAAATGTTTGATGGCTAATTCTAAAGAAGTTTCCAAAAAATCATCACCATGTGCCAATATAGCCTCAACATGATCTTTATTACTAAGATCTATTTTTTTAATATAAAACCAAGCTCTATTATAAGCAATTACTTCACCGGCAGCTGCTAATTCTGCAGGATCTAACTCCATATTTGAATTTTTTAACAATCGTATTGCTTTTTTCCTAAAATTTATATGATTAAGGATAAGTTTTGTATGCATACCTAACCAATATAGGGGAGTTGAGGTTAAATTAGTATAAGTAGTAGTATTATTACTTACATCTTCTTCACCAAATAGGTTAAATATATTATCAAAATCCATTTTTTTCATACTTAGTAACGATCTTTACTATTACCACCTCTTATCCTATATAAAGCATACTCCCACTTTTCAACCACAGTTTTATTTTTATGTTTATCTTGAGATTGCATTTTTTTAGTTTGTATGTCAAACTTTTCTTTTAATCCTTCTCTTTGTACTGTTTCATAAACTTCATAAAGTGCGTCTTCGTAATGGCTCATTTTAAAAATTTTATAGTATTAAAGTCATAATATATGGTATAAATACTAGCAATCCAAGTAATTTTTACCTTAATATTGTAAGATGCCCAGATTTTTGATATATTTCTGGGGAATTATATTTTCTAGCATAGAAAGTATAAACATATATTCCATCAACCACATAAGAGGATCCACCTTGCATACTACCATCCCAATAAGGATAACTGCTATAATCTTCTCCGTAACCTTCAAAAACTAAACTTCCCCATCTATTGTAAATCTTAAATTCTACATCAACCCAACACTCTAAATCAAAAATAATTTCCCAAACATCATTTATACCATCATTATTTGGGGTTAGTACATTAGGTATAAAAACATTCCAAGGCCAGCACCCATCAATAATTAATTCACTACAGGGCAAACCAGTATTACAATCTACTTCAATAATTTTTGTGATAGTATCTGTTAAAAAAACATACTCTAAAACTTCAACTTCCAAAGTATCTACTGTATATATGTAATTGTCTACAACTACAGTATCTGCTATGTATTCCACAATTGTATCGGTTAAATACACGTATTCTTGCGTTATAACGGTGTCAATTTGCGTTTGTATAATAGTATCTGGTGGTAAAGTTATAGTAATTGTATCGTTTAAACAATCAACAGGACACTCAGGTATTTCAGGTAAGAATACAGTTGTATTATTATTTCCAGTAACGATTTCATTTAAAATACCATCAACAGACATTACAAAAATACTACCAGGCCCTTCCATTTCAAAATAAGGAGTAGTAAAGAATTGCCCTTCCCCAGGAGGAATTGCATAAGCCCCAAATAAATCACTACTAAAACATTGATAATAATCTTCATTCCAAATTTCAATACAATAGTCTGTAATTTCTTCATCACCAAAATTCCATACAACATAATTTATGTTATAAAAAGGTGTATCACCAATACACCCAGTTTCAATTTCTACATCACCTATTATGGCATCTGGAGATTGGGAAAATAACGATAAGGGCAGTAATATAACCGCAAGGGAAAGAAGAAATTTATACATTAAGTAATAGAGAGTGTAAAGTAGAATAACGTTTTATCACTAATACATATGTAAATCTTCTTTAAGGTAGGCAAGGAGAGACTTGAACTCTCATGTAACCAATTACTCTTTCTACAAGGTATAAGCTTGAGGAGATACATGCCTATGTGGTGAACCCGGTAGGATTCGAACCTACGACCGATACCTTAGAAGGGTATTGCTCTATCCAGCTGAGCTACGAGTCCATTCTATAAAAAAATAACGTTTTAGGAGTGTTGGTACCGCTGGGCGGACTCGAACCGCCACGAGCCATTCGGCTCAACAGATTTTAAGTCTGTCGTGTCTACCAATTCCACCACAGCGGCATTCGGTTTAATTACTAGTAATAAGTTTAAGTTTGTTTTCAATTTCCTCAATAGCTTTATCGATTTTAGGAATCTCGATAGTAACATCTATTGATTTTGGATTTGATGGATGGTAATCCCAATATGTATCTCTAATTTTTGATAATTGGATAGCCTCATTAATGAGTTCAACTTGTGGATCTTTTTCTTTTTCTGACATAACTTTGATTTTTAATTTATATTTAAATATACGAACAATTTTTTAACAATCCCAATCTTCTGCTGCAATCTGCAAACAAAGGAGAGGAGATGATTCAGGATTAGATTTCATTTCTTCTAATGCTGTATAAGTTACTTCAAATTGTAAACCATGTTTTATTACTCTTAACCATATTTCATTAAAACTAATCATTTCTTCTTGACTCATCTTTTCCAAAAAATCTTTTTTAAATTGTGGTAACATATTTATTTTTATTATACGTGAATATACGAATTGATTTTCAATTTTCCAAATTTACTAACAAGCTTGTGTTAAAACTTTAAATTCATTCTCTTCTGAATCTTGACCTATATTAAAAATAGACTGTTCTTTTAATTTAGCTTCTATTACTATATCTGGGTTAAGACCATAAGTATTAATTTTATTATAAATTAAATCAGAGTGAGCTTGAGGGCGAATTGTTTCATCTAATTTTTCTTCACGTCTACTTTCAGAATAATGACAACATTGAGTAACACCTTCAGGCCAAGTAATAGATGCCATTTTAAGTGCTTCTTCCTCAGTTAACCCTCCAGTATTAAATTTATGATGGAAATAATCAAATGTAATTGGAATACCAATTTGTTGATAAATACCATCAAACAAATCTTTAACAGAGTATTCGTTTGGACTGTCATCATTTTCAATAACTAAGCGTTTTTGAGTGTCAATATTCAATAAACTAAAATTCTGCACAAAACGCGCCAACGTTGTGGATTTATCACCATATGCACCTCCAACATGAATATTTATTTTATTGTAAGGTGATGGGTCATAACCCATCATATTAAATTGCTCACTATGAAAATTTAATTCTCTAATAGTTTTTTCAACTACTTTTTGAGTAGGTGAAGCTAAACAATTATAAGGGCCTGGATGCATCGTAAGTCGTTGTCCTCCATCTTTAGCAATTTGCCCAATCTCAAACATTATTGATTTAATCTCATCATAATCTTTAAGAGTTTTAACATCATATTCATCTGACCAAGGGAATATTTGGCTAGATAACCGAAATAACTTGATTTTCATCTCATTATTCCACTGAACAATAGTTTTAAGATCTTTAACATTAAGTAATGCAAGATCGGAGACATAATCAATACCTTTAGCATCAAATGTTTTTCGACGCATTGTGCGATTTGTCATAATTTTGTTAGCACTTAGTGCAGTATTAATACAAGCGTATCCTAGATTCATAACCTTTATTTTTTTATTACGTGGTGAATATACGAAAGATATCTTAAAAAACCAAATTTATTTAATAAGTTCTTTGATGTTTTAGAGTATATTTTAAATTGCTATTTTCTTCCTTTAGTTTTCTATTAACTTCTTTAAGATAATCAATGTCTTGACTCATTTTTAGAATAGTAGCATTACACTTATTAATATTTTTTTGAAGGTTTACAACCTTCTTCTTATTAAAAAGATCCATAACTTACTTAATAATTTCCCAAGTAAAAACAGGTCTATTTCTTTGATATTGCTCCATAAACCATTCTAAACGATCGGTTTTAATTTGCATTTCTTGTACTTTTCCACTTTCACTTTCAGTAATCTTGATTTTATATAACATATTTTTTAATTTTAATTAGGTCGTCTCGAAACTTCTCTCCTTAACAATATAACATCTATACATACGTATATATTATGATATCACCAACCCTACACGACCAGTTGTTTTTAAATAGTAAGTATTTGCAGGAATTGTGGTAGTAGGGGTAAATGTAAATGAACCACCCTTACCAAATAGACTTACGGAAAAACCATAGGTATTTTCTTGCAAAGACCCTTCATCAATATCTTGTAAAAAACCACCAAACGCTCCGGCTATTGGTGTTTGAGTAAGAAGATTTTGATTTGCGGTTGAGTTAGCTTCCAGTGTAAAGTAAGCTACCGAACCAATCGTCGTCGCGGTATTTTCTAATTCAAAGAGATATTGTTGACCGGCAGTCATAACTGACGTTCCTAAAGATCCACTTCCGTTTAGTGATGAGCTGGGATATGTTGGCATAATTCTATTATTTTGTTATAAATATCATGAGTTGTGGGTTCCGTTTATAATATCCGAAGAACTTAAGCCTTGATAGCGAGGCACATACAACATTGCTTTAGCCCACTTTTTACCTATAATTGTCTTATTTCTATACTCCTCACCAATTACAAATACTTCGGGAGCCAAGCGTTTAATTAAACCATCTAGCTCATCATCCGTATTGAAAGGAATTACATTCCTAATGTATTTTATACTTTGTAGGAAGAGCATTCTATTTTCAAGAGAATTCACCGGTCTACAATCACCCTTCATCTGACGAATACGCTCATCTGAGTCAATTCCTACTATCACATCATTTCCTTCCTCCCAAGCTCTTTTAAATAGTTGGATGTGCCCCGCATGGAGCACATCAAAACAACCATTTAACCATGTGACTCTAGTTCGCATATTGAAGTGCTACATCAAACAATTCTTTATTGATCTTCATATCTTGCTTGAAGTTCTTTATCTCACGAGCTTTACGTGCTTTACCACCTGCTCGGTAATCGAAGTCACCTGTTACAATTTTTTCTTGAACTACATTAAATACTGACCAAAGGTCTGTACCGTAATCTTCCTTACGTACGGGCTGAACTAAAGCTTTATAATCAATTTCAATACGCTTCATTTCTTGCTTTGAAAATCTAGTATTAATGGCATCTTTAGCAAATTGTAGAATTTCTTCTTCTGCCATTTCTTGAGCTTTCATCTTATTCATAGATTCAACTGTAAGCGGAAGCTTTTCTACCATGTCCTTAAGTAAAACCTGAAGATCCTCAAATGTATAACCCATATGACGCATTTTAACGGCTTCAAATTGCGTATCTGCAATAACTAAACCATTTGCACAAATCAAACGATATAAACCTGCTTGAAATTGGAAGGAATTCTTACCATCGTGAGAATTTGTTAGTAGAATTTGTGGAAAAACTGTATCACCATCACTACCATTAATAACAACATCATCATTTCTAAACACTAGCAAGTGCTTTTGAAATCCTTTTGTTGAGTTCTTACGAGCCTTAACTTCTTTGGCTTCAATTGGCTTCCAACCTAGAAGCTCCATATCATCAATTACACGCTCCGTTGGAATGTGTGTATACTTGTCTGAAACCTCACTACTTGGCTTCGTTGAAAAAACTGAAGGTGCCATTTTGGCAATCGCTTCTTTTGTTAAATACTTTGCTTCTTGCAAATTTTCTGAATTCATCATAACTTTTATTTATTTAAATTAAACTTTTATTGTGTTTTAACCTCATTTACCCCGTAAATATACGAAAGCTTCCTCGCTTCTCCAAGCGATTCACCGGAAGTCTTTAAATTACTTTTTAACTAATAGACTTGGTGAAACATTAATCAAACCACCAATTCTACCATCACCAACATTAATAGCTTGAACTTTAATGTTCTTATTGTTAATTTTAATAATTTTAAATTCATCATTAGGAGAGACTTTTTTATGATTAATACCAACCACATCTCCAATTTGAAAATCATCTTTTGAAGCTTTTTGTGGTGCATCACCAACTCGAGCTGTCATTTTTGCTCTTAATTCTTGAGCATCAAACCTAATTGTGCCTAATGAAATAGTAACACCATAATCTTTTTCTAATTGAGCGACTGCTTTTGCGAAATCACCTCTAAAACCTTGAACTTTTTGCTTATTTAACATAACCTTTATTGAATTTAATTAACACTTGGGCTCGCACCCCATTTACCCTGTAAATATACGAACGCTTTCTCGCTTCTCCACGCAAGTCACCGGAAGCCTTTAAGAAATTGTTGCTAATGTAAACACTACAATCATAAGTGCTACATAAATCACTGAGGATATGTCTGTTTTATGTTTCATGGCGATATATATGGGTTTTAATTAATTACCTATGGTTATTTATATTACCCCATGATGAAGTAGCTATTACGTTATATACATATATCTTCTATCGATGTGAAGAAATCGTCGTTCGCTACTATTTGCGCCTTGCGGGTTTTTATTTTCTTTATCCTATATGGGCTTACATATAATTTTTTTGAGATGCGTTATTTTGTATGTAGTTGCATATAATATATTTGTATATACAATCGATGGGTTAGTTTTATACTCGCTCTAATAAGCCCACTACACCCTTTCTTGCGCATATACACGCCCGATGGACGGCGGCATACCGTGGGTTATTATGCGGTACGTACGCCGCACGCCGCCCGAACTATTATCTATATTATATTACACCCAGTACTACATAAGTAATAAGTAATATATAGTAAGGTACCCACCACGGTAGGTTATGTCACCGTAGGGGTACTTACAATGGCCGTCGACGCCACCTTATATTTAATAATGACGTACTAGTACTTATGATACTTGGTACGCACCCTCTACTACGCGCCTATAACCATCATACTGATAATTACCATTGTCAATCACCACGCCATCCTTAATCGCCAATGCGTGTTTATTCACGGCTAGTATGTAATTGCCTTTATTAAACCGCTGTGCAAATGCTTTAACTGTAAATGCAACCGGCTTGTGCTTATATTTTGGATTAACCATGTCACCACCTTGTTTAGGCCCGTGACCTAGCACCTTTAACTTTCTAGTAATGCCACTATCAAATAGACTCAATTGGCCCACCTCATCAAACGTCATTTCCTTAACGTTGTCCAAAGTAGACATAAACTGTTTTGTACCTTCACCTTTCTTACGTTTGAAAGTGTCGGAAACATATTTGTGTGCTTGGGAATAATTCACGTCACAAGCATTCGCAATGGCTCTCACCACGCAATCATTACTCTCGCCTTTAGCTGTTTGATCAGAACCACTAACTGCATAACCACTTTTAAAATTCTTTAACATAACCTTTATTTTTAATTAATAACCTTTATTCGATGGACTTATCTCATCATTTACCCCGTAAATATACGAACAAAGACTCGGGTATCCAAGCCTTTTGGCGGGAGTCTTTAATTAAACCCAACCAATTGATTTACCATAAAATGTGGTAAGTGAGCAGGTGAGCAAACCTGGACGTGGGTGATTGAGCTTATCGTCACGACGCTCACCGTAAATATTCTTACCAGTGAAATTACCATATCGACTGTAGCTCTCCTGGTAGTACACTTTATCACCATCAACATCAACCTTCAAACACAGACATGAGCCCGTATTACTGTTGTTATCGCTAAATAACTTGCCCTCATACTCCATGATGTCCTTAACATCCCCTTCACTTAATTGTCTTACACTATACATAACCTTTATTTTTTTAATTTAACTTGCGTTCCCGCCTCATTTACCCCGTAAATATACGAAGGCTCCCTCGGGGAACCACATATCTTCGCCGGTGCCTTAAAGAAATAGTTATGAATATTCGCGAACCGCGCGTTTCCGTTATGTTCACAAGTATATACTCGTTACCTAGTGGTAAGGTTGGATGCGCGGGCAAGAGGGGTTAACGGCAGTGCCACTTTAGTCCATATACCCTTATCAACGTTTGTTACATACGCTTAATCTCATCCATCCACGTGTCATATTTAGCCATTTGTTGGTCATACTTACGCTTAGAACGCGCTCGTGAACGCTCCTCTAACCACGTCCACCCAAATGCAAATAGGAATATTGCAGGAACACCTATTAAAGCAATTATTATCTCATTATCCATATAATGTTGATTTTAATTATTAGTACTCATTTGAATCATCTCCCACGTCGTTATACTCTCCACCGCGACGATTTAATTTATCTCCACCGCTGCTGGAATCCCATTCATTCTCATCTCTATCCACCCATTCGTCATTTCTCTGCTTTGGGTTTTGAGCAAACATCTTCAGTCGTTTAATTTCATTTATGTAATCAAAACGCTCTTGCAGTGTCATTTTACTCATCAATTCTTTATCTAATTCTACTCCCATTAAAATATAAGTTTAATTACTAACCCACCTAAAATCATTCCAACAACACAACCACCAGCTATTGTAATAAACCAAAAGAATGCTTCCTCATTTTTCTTACGCTTAGGGCTATCATAGTAAGGATGCTCATCATATTTACTTTTTACATCATCATATTTTCCATCTTCCAACTCACACCAATTCCACTTTTTACGATTGTATTTTCTACCTGTTTTATTTTCCATTTGAAGTTATATTATTGGTCTATATTAAAATATTCATCTACATTGTTTGGTTGAAAACCAGCCCCTAAAGCTAATTGCTTACATATTTGGTAAAATTCACCAATTGTTAAATCGCTATGATCTCTTTTTATCACAACCTCTTCATCCCAATGTTTAAAACTTAATGTTGATTCTTGATTTACTATCATATTATATAATTTACATTTCACGTTTATCCCCATGTATTACTTTTACAGTTGGGAATCTTAAACTAATACCACCTTTATCATTTTTGGTTTCCTCAAAATATTGAACCGTAATTACTTTACCTAAAATTGATCCATCCATATACTCCAAACGCTGCTCTTGGGTAAATCCACTACCTACCTTCACAATATGTCCTTTATGTTCAATCCAAACCTGAGCCAACATCGTCATCGACTCAGACTTACCATCTCTAACTACCTCATGTGTATCATTATCCCACCCTAACACTTCATACTCAGCATCATGGAATTTCTTTACCTTAACCAAGTTTTTAGTACGCTTACCTTCATAACCACAATTCTTACGTAACATTAAACCTTCCCAATTATCTTTACATTCAATATTTCTCCAATATTCAAAATGATCCTCACCTGTAATTAATGTTTGATCTGTAAAACGTAAAATATCACATTTACTTTCTATCATTGGCTTATCTAAATTATTTCTAACCCAAGACCTACATTTAAGCAAACGTGTTTTTAATGGCTCTGTACCTTTACCACTATCAAATTCATCATTTCTCAACATATCAAATACCATATATGCTGGGTTTTTAATTTGATGATCTTTACGTCTCAATTGCTTCATTACACCTTGAAAATCTTCATTACCATCTTCATCAACTAAACAAATCTCACCATCAAATGTAGTACTAATAATACCAGTATCTTCAATAGCTTCTTTAACTTTATTTAATGTGGTAAATTCTTTACCTGTTCTACTAAATAATGAGCAATTACCCTCACTATCAACTCTAGCTATACATCTAACTCCATCTAATTTTCTAGAAACATACCATTCATCACTCCATTCACATTTACCTTTATACTCTTGAGCCAACACTACGTTAAACTCAGGAATAAGACCTGGTACTGCTTTATTAATAACTTTAGCTCCAGCCCTAATACCTAAATCTTTATCAATAATTTTATAAACATTATGTCCATAAGCAGTAGCCATTTCAAACCCATTTACTTGATGAATTGCATCATGTCCTGTGTAAACTCTATTAGTTAGGTCATTTAACAAACTAAAAACATCCTTATGTGTGTTATATTTGAATTTCCCTTTATTTTTCTTACACGTTTTACTGGTGACATAGTATTGTTTGTAGGGGTTATATGTCGCTTCAAGTACATCATGAATAAACGCAGAACTACGCTTAATAATGTCTATTTTGTCCGTAGCACTGCTCGTACTTCGCATTTCATTTATAAAATCTTCTAATTCAGTCATAACCATTATCTTTCTAATATTACAAATGAACCAAAATACTTATCAAATACTTCAATTAGATTCTCATAATCACCTGAAGTCATTTCATCACTTATCTTACTAAAATCTAATTTGAGTTGGTTGGCAAAGTTTTTAGCAAAGCCTAGTAATGCAAACGCATTACCATCGGGACCTGTCAAGTCAATTATCATTGGAGTTGACGGTTTTAAATCTTGTTTTTTTCTAATCATAACCTTTATTTTTTTAATTATTAATTCGGCTTCGCGCCTCATTTATACGTAAATATACGAACCCTCTCTTGCTTCTCCAAGCAATTCACCGGGAGTTTCAAATTTGTCTATCAGGATGCCAATTATAATCATCACCACCCTTATGTTTAGGTTTACGTTTATAATCTTTTTTACTCTTATGAATATTACCTCGCATAGCCTGCCAAATTTCTTGTTGAGTGAGTGTTACTTTCTCTAATTTTTTATTTTTATCCTTTTCAGTACTCATCACTAATTTTTAAAACATCATCTCCATTATAACTAATATATCCATACCATCCATTCAATATGTGTCCAAACCCAAAATAATTATGAGGTGCATTATCAATATTACAATCAAATATTTGTTTATTAATGTGAAATCTTACTTTATTAACTTTCCACTTTTCATAATTTTCATACATTATATCTAATGTTTCTTGATTACTTACATAAATAATAACTTCATCATATTCCTCCTCAACACTACCATTATAAATTATAGTATTATCATAATACAACTCATTCAATAGTTGTTTTTCATAAGGCTTTATATCTGTTTTTATAAAATTAACTCTACTATTATGTGATGTTTTATGAAAATCAGCTTCATAAAAAGCCCAGGCTAACTTATTAATTGGTAAATATTTTAAATCAAAAGTACACTCATCATCATCTTTCCAAATAGTACTATACTTTTCTTCAATCCTACATCTTTCTTCCTCAATTAATCGCTCTGATTCATTATCATAACCATCAAATTGTCTGTGTGAGAAACTACCTTGACTAGCATAATTGTATTTATATAATTCTCTAGGTAAAAACATTACTTTACCCCTAGCTTCAATATGTCTCCAAATATTAAGATCATTTTGAAAATAATCTAATTTACCATCATAATCAAAATGTGGTATTACATTTCTCCAAGCTCGGCCATAAGTCATAATAAAATTACTCTGCGCCTCTAAATTAGGAGCAGTCCACTCAAACAACTCAACACCATTTTTATTTTTTAAAGCACCACAACATATCCCAATCAATGAAGGATCTTCCATAAAATGTTTAGCGTAAACTTCAAGTATATTAGGGTACATTGTGTCATCACTATCCATCTGGAAGATAACATTACCACTAGCACCATAATTAGGATTATAAAATAATTCTTTTTTTCTAGACTGAGTGTAATAAACTACCCTATGGTCATTTTTAGCTATCTCTTTTAAACGCTCTTCAGCATTTTTATCGGGAGAAAAATCATCAGTTACAACCCATTCCCAATATTTGTAAGTTTGAGCTTTTAAACCTTCATAAATATGGTCTACCCAATCACTTCGTTTATAGAATGATGTATTAACCGTAAAATTAATTCTTTCTCCCTTCATATTTAAAATGGTAATTCTTCTTGTTTTTGTTTACTAATAGGTTCAGAATGGTCTTCTAATTTTCTATAATTAAAAGAAGCAAAAGGTTGTTCACCTAATTCTAATATACCAACTCCACCACCATATTTACTATCAATTTCTTTCTTCATTTGATGAGCTCGTTTACGAGCCATATAATCATTTTCAGCATAAACATACATATCCATCTTTACAACGTATCTTTTTTCTTCTTTACCCATCATTACTTTTTTTTAAATGTATTATATAAATTATACAAATATAAACCTAAAGCTGCAGGCCAAACTAATATACAAACAGCTCTTTCTATATTTGAAAATTGATTCTTAGTCCCAAATAGCAACCAGTCCCACAATGAAGTGAGAGCTGATCCTATTACTATGTAAATTAAAATATACATTATGCTGTCATGTTTATCGGCTCATCAAATAACCAGTTAACTTTATTTTTACTGTTCAAGTTGAAGAACAATTTATTTCCACTACCACCTCGACGGTTTTTACTGAAATGGAAAAAACGCTGACCATCACCGTCAAATTTTAAATGACCCATTGCTGTTGTCATATGCTTAATCTTATTTGACCCAACAAACGTTCCACCTTTAGTAACTTGTTGAATGATCAAAAACGTGCTATTAATTTTATCATCATTATTTGCTTGGTTATGCTCATCAAGCAACTGCAAAATTCGGTTGGTATTTGACTTACCAGTACCACCAAAATAATCAACATAATTATCTGAAATCTCAGCAAGCGAATCAATTAATACACAATCATAACCCTCTTTAAGTGCAGTTCGAAGAACAACATCAGGATTAACTTCACTATAATCACCCATAAACAAGATATCTAAATCTCCAAATTTTGGGAATCGCTTAACATAACCAACCATGTCAATAGCATTCATTTCACCTGAAATGAACAAACATTTTTTACCTTTCTGATTAAGATCAGCAAGAACATCTAACAATACTGTTGTTTTACCAACACCTGGATCACCAGTAACTACAACATTTGTACCAGGCATTACTCCACCTTCCATACTGAAGAATGGATCAACCTTTGTACCTGTTTTCATTGGCTCAAACAATTTCTTGTTGAATTCCATATTATCCATTTTAACTGTTTTAACAACAACACTTTGTGTTGGGTTGTTAACAACTTTCTTACTCGGACGACCTCTTTTAACTTTATTTACCATAACCTTTATTTAATTAATTTAACATTTCTGGGCTCTCACCTCATTTACCCCGTAAATATACGAACGCTTCCTCGCTTCTCCACATATTTTGCGCATTATTTTTAACTTAATGTGGAATTCTTTAACATTTGGTTGAGATGAGCTGTGTTTCTAGCAGTTGAACACATTCTAATCACTTCAGCAACTTTATCAGTTGATAACCAACCTGCAACTTGATCACCATTACCTAAAACAACATCCTTATTGTTACCTGTAATCATAATCTCAGCAGATGTGGCTTCCCAAAATTCACCCTTCATAGATTCATCAAACGAACCATCATTTTTCCTGCTACAGTAGTTACCTACACCCCATTGAACTGATATACCAAACCCGTTTTCAAAGGTCATATTAAACCCTTTATTAAATGTACTAACAAATTTACTCATAACCTTTATTTTTTAATTATTAATTCTAAATTATTATCTTCAAATTTGATACCAACAACTTCATGTCCATTATCAACTTCTACTTTTTTGATGAACTTATTCAAATCAAACGATCTAAACATGATACCACTTAATGCTTCCCCATCGAAACCATCTTTCCAGAATATCTTTTCTTCAAACTTTTCCATTTTTATTTTTATTTTGGGCTCGCACCCCATTTACCTTGTAAATATACGAAGGGGATCTGGCTAAGCCAAATCCCCTCGCATGAGTCTTTAATAAATTTACTGTTTGTCTTTTGTGGGTTTAGTAATTGGTTTAGGAGCTGTAAACGAAGGTGGGGTTACTACAGGTTTTGTAGGTCTTGGCTTTGGATTTACAGGTCTTATAATTACTGGAGGTGTATTATAATAATTGTAGTTGTAAGGATATCTATTAATCCCATTATCATAATAATAGTTGTTATAAACTTTTGGTCTTAATGAATTGACATCAATAAGAATTGTATCACCCTGAGGAGTGACACCTAATACTTTAACAAAATTATACTCTGTTGAAGGTTGGTAAGAAGCACAACTTATTATAGATAAGAGTACTAATACTACTAAAGATTCTTTCATACATTTTATACTAGCGGAGTTCCTAGCATTATTTTTTCATGCTTTGTACCAGCAATGCTCCTTGTATATGAACCATCATCGTTCATAATAATATCTTTACCAGCCAATGCTTTCTCAATAGTAGCTTGGTCAGTTACCTGAGGTACACCTGCTTTAAGTAAGATATCTTTTATTTTTCCTGATACTTCAACATAAAAACCTGGTTTTTTTAACCTATCTATTTTATGTGTAATAACAGCTCTTTTAGCTTCACGAGAACCATCATGGCCTGTAGCAACGAACTTTTCACCAGCAGCTTTACGTTTAGATACGTTAACTGCATCAATATCTCCATCATCATCTAAATCAATCACTTCATACTCAGCACCTCTGCCTGTTTCTTTATCTACGTCACCAACACTTTTAAAATTACTATGACCTCCAATGTAGGCATAAGCAGATTTAATTAACTCTATAATATCATCAGCTTCATCAGAAGCTTCTGTAGAACTTAATTTATCCCAATCCCCTTCTAGCAGGTATTGATTTTTAAAGTATTTTTGTAGATTAAAACTCATATTATTCTCCAGTTACTAAATCTTTAGCACTAATAATTGCTTGTTCTAAACCATCATGTACATCATCACTACCTATATGATAAAATTTTTCTTTAGCATCTTCCATATAAGCAACAAATTCCATTACTTCATCTGCTGAAGGCATATTCCAAACACCTTCTTTAATTTCTTCTTTATCTTGTTTAGCTTCATAAGCTGCTTTAACACTTTCTAGTGTTGGTAGTGCTTCACCTGTCTTTCTAGTATCATACCCAGGTGAGTTTTCATTTAATAGTGATTTTTCACCAAGAAATTTTTTCAAGTTAAATTTATCCATTTTATTTTATTTTATTTTTATTTTTATTGACCTCTTCCAAATTCAAAAGCAATACCAAACTCTTGGCCTACTTCTTCTAATACATCTGATGGGTCTATTCCTGTATCTCTAATCATTTGAATTATTTCACCTATTACTTGGCCAGATCTTTTATCTGTACCCGCAGCACCAAAGCTTATTTCAGCTAATCTCAATTGCTTTTCATCATACTCCATTTCTTCTCCATCAGCTTTTTTAACTGAGTAAGCATTAAGATCAGACCCAAACATCCTACGTGTTTTAGTAATCTCCATTTCTGGACCACCATTATTCATGGTTACTTTATCACCAACTTTAAATTTAGCTTCGTTAAGATATTCTCTAAAATTATTTAATTCCTTCATCTTATTTAATTGTTTTATTATACATATCGCAAAACACATCAAGTGGCACTCTATGTCCCATTGTTTTAACGCGATGAATTTGAGATTGCATATACTTACCGGCAACATGGTCTTTAAGGTAATCTAACGTTTTACTACCATCAATAACGGTGTCTTTTTCACCCAACACCAAATGAAAGTTATCAGGAACATGCTCTTTTACAAATTTAGGGAAATTAGGCTCAATTCTTCTAGAATGCAAAGCAGGATTAAAAGCAACAACTGGAATTTTATAAAGCGCTCCTAAAACGAATGCAGAATAACCACCCATTGATGAACCTATAATTACATCAGGTTTAAACTCCTCAACTGTGCTAATAAGGAATGGAAATATATCACTCCTTGTATAATCTAACTCAGGTGCATGAACAAATGCTTTAGTTGCTAAGAAATCAACCTTATCACCACCCTGTGGACTTTCTAAACCATGTAAATATAATATTTTTTGTTTCATAACTGTATTGGGCGTGCGCCTCATTTATACCATAAATATACGAATAATTTCTTGCTTCTCCACATATTTTTGCAGAAGTCTTAAATATAAAGCGGCATCCGTGCTTGGTTATGTAACCATGCTATTTCAGCCATATCATCATCAAATTCAAACCCCCAAACTCTAAACATTGACATTTGTCCTCTCCATTTCTGAGTATTGGTAAACCTCATCCCAATAGTAAAATTATCCCCAAGTGTAGTCATTGCTGTAGAACAAGTTCCACTGGCAACTGGACCAGCAGTGTACCCATTCCCACTACCATAATATAATTTACTAGTATTGGTTGAAGAATTCCCAGTCATAACACCATGATGTCTAATACTACTATCACTTCCATTATATTGAAGTCTTGCCGACCAATTCCACCTAAACCCTTGATAGCCCATATAATTCCAAGTTCCACCATCATTCCTACCATCACACAAATATTGATCATCAGTAACATTATTAGTGTTTCCTATATACTCATAAGTAAGTTGCCCGGTAATTGCTGGATCTGAAGTATTTGTAATTCCAGCAGCATTATTAAAATTAAATGTAGCATCCCAAGGCCATGAAGTGTAAGCAGCAGTTTCAGAGGGTGCAGTACCACTAATTGTATTTGCTGATTGATTATGACTATCTACATAAGACGTTAATGTGGTCCCATCCCAACACTCATCCATGTGAAACTCATAATTATGTACAGGTCGTAAATCAATACTTTCAGTACCTGGTCCTTTTATTGGAGGCCAACCACCTTCAGTCCAAAACCAACCACCTACTCTATAAAGCTGTAGTACAATAGTATTCCAATCTGTAGTTGAATCTGGTGTGTTACCTAATGTAGTAAAATATGGAAGCGAGAGTAACCAATCTACATCTAAATGATCACCTTCCCAAAAATTTATTATATTTTCAGGATTTTCTCTTGATAAAATATCATGACAACAAAACACCATTTGTGGATCTCCATCTGGGCTTGTATTTGCTCCAGCACCTAACCCACCTTGATGACTAACCCAAGTCCAATTATTTGGATTAGCAACATCATTAATATCAACACGAGGTGTTTGTGTATACAAACGCAAGCCTGAAAATTGATTTCCATTATGAACCGACATAGGTCTAAAGCCTTCTGCTACTTGAAAAACACTTGCTACACCATGTGACTTCCAATCATTCCATTTTCTCATTTTTGATTATAAATATTGAGCCTACAACTCTTATTCCCAGTCTTCCTCAAGGCGAGGACGAGCTTTCGTAGGCCTCTTCTTTTTATGCGCTTCTTTTGGCGCAACCAAAACCTCACCACAATTATCGCATGTGTATAAGTCGGTTATCATGTTTATACTAAAATCATTTCCCCCACACTTCAAACAGGGGTGGAATGGATCTTCTTCAATCCAATCGCCATAATTAACTTTTGACATTTTCTTCTAGAATTTCTGCTTCTTCAATGGTTTCACACATTAGGAAATGGGTTTGAGATCTAAGAACGTGATCGCACCCAAGGTAATCTCTATAGTCTTGTAAGAGTTGCATGTTTAATTTATTTTGACCTTTAACTTCAAATACGTGGGTTGGTACCTCACGCTTTACAATGTAAGCATTGTCATTTACATATTTTAAGTAATCGGTTATCATCGTATATACGTATTAACTGGATATTATTTGTATAAAAAGCTTTTTAGCTTCTTTTTCCACGTTTTGTTTTATATTCATTTATTGTTGCTTTGCCTTCTTTTTTATTTTTTTCTGCTACAATTTGTCTATAGATTGGACTATTCCATTCACAACCTCTATATTCTCGCTTTTTCATATGCTTCTTCTAATGTTATTCCTTCACTTTCGGGCCTAAACCCAACCATAAATCCTTTTTCATCAACATCTAATTCATCTAGTTTACCATCAAACCAACAATCATCATGGTAGTGAGCCCACCATCCATTTTCTAGTAAATATTTTCTTTTATTTACTTCCATAATACTTGGATACAAATTAAAATTAATGATAGACATAAACTAACAATTGTTTTAGGATTTAAAGTTTCACCGAAAAAATAATTAACACCAACAGCATAAATTATCATCCCAACCCCAAATCCTACAAACCTAGCAGGCCATAATAAACCTTCAAATCCACTAACAGTATATTTAGTTCCCCAAATATAGAAAAATGATAGAATTATACCCGCTGCTGCTACTAACAGTTCATTCTTTCTAAACCAATCTGTTTTAAAAAATTGTCCGTTTAATTGGAAGAATGTTAGCACATGAGCTATACTAAACATGAATATTCCAATTAGCATATCCTTATACAACATAACTTTAAATTTTATTAAATTGAATTCTATGAATTAATTCTTCTAAATGTTGCATTGCTTCGCTATTGTTACGATCTTCTACTAATTGAAGTATTAAATTTAATTTTCGATATAGATTTTCCTTTTCTAGTTTATCCATTTTGTTTATTTTAGTGTTACATTAAAGTAATCTGTTAAAAAGTCACTTGGGTAAGTATAAACCTCACCAGTATAATAACTTTCTTCCAGTTGTCTAGTACCATGTTTAATGCCTGCTTTAGCAGCGGCATAAGCTACTTTTGTACCTAATTCGCCACCAGCAGCTCTACCTAAATGGTCGAATAGTGAAATATATTCACCTGTGTATTGTTTTGTATTTGCCATATTATGAGTTATAAATTTCTTTTTCTAATTCATCTAAATCCACCTCGTAGATATCATCTTCTTCTACCTCCATTTGGTTTAAACGATCTGTTTCTAAATCATCTCTCCAAGCAATTTCTGGAAGTAAACCTGCGTTTTCAATTAATGACCAAATTCTTTCTTTCCATAAATTCATATGAACTCCTTCAATGGTACTTTCATAACCAAATTGCCTAGTAAATTCACCTAAAATATCAACAAACTCACTTGCTAATTCATTTAACTCACCATCAACTGGGAAATTATCACCAAACTTATCAGAACCATTAGTTCCAGTTTCATACATTTCTTTAACTACTAACCACTTGGGGGTTAAAAAACTTTTTTCAATTTTTGCCATAACTTTTATTTTTAATTAATTAATCTTCTATATCTACTGTAATAAACTCTTTAGTAGTGTCTATTTTATCTAAATGGTATTTAACATTATCCATAATCTCCCTCATATCATTTACCATACTCTCTAAATCTGAATTTCTTACACAATTTTTGATTTCATAAATGTAATCATTCACCGTGCTTAATTCATAGGTAACATCTTTTAATTCTGGGACGCAATCCCAACCATCATGTATTGTTTTAATTTTCATACCTTATGATTTTTTAATACACATTAAACATATCCCACCAAGCATAAAGGACATAACACAAAATGCCATTTCATTATCAATACCCTCAAAAGGGATATAATTCTGAACGGCACCATGCATTGTTCCTATACTAAGCATAAATGCACTTACTGCTCCTACTAAATACTTAAAATCAATTTTCTTCAACATAACTTTTATTTTTATTAATAATTGGGTTTGCACCCGTTTTACCCTGTAAATATACGAAGGCTTCCTTGCTTCTCCAAATTTTTATGCGCGAGAATAAGGACCATTATATTGATACATAATTCCTAATGTAGGGTGAGTGATGTTATTACCATGTTCTAATTGGTCTGATAGCACCTTAGACATTGCTAATGCTTTTAATGCAGTAACAAATACAGTACCATTAATAACTTTTGAATTTGACGGATTTAAATTTACTTTTTTCATATAACCTTTATTTTTATTTGTGTTCTATTGGCTTCATGCCTCATTTACCCCGTAAATATACGAAGGCTTCCTTGCTTCTCCAAATTTTACGCGAATATCTTCCAATTACTTTCTTCTTGAGTTGCTGCTATTTCATAAGGATGGTTATTATAATCATAACCCATATTGTAATATCTTTTCATCCATGATGGAGACTGTAAATAATGTTGGTATTCGTGTATTAGGGATTTTATAATAGTCTCTTTATTAATCATTTTAGGCCAATAAATTATAATAGTATTATCAACTTTATCATATTCAGCATCAGGATTACATTCTGTTTCTGATAGTATATCTTGGTCATACTCATCACCTGTTATTCTTATATAAATGTTGTGGTGAATTTCAATATAGGGAGTACAATTGTGATATTTTGAATGTCCATAATATTTTTCTATCTTTGGGTAAGATTTATTTATTATAGACTGAATGCTCTCTTTATTCATGGGGTGAATATACGAATAGTTTTTGGCTTATCCAAATTTTTAACATAAAAAAGAGGCACCGTTAGGTGCCTCAATCTTAGGATCAGAGGGGAAATAATACTAGAGATCCATTTTATCTGCTATATAATTATCAAAATCTTCTTTGAAATCATCTTCACTAAAATTAACATAATCATCAACACCATTTAATCTAATAGAATTAACTAATGATTTTACATATACTGTCCATTGATCATCAATTACTTTATTTTCAGTAATAAATTCATTCCATTTTGCTTTGTAACTTTCTGCCATATCTTCTTTTTCTTTTTCGTTTAAATTTTCTTCTACTCTAAATATTCCTGCACCGTCAGCTGGCATTTTAAATTCAAATTGATCTGCAATTGAACGAATACCATTATTTTTAAGTGTCATCCATTCATTACCAAACCATACATAACCATAATCACCACCATACTCATCTACTTTCTCACCGATTTGTAATCCTGCTTCTATTACATCCTCATCAAGAACCATTTTGTCAGCAGGTTCATCATATTTTGAATCAATAGTACCATCTTCATCTACAGATGAGATATATCCTGTATTTGCTATTTTTTTAGCTTGTTCATCAGTATCGTAATGGTCTAGTAATGCTTTACCTAAACCTTCTGGGTAACCATCATAGTGGTTATATGTGCATGTGAAGTTTCTGTCTTCGTCTAAATAACCTATAAGTGCTCGTGTTGCCATGTTGTTTAATTTATATTCGTTGATAAATATTACAAATTATATTCTAATTGCCATTTTTTAATAAGGTTTTTACCTACCCCCAATTCTAATATAATAGATGTATCAGGTACACCTGGGAGTTTTTTAGCAGAGTTAATATAATCTATATTTTCATTATTCCAAATTTTCATTTTAGTTACGGCATTTGAGCGATTTGATGATTTAAACACCATAACCACTGGTAGTTTACCATATGGTTTACCTTTTTGAATCTTTGGTTTAAATTTACTATTTAGTTTTTTTTCTTCAGGACCTTCAAAATTTTCTACTTTCCAAGGACCATTTTTATGTTTGGCATCATCAAAATGCCATAACTGTCTACCACCTAATTCTGGTTTAGATGGTACATCAATAAATTCTAGAACATATTTTGTTCTACGTTCTGTTTGTTCTGATGGTCTACCCCTGCTCATTTCTCATTTGTTTTACGTGTTTACAATTTCCTCTAGTTCTCCAAGTACCAGGACAATCACAATGATATTTACCTGAATCTGGGTAGTATTTCGTAGTATACTCAGCATCACTACTACTACTTTTAGATATTTTAACTACAGTTTCAGATTTAGTTACTTTAACTTTTGGTCTAATCCACTGAATATCATTTAAAGTAGTGTTTGGATCAACTTCTTTCCATGTTGGTACAATATACATTTTACCATTTGATTCTACTAATGACGGAGGTATAATTTCATGTTTATGTTCATATTTGAACCTTTGTACATTAACAAAGGGACCAAATCCTTTAGGATTAAAACCAAATGCTTCACCATCAGGTCTATAAATAATCCTAGACCTAATGTTTCCGTATTTATTTAAATTTGAAAATTTCCAGAGTGCCATATGCGTTACCTTTATTTATACCTAAATATACGAACCTTCTTTTGCTTCTCCAAATATTTATGCGGGAGTCTTTACTCCTCGTTTACTAACGACTTTAGACGCCACTGTATTAGCATATTTAATAGCATTAGGAACAGATGGGGCTGTTACATATGATATAGCAAATGCAGCTGTAAATGTGTCACCAGCACCACTAACATCAATTGTTTCTTGTGGGTTATTAGATGGGAATATTTCTCCCATGTACATTGAACCCTTAGCACCTAAAGTTACAATAATATTTTTATCATCTAATCCATAATTGTTTTCCCATTCTTCTTCATTTAGTTTAACAAAATTAAAAGAATTTATAACTTTATCTGTAAGTTTACGTTTGCTGTCTAGGATAGATAGTCTTGAATGTGTAGCAATTTTTATTAAATCTAAATCTGTTAAATATCCCTTATCATAATCACTTACGATAACAACATCAGCTTCTTTAATAAAATGTTTATAGTCATTACTCCACTTAAAAGATTCAATTTTACTATCACCTTCATCAACTCTTAAAAACATATGGTTTGTTTTCCCTTCAACATACCTAGTTTTAGTTATTTGTTTTAAGTTTGAAAAATGTATAACTTGTGAGCTTGGATCTAATGCCTTAATATTAGCACAAGTATTTCCTGACATGCCTGGGTTTACTTCAGTGTGGGTTGGTATTAAAACTGGTACAGGTGCTTCAGGAGATAATCTATTAATTTTACAATAGATAAATTTATCAACACAAGTTTCCCCTACTACTACTACTTTTAACTTTTTCATAACTTTCCTTTTCCAATTGTTGGTCTAAACTAATTAATACACACATTTTTCTTAACTGTATTGGATAAAACATTGCCATTTCCAATAATATTTCATCATCAAAGTGTTCAAAATGGTTGGTTGGTGTTTTTAACATTTATCTGTTTACAGTATATAGTGGTTTAGATTTTTTTACAATTTTCAGACTTCCTTTATTAATCATCCAGTTTCTCCACAACATACTCTGGTCTACTGTTTGTTTCATTGAATTCTTTGACATAATCTTTCTACATTTTTAAATTTTACCTTGCCCTCTATAGGCCTTTCTATAATTAACACTATTTTTTGATTTTGATGTTTTTGTTTTAGCGTGAACACCTGGACGCTTTTTCTTTGCACTCCCCCTGTGGGTGAATGATACCATTTTAGCCATTTTATTCGAATTTTTCTTTTAAGTTATTAATCAATACTATTTCTTGTAACATTGATACATATGCCGCGGCTTCAGCATATTGCTTATCTAATAATTTATATAATTGTTTTTCTGTTTTACATTTATAAGCATATGTTGAATACCATAAAGCATAATCTGTAAGTGACTCTTCCCAACTTTCATAATAAGCATGACCAAATTGAGTACCTTTAGCTAAATTAAGTCTAACTCGTGCTTCTTTCATACCAAATAAATTATGATTCTCTTTAAATATTTTTGAATCATAGTGTCCTGTTTCTAGAATTGACTGAGCTAACACAATATGAGGAAATTTGAAATTTAATTTTTGAATATTTTCTATTAATTTGTCCTCACTAAATTCATCTGTTGTCTCTACTAAAAGTATATCTTCAGTTTCAATTACATATTCTACTACAGGGGAATTAGCTAATCCTAAAAATAGGAAGGCACTAAAAAATATTATTGCTAATTTTAAAAATATTGATGTTGAACTAAAAGGTTCATACTTCAATTGGCTTTCATTGTACTTAAATAGTTTCATAACTTAAAATTTGTTTAAAAAATCTCCTTTAATTGTTTTACTTCTTAATCTCTCCTTTTTATCTTCATCTTTTAACATTTTATTTGCTAAACGTTCTAGATGTTTTTCTTTTTGTTTATCATAGTCATTAACAAGTTTGTCATGTTTTGACCTTTTAATATTTCTTGTTTTTTTAGCCATTATATTCTTGAAATTATATCATATTCATCCTCATCATTTGGGTCTAACCCTAATTCTTTTAAACGTTGAAGATGATAATCATCAACTTCCCATTCCACCTTCCCTTGATTTACTGGTTTATGATCTTCAATACCTTCTACCTGTTTATCACTAAAAATATCACCCACTGTTAAAAAGTAATGATTGTAACATAACAATTCTATATTATCTAACTTATAATTTTTTTTATTATTATCTTTAAAATGTAATAATAAAGGCATTTTATAATCTAATACCCTACGTTCTTCAAAACCACAATTAGCACATTTTTCTTCCAAATACCCCTCAGTAATAAGTCTATATTTAATCTTAGCTGGAGTGAAAGATGATGCGTTTGCTCTCCCTTCAATGATATCTAACAATGCCGGTTCTTTCCCACCAATTCTTAAAAATTTAGGTATGCCTTTACCTGATTGGTTTTTATGTTGTTCAAATAAACTATCATGAGTTTCACTTTCATAGAACTTAGCCCATTTTTTATAATGCTGGTAAGAACAATTCAAATATCTAGCAGCTGCCATGTTTGATTTTGTCTTAGCCATTGCAGCTAGAATAAGTTCTTTAGTAAGTGGTCTTGCTTTAGGCATCTAAATTATTATATGAATCTAATTTTGCTTTTTGTTTTTCAACTTTACTATACCTTTCCATTTGTTCAGGTGTCATAATTTGGATATCATTCCATGTGTGGTCACCTTTGCCGTGTTGCATGCTTACTGCCTTATATGCGCCTACAGTCGAGCATTCTACGCATGATTTATACCCATATTTAGTTAACCTTAATTCAGGCATAGGTTCTTTACATGCGATGCATGATATCATTTTTAATTTCATTAAAGTTATATTTAATTTACACTATAATTATAAACTATTTACGTGTAAATATACGAAAAGGATGTTAGATATCCAAATTATTTTATGGATTTGTATCTTATGTAAGACCATAAATCTTTTGGCTCCTTAAGTATAAATAATTTTTCATGGGGACCTTCTAAAGGTACTATACTACCATCAGGGTTAAATCTGTCATATATGTACCATTGAATCAATTCTGATGCTTCAGGACCATATAACATTCTCATTTGATTTTCTATAACAAACCATAACCCATCTGTTACTTTACTTAAATCTATACCGCTAGTTTGAAACACGGTATGTTCCATTTTTTCGGATTCTTCTAACCTTGTAATTAATCCTATAAATACTAATTCTTCAGTTACATCAATATTATCTTTAATATTAACTTCTGTACCCAGAACTATTTTAAATAGTTTTTTTAATCCATCATTCCCTGTATTCATATTATATTAATTCGACTGTGAATAATTTTTTGAATTGGTCTAAAGGTAATTTTTTCATTCTACTAGCTATTAAAAATGCTTCATTTATATCTTCAGCCCAACAACTTCCTATTTTTTCTTTAGTTTTATCGTTTAAAGAGTAATATTTGTATTTTTTCATAAGTTATGTTTTTTTATTAATTTTTTCAACTCATTACATCTTTCGTATTCTTCATTTTTAATAAGCATACGGTTGACTTTTTCCAAAACTGTTTTAAATTGGGGTTTTTTTAATTCTATAATAACAGACATATTAAACACATTAAATAATTCTGCCTTCTCTTTATTATTTTTTAAAGCATCAACTATTGCTTTTAAACTTTCTTCTAGTATAAAATCAACAAATACTTCGTTATCCCCCAACTCAATTAAATCCTGTTCATTATCCCAATCTAATTCTATATTTACAACCTCTCTTTTAACTACTTTATCCATTTTATCTTTTTCTTTCATCTTTAGCATGGTTTTATAGGTTCGATTATAAATATTTAAAATATAATTCCTTTAATACGAACACCTTTAGGACGGTGAGAATTGTTTTCATATAGGTTAGGAACCATTCCCCATTTATATTTAAACATTTCAGCAGCTGGGTTTTCTGTTGCTCTAAATTTTTCACTTTCTTTACCATTTTTAGTCGCTGTACTTCCAAAATGATATAAATGAGCATTATGAGTTCTAACAAATCCTAAACCCATCAAATCTAATTTTAGAAAGAAATCCCAATCACATATAAATGGGGATTGATACATTGTATCAAATCCTCCAGCTGCCATATAATATTTTTTATGCATCGCGAATGGAAAAATACCCCCATCAAGAGTTAATTCATCTTTTTTAATTACATTTTCATACTTAATAAATTCATCATATTCAAATTCACTGGGGTTTCTTCCAAAGTTATTAACTGGGAAATGAAATATACCGGGTCCTATAGGTTCAATTTGGTTTAAAGTCAATACTGTTTTTTCTTTATCAGATATAGTTAATACAGCTAAATCATAATCTTTACAAAAAACATTATCATCATTTACTATTAAAATAAGTTCATTGGTAGCATTCATAACCCCTAAATTAAGGGCCTGTTGCATTCCTTGGTTTTCACCCAAATCCAATACTTTAATATTATCTTTGTATTTGTCTAGTACTTCTTGACTTTCTTCAATAAAACCATCTACAACAACAATTATTTCATTATCAAAACCTTGTTGATCGATTGCTGAAAATAGACATAGATCTAAGTAAGCAGGATTCCTGTAAGTTGGTATTATTATGCTGATCATATTTTATTCTAAATTGATGTTTTTTTCCAATCATTTAATGGTGATAACCACTGTGTTTCACCATGAGTTGAATAACCCGGGATTGAAGTTATTAATAGTTGATTTTTTTCTCTTAATTCTAAAAACATACCAAAGTCATTAGGGTGAGCAGTATTAGTATGTTTGCGTATAATATCTTCATTAACCCTTAAAGTAGATACTTTAGCAGCAAATGTCATTGTTGTACTATTTGTAATCTTCCAATGACAACTATCAGTTAAATATACTCTTGTGTCTTCAGCTCCACCCTCACAATAAGGATTTCCTCCTTTATTAGGCGGTAAATATTTATCTGGGTGGTCATATAGTGATACAAATGATGCCCCTAACTTAAATCCTTCTTCTAATATTTTTTGTGAATCTAGTTTATGTAAATAATCATTCTCTAAAAAATAAATAATTTCATCATCATCATCACTCATTATAGCTTCATCTAAAGCTATATTAAATGTACGGGCACCATTACCTTCATTAACATAGTAAATATAACTGCGGGGTATATATTGTTGAATCATACTATTAGTCTCTTCTGATATATTGTCTGCAATTACAGACCACTCAGCATCTTTAAATACTTTTATAGCATTTGCCAAACATTTTTCATTATTGATATAGTCTGGTTTTATTTTATTATAGCCTGCGTCTGATATTCTATATATTACTTTCATTTACGTTTTATAATTGTAAACCCATTATTATTTTCATATCTTTTAACTAATTCCCAACTATCTTTATTATTATCTAAAAATTCAGTAACAGCATCCCATAAACCTTTATCTTTTGATAAAGGCTTACCATGCCAATTTTCACCACCTTCAGAAGACATTGCTTCTCCTCGATGAGCATAAGTTGTAGTATCATGAAAACAGATATATTTTTTTACTTTATCTGAGTGTGTTTTTAGTTCTTCTGTTAATTGTTCATAACGATGCCAGGTATCAATAAATAATAAATCTGTTTCTTCAATATCAATTTCCAATACATCAGCTTGTGTAAATTTAAAAGGAATATTTAATGCTTCAGCAGTATCATAAACATTATTAATATCTCCCCCCCATTTATCAGGATTTAAAAGATCATAACAATATAAACCTTTTTTGGGCATACCTGCTAACCACCCCCAAGTTGAAAAAATTCCTCTTACACCCATTTCTGTAATATGGTCACATTCTTGAGATAATTTGATTATTGTAGGGATATGTTCATTAATATCCGATGGGGTTCTGTAAAGATCATTTACTAGTTGTTCTAAATTTACTATCATATAATTAAAATATTTTGGTTAAGATGTTGGAAATGACATATTCCTTCTATCATGATGTTTTTGTGACTACAATCGTGTATTTGTTGTTTTTTTATTGTTTCCAATAATATACGATAACTTTTATTAGAAACCAAATGATATTTTGAAAGATTATTTCTAATTACACATTCTTTTAGAAAATCTTCACAAGTCCATCCTTCAATATATTCCCAGACTCTACCACTATAATTTTCTAAATTTTGAATAAAATTGTAAGTATCATCAACATATTCTTTATCGTAGAGATAATCTACTTTAGTCGTATCTATAAAATAAAAGTTTGTTTGTGGATAAAAATCTTCTTTAGCTATTTTATCTAAATCAAAATTATATTTTTCCATTCCCCCAAAACCAATACCATTCATATAATAAAATTCACTATCATCAATTTCAATATCTAATATGGTAGGTTGGAATACTACATCATAAGAAGATTTACATATCCATTTTATATCTTTAGCGTGACAATAATCAATTATAGCATTTTCCTGGTCTGCTATCCCAAATGAATGGCCCCTATTCATTCCCAAATCTAAAATTATACAATCTGGGAAGTACTTTTTCCACAAAGTATTATTTTCTTTTCGGAAATTTCCTGAATAGTTAGTTACTACTATATGACCCTTGTACTCTTTTAGTACTGGGAGATTGTATAGTATGTACCTTTCATGGAGTTGTAGATCGCTTTCACTGCCTATATGGCCTATAGTACAATAATGGCTTTTATTTATTAGATTTTTTAGTTTCATTTTTCCAAAAACTATATATTCCTTTTTCTAATTCATAACTTGGCCATACAAATCTATTTCTCATAGGTTGTTCTTTAGCCCATTCCCACATTTGGGTTAAACCATCAATCATTGAGGTTTTGTATTTAAACCCTAATATATCTATTGATTTTTGGTAAGTTGGAATTGAGTGTTTTACTTCATGTCTACCCTCTAAATGTTGAACTTCAGCATCTTCACCTATTACTTTACATAAAAGCTTATTAGCATCATTTATTGAAATTTCTTCAATACCCCCTAAATTAATAATTTCATTACTAGCTTCGGGTCTAACAGCAGCATTAAATAAAGGTTCAAGAGAATCGTCTATAAAACTAAAGGCTCGTGTTTGTTCACCATCACCAAATATGGTCATAGGCATACCATTTAAATGTTGATACATCCAAATACCTAATACATTTCTATACTTATCCCAAATATTTTGTTTAATACCATATACATTGTGGGGTCTAACAATACACCAATCTAAACCATGCTGTTCTCCAGCAATTTGAATATCCATTTCACAAGCATATTTAGCTACACCATAAGGATCAATTGGAGATTGTCTTTGGGATTCATCAAATATTCCACCATCACCATGCCCATATACTGCGAGAGTTGACGTGAATACCAGTCTTTTAACGTCGTGTTTTATACACTCATTAACTATGCGGGCTGTAGATTTTAAGTTATTATCATAGTTGTAGCAACGAATAAATGGAGATAATCCTTCAGCAGCATAAGCAGCAAAATGAAATACATAATCAAAATTATTTACTTCAAAACAATTTTCAATTGGATGTTCTGTAAGGTTCATTGTCCAAAAATCTACTTTTGGGTTAATGTTTTCTTCAAAACCACCACTTAAATCATCAATACCTACTACTTTATATTCTGGTTTGTTTTCAATAATCCAATCTGCTAATCTACTTCCTAGTAGTCCTGCTACTCCTGTAATTAATACTGTTTTTTGTTTGTCCATTTTTTTAATAATTATATAATTGCTCTTCCTTTCATTTTTTCCCAATCCCTATTTTTTCGAACCACATTGTTTTTCTTATCGGTGGCTCTTAACATAGTTGGATGCAATTCCAATTCTTCTGCTAAATGAATTAATGCTTTAACATCCTTTGGGAAACAATGCCCACCATATCCAAAGTCTCCATCAGGTCCTGGTGTATTCCAATGTGATTTACCTAATCTTTCATCATATGTAGCATATTCTACAACTTTATCATAATCAATATCTAAAGCACCGCATATTTGATACATTTCATTTGCAAATGATACTTTAGTTGCTAGAAAACTATTAGTAACATATTTGACCATTTCAGCATATGATGAATCTGTTTTAACAATAGCTGCTTTAGGAAATACTTTAGAATATAGTTGTTTTAATTTAGTAGTAGCAGGTCTTGGTCCTCCTAATATAATTCTAGTTTGGTTTTCAAAATCCTGCACAGCATTTGCTTCAGTTAAAAACTCAGGATTAAATACAACATCAAGTGAATTAAATTGCTTATTCCATTTTGCACACGTACCTGGGGGTACAGTTGATTTAATAACTACTGTTTTAGCAACTCCAAATTCAAATACACGTTTAATAGCTGCTTCAACGATATCTGTATGGCAATTACCTTCTGCACTCATTGGTGTTGGTAAACATATAAATACTATTTCGTTATCTAATGTTTCTTGTTCACTACTATTACAATGAATCATACCTTTAATATCATATGTTTTAACATCATAATATTTACTAAACTTTTGATAAATTGCATTACCAACAAAACCTTGTCCTATTATTCCTATTTTCATATTAGAGGGTATTATAATAATTATTTTGTTTTACTTGTCTTTCTATATCTTTTGGGTGGTATAAAGCAAATTCTTCAACTTCATTTAGGTTAGACCATGTATCATAACCTTCTAATACTTCATGTACTTTATTAACCCATTTAATTTTAGGGTGATTTTTATAAATTCTCCATTGAAAATCAGGCCAATTAACCCAACCTAAAGCATTTACTCTCCAACCCCACTGTCTTTCATATTCTTCAGTTAAACCATGTACTGTATTTACCCTTGGTACTCTGATTACTTCATTTTTAGGATTACTATCAATAATTTCTGGGAGGTATTCAATTAAAGTTTGATGGGGTATTTCATCAGCATCAATTTGAAATATAAAATCACCATCACATAAAGAAGTTAAATAATTTTTCCAATCAGCAAAATGTCCTTCAAATTCTTTTTTATGCCAAATAAATTCACCATTAATAGAATGAGATCTTAAATATTCTTCAACAGTGTTAGTTCCGTTTTTAGAATCAAATAGTACTACTACTTCATCTTCACTTCTTTTATTTTCTAGGAGAAATGATATTAATCTTTGTATTTCTACAGCTTCATTACAAACTGTTATAGCGTAGCTTATTTTCATTTAGAATTTTAAATTATTAATATAATATAATAATTGGTCTTTAGGTTTCCAACCTAAAATATCCTGTGCTGTAGTATCAGTACATAAAGTTTTTCTATAATTACCTGGTTGGTCTGTAGTAAATTTAATGGCGCAGCCTGTTTTATTTTGGAAAGTTTCTGCTAATTCTTTAATAGAATAATTAACTCCAGTCCCTAATTCCCAAGCTTTAATTGATGATGGCCTTTGAAAATCAGCTTCACCTGTATAAAAATTAGATAAACCAATTCTATATAATCCATCTACAATATCATCCACATGAGTAAAATCTCTTTTTTGTTCTCCATCCCCAACAATCTCAATATGAGATTCCCTTGATATCCTAGATCTCCAAATACCAATTACATTGCCATTTTTTTCATCTAATGCTTCACCGGGACCATATACATTGTAAAATCTACAAACCTCAATATTTACCCCAAATGATTCTTTATATAAATTACATACTCCCTCACCTAAGTATTTGTACATAGCATAGGGTGAAGTTGCTGGATTATGGTGTTTTGAAGATGAACCCGCATATACTACTTTTGCTCCTATATCAAGAGCAAATTTACACACAGTTTCAGTTCCTTCTACATTTACCCTAAACGTTTTAGTTGGATTATCAAATGAAGGTTGTACTCTAGATTGAGCAGCTAAGTGGAATATTAAATCAAAATCTTTATTAAGATTAGTTATTGTTGAAATGTCACCATGCCAATATTTGCAACCATCAACTTCATTTTTAACTGTACCTGTAGAATAATTATCTAATGATTGAACTTCATGCCCTTCATCTAAAAGTCTCCATACTAAATTGTGACCAATAAAACCTGCACCACCTGTTACTAATACTTTCATTAATTCTCAGGGTTAAAAATTCCAATATAATCTAAAGCTTCTATATAATCTGTTTCTGGGAATTCCTTTACATTATTCATATCCATTCTCCACTCATAAAATTCCCCTTCCTTATTTGGTATTGGATATTTTTCTTTTTCTTCGTCCTTTACGGGTATAGCTAATACAGCAGCCCACTTCCAATTTTCAATACTTTTACCATTAGCAAATATCATTCCTTTTGTAGGCATATTAACTGTTGAAGGCATCCAAATTTTACCATCATCATCCTCACCCATTAATTCTTTATAAAGATTTGGGAGTAATTCCATTTGTTCTTCAAAAAATTCAGTATCTTTTACTAATAAGCTATTAGTAATAAAACCACAACCATAGCATTGGTAATTTTTTATTTTTTCATTTACTTCTTGTACATAGCAAGCATCTGAGCCACATCTATCACACGTTTTTAAATCGTCCATTTTATTTTAGTATTGGTAATTCTAATTTAGGTAATCCAGATTTTTTAACTTCTGGGAGGTTTAATTGAATTTGTGTTGGAACACTAACATTATCATCTAAAATCTCAATTAATAAAGATTTCATAGCTTCATAACTAAAGTTTTTCTTTAATCTACCAGCTAATGTTTTTGATTTTTGATTCCAAGTTTTATAATTTTTCTTAACATCTGTTAAGAAGTGACCCAAATGTTGATGGTCTACATCAAACCATTGTGAACCTTCAATAAGTACATCTTTCTGTATTGATGATTGATCTAAGTTATTTAATTTACCCCCCATTAAAGGTGCTAATTTAGGATTTAAAAAATCAATATGGCCTGACCAAGCTGTTGCTATTGTGGGTTTACCTGTTAAAGCAAACTCTAATAATGGTCTTCCAAATCCCTCACCTTTAGTAGCACTAATCATAGCTTTTACTTTTGGGTTGTGGTATAATTCATTAATTTCAGCATCTGATAGATCCCCATGAATTAAATAAATTGAAGGTAATCTGTCTGTTTTTGGGAGAGTATCTCTAATACTTTTCATTCTTTTAAGTATTTCTCTCCTATCCATATGTGATCCCTTCCCTATTGAGGTTTTTAAAATTAATGCCGGTGAATTTTTTTTATTTTTATATACTTCATAAAAAGCTTTAATTAATAAACCTACATTTTTTCTATCATGCCCTAAACTTCCTTGTAACCAATGACCAACAAATAAATAAGCAAATTTCTCAGGAATATCCTTAATATGATCATATAACTTTTTATTTGTGAATTCTTTAACCGGTTTATAAATTTCTAAATTAGCTCCCTCAAACAATACGTTTACTGGGGTAGTACATTTTAATTCACCTTTTTTACCTGTATTTTTATCTTGTATCTCAAATGAAGTATTTTCGAATACTTGTTTAGAATGGTTTGAGGATGTAAGTATCATATCCATTCTATTACACCCTTCAATCCATTGAGGGGCACATGCTGTAGTTTCGATACCTGCCGTTAGACCAATGTTATATATGCCTACAGCTTGGAATTCATTGGGTACTGTTACTTGACACCAAATATCGGGTTTTGACGTTAGTTGAGGGGTGAGATATTCTCTCATAAAGTTCCATTCTGGAAAATCATCTAAAAATCCTTTTCTAGTATCTCCCCATCTTTGAGGGATAATTTTAATATCATATTTATCTGACTCAATTAATGCTTTCACAAAATCTCTACTTCGGGCTCCGTAACCTGAGTAAGTATCAACTGGAGCGCTTATAACAAATGTATTCTTCATTTAATATTCTAATTTATGATTAAGTTTTCTTGATTTGTAATCTGTATCTTTCCAAAATGTGAAATTTTCTCTAGGCATCCAAGTTGAAAATAATTTTTCCATTCCATCAATAAATCTATTACCCATATGTTCAGCTGTAAACCCAGCTTCATCACTTAAAGCCCATTCTCTACCAGCATTACCTTGCGTAAATCTTTGTTCTTTAGGCATTTTGTATAATTCAATAATTCTATCTTTAGCATCTCTAAAATCACATCTACTATCCCAAATATAAGGTGTCATAGGTGAACCTACCATACCTACTGCTTTTGGAAAAACTGGTAGTGCCCATATTCCATGCTCTTTATATGTACCAAATTGATTTGATGGTATTTCTTTTGAATTAGTATACCAATTTCCATTTTCATCAACAAATCTCATTTGGTCTTGCATACCTCCAGTTACATTAGCAATAATAGGTGTTCCTGTAAGTAAAGATTCAGTTAATGCTAATCCCCAACCCTCAGCTGAAGATAATAATATAACCCCATCAGCCATATTATAAAGATAATTCATATGAGTATGTGGGAGTTTTTGGTTTGAAATTACTACAGTTTCATCATCTTCACCCATTATATAATCTATTACTGCTGGTAGATCTGTTCCAGCATCACTTACAGGGTCTGTATGTAAAATAAATTGTACTTTTTCTTTTTCTTTTTTAGTTAATGTATCTACAAATAATTTCCAAGCTGCAATAGCGTCTGGGATAGATTTTCTTCTAATGTTTCTTGAATTAAAAAGTAAAATAAAGTCTTTTTCTACACCCTTAGTTAGTAGATTTTTAAACTTTGTAAACTCCTCATCTTTTTCTACCATTGGGAAGAATTTTTTATTATCTAAACCATGAGGGATGTATTCAATAATTTTATCTTTAGCTTTATCTCCTAAAACAATTTTATTAATTGCTGTAGTTTGTTTTGAAATACCAAATAAAGCATCACAAGATTCATAAAATTCCTCATTATATTGGGGGGCAGGCATATCATCCCAAATGTTAAGATAAGCAATTGGAATTTTAGTTCTAATTTCATCTTCCATTTGAAAAACCCAATTAAAATATCTTGGATCTGTAATTAAAAGAATTGCATCTGGTTTTTCTATTTTAATAACTTCCCTTAAAATATCACTAGTTCCATAACCATCTACGGGATATAACTTACAATAAGTATCTTCAATCCCTTCTTGTTTGTTAATATCTGCTGATATATCTTGTACTTTTCCCTTTTCTGGATGTTGGACTGATCCTGCTAATTGACACCAATTATAACGATGAGAAGTTTTTGAAATAATTTCTCTACCAATCTGCGCAACACCTGAATGTACTCTAATATCATCAGTTAACAATAGAATTTTCTTTCTATTATCTTGTTTAATATAACCTTCTTTCATTTTTGTTTTAGTCTTTAATTTCTAAGTTAGTTTGATTATTAATTTTTTTCCTAAAATCTTCATCTGTAAGATATAAGAATATAGCTCGATCAGCAAGTTTTTGGAAACTAAATTTCCGTTTTACACATTCTATTTTAAAATTTTCGAATAAATTGCTTTTTACTTTTACACTCGTAAGTGTCATTTCTTTTGTTTGTGACATAATTATTATTTTTTAATATATTTGTCTATACATATATGCAGATTATAAAGATTTACCAACTGCGCTACATAGTTCTTTATTTTCTTTATAAGGACAAAATGTACAATTCCATTTGCTTGGTTTTGCCATAAATGTAGTATCTTTATATGAGCCATCCAAATTAAATGCTCTATTTATAAAATCATCTAAATTTTTAGTAGCTTTGTTTACTTTATTTCTACCAGAAGCAGGTACAAATGTTTGTATACGTTTTTGAGGATATTCACCATCTAAATAAACTTTCCTTCTAACAATAAAAAATTCAATTTCTATATTTTCAATTGGAATATTATATTGTTTACTAAAAAAGTACTTATAAAGTATTAATTGGAATTGTTTGGATTCATCCTTTTTAGTGTACTTATTCCAACCTTTTGTACTCGTTTTTATGTCGATTATTTTAAATGTATTCGTTGGTTCATGATACATTACGATATCTAAATAACCCATGTATTTAACGCGGTTAAGACGTAAATTAGGCGCCATAACTATTGGTATTTCACAACCTACTAAATACCACCCTTTTTTAGAAAAATAACCACCTTTTTTCTTTTTAAAATTATCTAATATAGCTTTCCCATCTTCATAGAATTCTCTTAACTCCTCAGGTGTGCTAAAATGTTGATTTTTGTTTTTTTTATAGTCTTTAGCATAACATTCTCTTAAGGTATCTTCAAATAATTCATTAATATCAATCCTATCTGCTTCTGCACCACTTTTGGCATACATTACATCTAAATAATGTTGTAAAACCTCATGTAGGGCTGTACCAAAAGTCATATGAATACTTTGTTCACTTATTTTATGACCATCTCTATATTGTAGAGACCATTTTTTAGGACATTGAGTAAACATTGATAATTGAGAATATGAGATATTTTTTTCAACACCAAAATTAACGGGTGTTGGGGGATTTTCTCTTATATCTCTAACTATTACAGGTAATTTTTTTTTAGCCAAAACTATGTATTTTATTGACGTAAATATACGAAAATATTATTGAGTATCCTAATTATTTATACCAAACATTGTCTGGATGGTACATTAAAAAGTCTGAGGATGTTGACGATTTATCGTCTCTTTCTAAATAACTATCTAACATTTTATATCCTAATCCTTCTAGATATTTAATTGAATCTCCTTCACCTAAAGGTTGACCATGATCTTCTAACCATACTAAAGGTTTATCTCTTAATAATAATTCTTTAGCACCTTCAAAAGCTGAATATTCATGACCTTCAATATCAATTTTAATAAATTTGACAGGCTCTGGGAATTTAATGGTATCTAAAGCTATAACAAAATTAGAGTAAGGTTTAGTAAAGCAATTTTCATCCGGATTTACTACCATTACAGATCCACAATTTTTAGAATATTCATTTCCAAAGTGAACCATAGAATTTCCACTTCCAACTCCTAAAGAAAAACTATGAACATTTTGAAGATTTTCAACATTTACTCTTAATAATTCATAATTAGGAGGATACGGTTCAAAACCCCATATTTTTAAATTAGGGAAATGGTGGTGAAATTGTATACAATGTCCTCCAATATTAGCTCCTATATCTAACATTAATCCTTCTTTTGGAAAGTGTTGTTTCCATTTATCAAATACTTCATATTCCCAAAAATTGTTGTACTTAACAATTTCATCTGAAATGCATTCAGGTGCTTCAAATATTACCATAGGACACCCTTTTATACTAACTAATCTTGTATTTCTAGCCATGTTATTTTTTCCACTTATCGCGGCCTACTAATAGACCAATTATACCGTAATTTGCTATATCAATGAATGTATCTTCCATTCCTTCACCTTTTACAAAATTTCTTCCATTAACTAAAAGATTTTTCAAACGTGATATTTTATCTGTAAGTCTAATAGCTAAACCTGTTAATGAAAACTTTTTATCATCATTATTATTTAATATGTCACCACCTAAGGCAATATTGTTTAAACCATAATCCATATGTTTACGAGCAAACATTTCATACATTTCTGCTTGAATTCTAATAAACTCATCAGATAGTTCAGGATACTCACTTTGAAATATCTCTATAGTATTTGTTGTTTCCGTAGTAATTGTAGATTTTTCTGCAGACTTTTGGTCATAATATTTTTCTACTGTACTTCCCATTATATTACTGTTTTGTTGTTAAAGTAAATTTTTAAAGTATTAAGTCGATCATCAGCATCTACTAATTTTATAAGTGCTTCTTCAGCATTTTTATAAAAATCTTCTGTTGAATGGTCTCCAATACCTGTTGCTTTGTTTCCTAATAAATCTAGTGATAATAATGCTTTAGCTCTATCAGCTTCAGCTGATGTTTTAAGCATATTAAATAGTTCTGTTGTCATGTTTTAAATAATTTAGTTATTTCCTTTTTTTCTATTCCTATAGATTTAAGGATATTTTTAACTTCATCCTTACCTATAACATCAATATAATCATCTGCTTCGTGGGATCCAACTTCAAAATAATTAGCTATTACTTCAACTAATTCTTTATTTTTACCCTTAACTCCAGATTTAATATACTTATTCCATACTTTTTTTCTAGGAATCATATTACAATAAAAATTATAAATTCCTATTTTATCTGTAGGTAAGAATCTTTGTGCCATGTTAGATATTTCTATATTATTCTTCCCCATAGACATAAATCTATGAACCATGTAAGAATTCCAGCTATCCCAATCCTCAGATGAGAATTGAGATGCTGGTGTTTTCTTAACGGTTATTTCATCTAACCAATCCCAAAGCTTCATTAGGCAAGTGTATAATCTTTATACTCTTCTCTAAGTTCAGCTGGTACTGTTGATTCAAGTATTTTACCGGTTGAAGGATCAAAAAATACTGGAATTGGCATTAATGCATCTTCATCAGCACCTACTACAAATTTGGATACTTTACGAAGTAATACTCCTTGTTGAAAAACTACCCCACCTTCTGGGGTTTGGATAATTGTAGTGTTTTTAACATCTACATTCATTTGTTGTTGTTGTTCTGCCATTTTACTTTTTTTTATTATTACTATTTTGTTTAAAATCTATTATAAATCCAATCGCTACTAAAATATTTAAACCTACACTAGCGATTATTTCATGTAAGTCTTGATATGTATTCAAAGATAAATGAACGTGTCCAATCATCCAAAATGGAATAGCCATCTGTTGACTATACCAAATAAGAGCAAATTCAATAAATCTTTTCATTCTTTTTTAATCTACACTCAGGACTCCAATAAGTTTTAATGTCCTTATCAAAATATGATTCAGCATTTTTTATAGGTCCTTTAATTTCTACAGGGTTTGTTATTATGTCAAAGTTTTCATTTAATATTTGTTGGGTTAAAGGGTTTAACTTTTTATCTGATGTTCTTGGGTTATTAAAAAATGAATAAATACCTCCCTCTTTTAAAATTCTATTAGCATACGCATCAAATAAGAATTGGTCTTCATTCCAAGTATCAAAATAAATACCATCAAATTTTGGTAAATCTTCTAATACTTCCTGCCATGTTTTAAAAATAACATTTACATTAGGTTTATCTAACCATCCATCTTTTACTATTTTATTATAAACGTCAGGATGAGATTCTATAATCCAATGTGAATTTGGGTTATAAGATTGAATATAATTATCAATTATACCTAATCCAAAACCTACATTAAGAATATCACCACCATTTTTACAAATAATACTAGCATCATGTTCCATAATATCTCTTTCCCACTCCATCATAACAGGTAAACCTTTACTATCTAGTAAATCTCCTTGTTTTGTGTATGTAAGTTTTTCGTTATGGTATTCTTTGTTGGGGTACATTATAAAGTAATCAGTTGGTTTATTAAGGCCATACAATTAATTTCTTTATCAATTCTAAAGTTAGATTGGTATGAATATTCATTAACATAATAAGCTACCATTCCTTCTTTACCAGGAGCAAATTTATCAGCATTATCATAAAGATAACGATATAGTTCTTCAAAATCTTGAACATTAGCATCTGCTATAATTTGTCTAATACCTTTCCATGATTTTTTACCTGATAGTTCACTAACTACTTCAGACATATAGTTAGATGATACTAATATAGATTTATCAATCTTTAATTCATTATCTTGAGTTGATAACTGAATTGTATTAAGACATTTACGTAAATCTGGGTAGAATTGATTAACTATTATTGCTAAATCATTTACAGTCTGATATTTAATATTTTCTTTTTCAGTAATTTTTTGTAAATGTCTAACAACATCTACTTTACTAGGTGGTACAATTTTTAGGGTTTGACACCTTGATTGTAACGGATCAATAATACGTTCTACATAATTACAAGTTAAGATAAACCTAGTAGTACGCGAAAACGTTTCAATAACATTACGGAGAGAAGCTTGCGCTTGTATAGTAAGAAAATCAGCTTCATCCAAAATGACCACTTTAAGTGGTTTAAAACTAGCTGATGACGCAAACCCTGACACTTTATCTCTAATCGTTTCAATACCACGTTCATCTGAGGCATTAATATAAAGATGCTCACAATCAAGGTTTTTAACAATAAGTTTAGCAAGAGTTGTTTTTCCTGTTCCTGCAGGCCCATAAAAAATTAGATTTTGAATATCATTTTGTCCTAGATATTGTTTAATACTTTTTTTAATATGTTCATTCCCAACATAATTTTCTAAATTAATGGGGCGATACTTTTCTACTAATAAACTATGATTCTTATTCATACGTGAATATAATAACTTTTATTTAAAAAACCAAATTTAAACTCCCTGTCTAAATTCTCCATACATTCCATAGACTTTTGGTGCTTCTTTTTTAACCTCAATTTCTGATGATTGGATAGCATATAATTTACTATTCATAGGATCTAATCTAAAAGCTCCATTAAAATTTGTTTGATGGAAAAATGCTTCTAAGGCATCTGTTAAAGTATTAAAAACTTCTTTAGTTGGATCACCAACTAGAGACCACCTGTCTCCAGGAGGTACTCTAGTAGCAATCAACTCATTGTGTTCAACAACTTTCTTTTCCATAGTTTAAAATTGTCCGTTTCCGTCTGGGGTTGGAGATTTTTGGTCAGCATGATCAACAACTACACATTCAGTTAGTAGAATAGTACCTGCAACGGATGCTGCATTTTGTAGTGCTGTGATTGTAACTTTAGAAGGATCAATAATACCTGCTTCTTCCATATTTACAACTTCATCAGTTTTAACATTATAACCTGCCCAATATCCATCACCAGACTCAATTAATTTATTAGCAATAATTTCTCCTTCAGTTTTGGTTTTACCAGCGTTAACTAAGATTTGAGTAAATGGTTTTCTACATGCTTCTTTTACAATTTTTTCACCTATACTATTACCATTTAAACCATTAGAGGCATATAATAGTGTTGATCCTCCTCCTGGTACTACTCCAGCTTCTAATGCTGCTTTAGTAGCATGAAGTGCATCATCAACTCTATCTTTCTTTTCTCTTGCTTCAGTTTCAGTAAAACCACCTACATGAATAATAGATACCCCACCAATCATTTTTGCTAATCGATTTTGCAAATGTTCAATAATATAAGGTGTATCTTCTTTATCAATTTGAGATTGTAATTCAGATACTCTAGCTTCAATATCTTCAGCTGCTCCTTTACCATCTACAATTGTAGTTTGTTCTTTAGTAATAGTAACAGTACGAGCTTCTCCAAACCAATCATATGAAAACTTATCAAGTTTCATACCTTTATCTTTATCAAAAACAGTACCCCCAGTTAAGGTAGCAATATCTTCTAGTGTTAGCTTTTTTCTATCTCCAAAATCAGGAGCTTTAATAGCACATACTTTAAGTATTCCTCTTGCTTTATTGACAATTAATGTAGCTAATGCTTCACCATCAATATCATCAGTAATAAGTAATAATGATCTATTTTGGTTAGAAACGCTTTCTAAAATTGGAAGTAATTCTTTTACTTGTGTGAATTTATGGTCAGCAATTAGAACAAATGGGTTATCTAGTGTACAAGACATATCTGAGTTGTTTGTAACAAAGAAATGTGATTTATAACCTCTGTCAAATTGCATTCCTTCTACAGTTTCAAGATAAGTATCTCCAGATTTTGATTCTTCAATATGGACTACTCCATCCTGTCCTACTTTTTCAATTGCTGTTGCTATAAGTTTTCCAATTTCAATATCATTATTTGCTGATATTGTTGCAATTTGTTGGAGTTGTTCTTCACTTGAAATTTCTTTACTAATGTTATTTTGAATAACAGAAACAACTTCTTTAACTGCATTTTCAATTTCTCTTTTAATCTCAACAGCATTTTCACCATTGTTAAGAGATGATAATCCTGCTTTGACTAATTCACGTGCTAGTAAAGTTGATGTTGTTGTACCATCTCCAGCTTTATCTGCTGTTTTAATAGCAGCTGTCTTGACCATTTGAGCCCCTAAATTTGGAATTAAACCATCCACAGTAATGTTTTTGGCTACAGTAACCCCATCTTTAGTGTGTGTTGGAGGAGCAACTGCTCCATAACCCTGATTGTCAATTAATACATTTCTACCATTAGGTCCTAAAGTACAGACAACAGCATCTGCTAAAGTATTAATACCTTCCATTAATTCAGCCCTTGCTTCCGGACCAAATTTGATTTCTTTTTTATAATCCATTCCCATTTTTTTATTATTATTTGTTAATTTTTGCTAAAATTTGATTTTCAGGCCCAACCCAATATTCTTCACCATCATATGGCAATTTAGTAAAACCTTGTGTAGGTAATACTACAACATCTCCTACTTTAGTGATTGTTGGGTTAAATTTTCCCATTAATGTGTTTTGGCCGGGTCCTACAGCTATAACCTCTCCTGTTTGGTTTTTATCATTCCCCATATCTGGGACAATGATATTACCATGTTGTGTTTCTTCTGCTTCTATTGGTTTTACAATAACAGCATTAAATAGTGCTTCTAATTTCATTATAATTGTTTTTGTGTTAAAATTTCTGTAATTTCATTTTGTAACTGTTCCCATCGTTCAATATAATCCTTGATACTTGTATACTCTTCTGTTTCATTATGAAGTTTTTCTTTCATAACTTTTTTCAAAGCATTACCAAAGCTAGAATAGTGGGCTACAGGTTTTTCATAATCTTTACCTTCACTACCTTTTTCTAAATATTTTTCTTGTGGAGTTACTACTTCATATACTGTGTAACAGTGTGAATCTTTGCCTATGTAATAGGGCTTCATCCTTGGATCTGTAATTTTTGACATATAACTATTTTTTATTTATAACGTGAATATACGAAGAGAATCAATATAAACCAACCTAAAGGCGCATTTAGGTTACTTGATTTTAATTGCTTTTGGTTTTGCTTCTTTTGAAAGTGGGATATCAATTTTTAATAATCCATCTTCCATTTCAGCATTTATTTTTGTTAAGTCAAATTTAGGAGCAATTTTATATCCTAAACTAAATGACTTTCTAGATAAACCATGGTAAATATACCCTGATAGATCTTTTGGTTCCTCATCTTTTGGTTTATCATAAGAAATACGTAAAACATCAGATTCAATCTCAATGTTAATATCTTCTTTAGTAAGACCAGTACACGCAATCTCGAAGTAAATGCCTTCTTGATCGTAGTAGATGTCTAGAGGATGTGGTTGTTTGGAATTTAATGCAGGGGCATATTGCTCATCTGCTTTGAAAAAATTTCGATATAAAATATCGAATGGGGTGTGTTCATAAAATAATGTACTCATATCATTTGGTTTTGTGGTGTCTTTCGATCACCGATTAATAAAATAAAACGTGCGCCCTTAGGTCAATTTATTATACATATGTTAAAATTCAGTTTCTGCTTTCCTTACCATAAAGTAATTTGAAGAAATATTATCTAAATCAAAATTTAATCTCATTAATCCCATACTGCTTAATAGTAATTGTCCACCATCCATATCTTTGTTAGCTTGTAGGATTGTTTTAAATGTGTCTGAATTAAATGGTAGTTTTAAATCTGTTTCTTTTACATCCCCTAATACTTGATATGTGATTTTATTATTATGTCCTGATTCATCCCCAAATACAAATTCAACAACATTTTCACCATCTAAATTAGTTGTGGTTGTTACTAACATATTATCAATTTGTGCTAATGCACTTTTTGCTTTAATAATATTAACTACGTCTTCTTGAGTTAAATCTAGTTTAACAACCCACTCAGCTTCATTTACTTCACCAACTTTACCAATTAGTAAAGGGTCGGATAATGCATAATTGAGATTAAAATTAAGATCTGATATTTTTAGCTTAGTATAAATTGCATTTCTTTTTTCTAGTTCTAAAAGTAAATCTCCATTACAAATACTAATTAAACTGTTTAGTTTTTTAGTATCGTAAATTGCTAAGTTACTATCTTCTAATTCAAAATCTTTACAAGTTACTTTACCAATAACATCTTTAGTAGGTGTCATAAAATCAATACTAAGTGAGTTATTTTCAATAACCCATTTTACGGATTCATTTGTTCCTAGATAATATTTATCTATTATACTTTGTACAGTTAATTTATTTATCATATTTAAAATTTAAAAAACATTTCTTTATAAGGGTTTAAATTTAAAGTCCACCCTAAATCATTATAAAATCCTTCTAGTTTATTAAGCAGTATTGATTCGAAAATCTTTTTCCTATCTGCATTTTGCTCAATAAACATACGAATTTTTTCTGGCAAATCCCACTCTAAAAAGGCAATTGCGTCAATTTGGTATGGGTTTGGTTTTAAGTAAATCCATTTAATTTTATCACCTTGAGCAATTTGACGGTGGGTTTTGTTTAACCCCCAAAAATTAAGTAAATCATTATATCTTATAACTGCCCTTACAGCTGCTGGAGCTCCTTTAGCTACTACTGTAAACATTTCTCCTGCCCTTGCTTTTCGTTCAGTATATTTATTTAATGTTTTTACGGATGTTGGGTTACCTAATTCGGTAAGAGGAATTGTACCATCTAATATTTGGGTTTTGAATTTTTTTAACCTTTTATCTATCTCTTCTTGTTGTTCTCCTTTCAAAACATCAACTAAGGTCTTGTGAAAAAATTTACCCAACACTGGAGGGAAATTTGCTTTTTTAAATTCAAGACCTTTTACATCAAGTGATTCTTTTACAATTCCTTCTTGTTTAGTAATCCACTGAGCATATCTTCTTGTAGCTCTAAAATAAGCTGATCTGATCACACATTCAGTTTTCATTTCAAGTCTATGTTTACCTCTAGCATTAAAACAATCTGATGCTAGATCACTATAGGAGTCAGTAATAATATCTTGGTATTTTAAAGCTGCTTCTTCTAAAACATCATCTTTTTCTTCACTTGACATTTCTTCAAAGTTAGGGTATAAATGTCTAAGTAATGGTTCTGCATGTATATAGATTGAATCGGTATCAGAGTATGCAACATAATTTGTATCTTCAGGATCACAAATCCACCAAGGAGTATCTTCTAAATGCTTCATAATTTTATTTCATTTTTCATTACTTTATTCATATGTCTATTAGCTGCTAGTGCAGATTCCTGTATAATTCGCTGTCCACTAAGCGTTATAGCTTCAGATAATATAACATTCCCATAACGGAATGACCCTAAAGCCGTAGCGCCATATAATGAATTAAGTAAAATCTTCATAGTATATTGTTTCATATGAAAACCAGCACCTGCCTCTTTATCCCCGGCTTTATATGCTTTTTTCATTTTGTTTTTATATAAAACCCTTTCATCAAACCATTTCTTTAATATGGTTGATAGTACTGATTCACGATTTGTGTTAAATAATACCCCATTAGCTGATACTGATAGTTCATTTTGTTCTATCATAGAAATTAATCGACCAACATTAACTTTTGTTCTACTTCTTTTAATATTCTCTACTATAAATTCTTCTTCAGGATCCCTACGTTTTAAATCATTTAACCCTAAACGATTATTTCTGTCGTCAGCATCTATAATCCTACCAACCATAGTTTCTTTACCAATATTAATAGTCATTATAATTGAAGGGTATAGTGAAGTTAAATCCTCATCAAATACATAATTGTAAATACCAGCCTTAGGACAGAATAAATAACCACCAGCATAATTCTTTTTAGATAGGGGATTACGATCTTTAGCAGGTGGAACTATTTTTTTACTTAGTAAGTAAGCTGAAATTGCTCCATCTTGAGTTTTTGTATTAGCATAAACTTCACTATAATTATGTTTACCTTTATGAGCTAAGTTTTTTACTAATGATAAATATTCTAATTTTTCATCTAATACTTTTAATATTTCAACATCTCGAAAGTTATATTGAATAAATTTAAGTGGATCATCTTCAAATAATTTATCTAAATTCCCATCATATTCAATTTTATTTAAACCTGCATATTTTTCACCAATAACATCTAATTTAAAAGATGGCTCATCTTTCCAACTAAACTTTTTATGTAGTCTCATATAATCTAAAGATTCAACTCCTGCAATTTGGATATATTGATCCTTAAACCAAGGGGTTTCTCGAACATAGCCTATTGGGGATAAATAACGTGCTACATCTTGCCCTAATACATTACACATTCTATAATACAAATATGGAATATCAAAATAATCACTATTCCATCCTACCACAATATCAGGATCAATTTCTCTAAATCGTTCTAAAAATTTAAGTAATAACTCTTCTTCAGTAGCACAAGGTATAATTTCCTTTGTTTTAGCCTTTGTTCGTTTTAATTTAGATTTTGGGTCTAAAATTAAAATAACCCATTCATCTACTTGTTTATCGTACCAAGCAATTGATGTTACTTTTTTAGGAGCTGATTTGATATAATCTTCAGTAAGAGCATCACCCATTTCTGTTTCAATATCAAAGAAAAATTCTTTTTGGGTAGTAGAAGGTTCATCATTAACCCCATATTTTTCTACTAAAAATTTCTGGTATGGGGTCATATCATGGAAGTGAAGTTTAGAATTATCTGACTTCCAATTTGCTATTTTCTTTAAAGATTCTCCATTTAGACCTGTGTGAGTAGATTGATTATCATCACACTCGACATAAGCTTGATTAGTCCATTCAACTTTACTATAACCTGTATCTTCCCAAAGGTGAATCAAAAATTGATTTCCTTTTTTTCGTTGTGCAAAACATTTTTTATACATCTATAACCTATTTAGACGTAAATATAATGAGGGCTTAACCCGTCTCCAAGTTAAGCCCTAATTATTTTAAAGAAATGTTATATTATACGTTTGAAACTGCTAAATATTCCATTACTATTTTAACATCAACTGGTGTATCTAATGCACCTGTAGCTACTATTGATTGGAACCATAATGATGATGCATTACCAAACCATAATTCTGACCCAGCAGCAAATTCAATTGCATTACCTGAAGGTTCTACTTTATGTTTACTTGAAGTAGATGTAAATGAGTTAATATTAAAATTGTCACCTGGACCATTTAATACTGTTGATGCTACAATTGATACATCTCCTGAGACGTTACCAAATCCTACTGCTAATGTACCTGCAGCCGTAGCAACATTTTCAGTAAAGAAAATACCTAAAGATGATACTAAAGATCCTGCTGGTATGAAACTAGCTAATTCAAAATTAGTTGTTGCAATACCGGATGGGATGGTAATTGTAGCTGATGATTTTGCTCTTTGTACTTCGCCTAAGTAAGCAGCGATGTCGTTAAGTCTTCCTCCTACTACATCAGAGGGGTTTATTCCTGCGGTGTAATTGAAGTTTTGTGTAGCTCTTGCGCTAGACGTTGGTTGATTAAATGCCATAATTTTTTTGTTTTTTATTAATTAATAATTGAAAATTTGTATACGATTATACATATCCACAATTTAATAAAAATTATGAATTTTTAATTTCTTCCTTAGTAAAGAATTGTTTAAGGTCCGGGCGGTAGTAATTAATATTTTTCATCACTTTTCTATCACGTGTTCTATAGACAATATAATATTTTCCAACCTTCTCATAGTGACATGGTTCCTCTTGCTCTTTTGATCTAAGCTCCACGGTCGCTTGTGCATCCTCTTCGCTTGAGCAAGCCTTTGACATATTCGACCCTTGTACTTCTTGATATGCTGGCCATATCTTATCCTTAAGACCATGTAGCATAGTTCCATTACCCAACGAAACGTAGGCAATATCACATAAAGCATCAAGAATCTCAACAATATCTCCTGTTTCACAAGCATGTTTATATTCCTCGAGTTCTTCGAGGATGAAATCATAAACAAATTGCCACTCCTTTTTTTCAGGGATTGTAGGTTCATAATTGTTTGGTTTACCCATAGTGGAATTAAATTCCTCTACTTCATTTACAAATGGTACATTACTTTTACTCATAACTATTATTATTTTAAATATTATGTCCTCCGTTGTTAATCTTCAGACTGTCAAAAAATTCTTTCCTTGCTAAATTATCATTATCTCTAAATACTCCTGATGCTTTGGTTGTAACCATAGCTGCTCCTTGGTGTTTTACACCTCTACAACTCACACAATTATGAGTACCAACAATAGTAACAATAACACCTTTATTACCTTCAGTAATTTTACATACTGCATTATGAATAGCTGATGTTAATTGTTCTTGGATAGCTCCTCTACGACCAAATAACTCAACGATTCTATTTAGTTTACTTAAACCAATTACTTGACCACCTTCTCCTGCTATGTAACCAATATGAACTACCCCCCCAATTGTTTGGTGGTGGTGTGAACACATTGATGTTAAAGGAATATTTCTTTCAATAATAATTCCATCATAACCATCAGAAGGAAATGATGTAATAGGAGACATTGCAGTATATCTACCTGCCCATAAATCATTTACATATGCTTTAGCTACACGTCTTGGGGTTTCCATTGAGTTTGGATCATTTCTCCAATCACATTTTAAAGCATCTAAAAATTGACCATAAGCTACTTCTGCTTCATCAATCATTTTATCTTTTTCAGATTGTTCTAGGGGAAATCCTTCAGCAACTCCATTTGCAAAACCTGTTTGTACTACTTCTAATTCTTCGTGAATTTTTCTTCGTTTGTTTTCCATTAATATAACTTTTTATTTGATTTAATATACGAATATGTTTGGTTAACTCCAAACTAAATATAAATTTTTACATAAAAAATGTATCTACTTCTCCGGTATTCCATCCTAATAACATTTCTTCATCTCTACCATTATCGTTAACAACAATGTAAAAGGGATCATCACCTGTAAACTTCCATAATCTGTTACCATTAAAATTACCCCCACCACCACTTTGTGATCCACTTTCAGCAAAAGCAGGGCTAGTTATTGTTCCATTAACTGTGTGAGTTGAGAATATTTCCCAACTACCACCATTCCAAGAAGAAATTGTAATATTATTACTAGCATAAGGACTTACAATATAATAAGAATTTAAACGTTCTCCAAAAGTATAATTTTTAGTTAACATATCTAAAGGCATACTTACTTCATTATCCCCACCTGAACCATCTGCAATAGATAATGCCCAAGAATTATAAGAATTATCATAAACTACATTAGTAGCTTGAGTAGAAGGTGATGTATTTTCAGCAGTTGCTTCATATGCATTTCTTCTTCTATAATTATACTCACCTGCTAAAGCTCCAATTGATTTATCTCCTAAGGTGCCTCTAGCAGTCATTACTACAGGCTCATTTGATTTAATTGTAATATAATAATTTCTATAATCTGGTGAGGATGGAAATGTATAATTTACTACATCATTTTCATTTCCAGTAATAGTTGTAAGTAATGTAGTATTCGCCATTCCGGTTCTACCACCACTTGATGAGGAATTAGCTACAAAAATTTGTATAGATGTATTATCTTTAAGACAATAGAAAAATACTATTGGGGGTTGATATCTAGAATAGTAATACCCCCACTCTTTACCATAATAAGAAATAGGACAAAAAGCATGACCATTACTTACACCTTTAATTGATATTGGTTTATTACCTACATAGCGACGACCAGCAATAGCTGCAAATGAGCCATTAGAAGGGGCTGATGTAGCTGATACCTTTGTAGTAATACTACTTCCATTTATTTCATAAATAATAGTACCAGTATAGGGGGCACCCCAATAAGCAGTAGTATTTTCCATACATACAATTTCAGATAAAGCATGCTCTCTATTATCTACATTCATATTATCTAAAGGAGCAACTGAATTAAACCATTTGCCTTGAGGTGATGGGTTATTACCTAATGCATCAAAAATACAAAAAGGATCAACGTTCAAGCTTCCTGTAGAATTAATTATTGCTGCTACTGTAAAATTATTTTGCGTAGCAAACCATTCTAAAGCTGATGTGACATCAGAAACTCCTGCTCCTTCTTGATTAGCTAATCTTAAAAATTCATTATCATTTTGAGGAGTAAAAGATAAAGGTGCTTGGGAAGCTCCTAACATTTTATAAACTACATACTTACCAATTTCTGTAGGTTCAATTGCATTATAATATCCTGTTGCAGATGTAGGGCCAATATTTCCTTTTCCTACTCGAGCAGCAATATTCCCCTGCCTCATAGATCTTGCAGGTTTTGATGTAGCGTGTTTAAGAGGTCTTCCCATAGTATTTTATTATAAATATTATAGAGAATAAATAGCAGGTAAATTTCTTAAATAACCTTTTTCATTATCCATCCCAAATCCAACTAACCACTCATTATCAATCTTAAAAGCATTAAACATTTTAACTGGAGGTGTTGGGGATGATTTTCTAGTAACTAAACTTACAATTGAAATAGAAGCTGGTTTTTTAACATTTAAATAATCAATAACAACTTTCATAGTATTTCCAGTGTCATAAATGTCATCTACAATATAAACATGCTTACCTTTAATAGGAGTCTCAAGGTCTTTAGCAATAACTATATCGCCTTGTTTACGATTTATATACGATTTAACGCGCATAAAATCACATTCCACATCAATTGGCATAGCCCGTACTAAATCAGCATAAAACGCAAAACAACCATTAAGTAACCCAACCATTACTACAGGAGTTTTATCACCTTTATGTTCATCTGATATTTGTTTTGCAACTATTTTTGTTTGGATATCTATATCTTTAGCACTAATTAATTGATTCATATTTTTAATTTTGATTTAACTCTATCTGATATTGGGATAGCATCTCCCATTTCATCTATTCTAACAAATGTAATATTTGTTGCTAAAATAACATTTTGCTTTCCATTATAAACATTATGTGAACGTGCTTCCATATATAATGTTAAAGAAGTAGTTCCAATTTTTTTTACATCACCATATATTTTTAATAACTGACCTTCTTTAGCAGGTTTATTAAAAATGCATTTATCTATACTCTTAGTTACCATTCGTGGGGTATCACAAAACTCAGAAGCATAAGAAGCAGCTGCTGCATCTAACCAAGCTAGTAATTTTCCTCCAAATAAATTTCCATGGAATCCTAAATCTGATTTTTTAATTGGGTGTTGGGTTATATAATGCATTTTATCTTTTCCCTCCATTATACTCTACAGCATGTCCTTCAGTTATTAATTGTTTATTTACATTTACTTCATTAACAAATATAATTCCTAAACATCTACCGTATTTACCTACACCTTGAGATTCTAAAATAAATGATCCTTTTTCTAGTAATTCTTCTAATCTAATTTTAGCAGCAATTCCTCTTGCTTTTTCTTCTAAATCTCTAGTTCTTGACTCTGGGGCATTCATCCCTACCATTCTAATTCTTACTTTTTTCCAAGTATTAAATCCTAAATCTACAAGGGCATCAACAGTATCTCCATCAACAACTCTATCTAATTTTGCATTGTATTTATACATTTTCTAAGTATTTCTTTAATTTATCTATTAATAGTAAAACTTCATCTGGTTCCATTGTTATAGCACAACAAACACTAACATTTTCTGATATTTCTTCCAGTATTTCAAGTGCTTCTTCTTTAGACATTATACTTCTCTTTTGTCTTCAAAGGCAATAATGTGAGGTCTCCATGTCATTCTATAACCATTGTCCCTAACCCAATCAAATAATACTGGGTATGACTTAAATAATGCTTCTCTTGAATCTCCAGCAGGCATAAACCATACTTTATGTTGAGGTACTTCTAATGTTTTAATACATTCCATAATCTCAGCTAATGCTCCTTCATCCTTACCGTCCCATACTGGTTTGATATGATAATCAGAATGATATTCAATTGATTGTTTCATTGCATCATAATTAAGTCTAAGCCTATTATGAGTTTTAATCATTTTTTCATCCGTTTCTTTACCTTGGGGAGTTAAAACACCTACAACTGGTACAGAATTACTAAACTTAGGGCTAATAGATAATAAATTAATAGGATAGTCTGTGGGGAGGAAATGAGATCCCTCAGTTTCGATAGTAATAAAAATATCATTTTCATGTGCAAAATGTGTTAATTCATTTACCAAAGCAGGATGCATAGTAGGTGAGCCTCCAGTTAACATCATTTCTTTTATATGAGGATTTTTCTCATACATTTCAATAATGTCTTTGAAATTAAAATGTCCTTTTTCAGGATGAATACTAGTATACCAAGAGTCACACCAACCACCTTCTCCAAAATAACATCGATGAGTACAACCTGTTGTTCTAATAACTACTGTTGGGTAACCTGCTCTTGATCCTTCTGACTGAACTGCTGTATAAATTTCTACAACAGGTAGATTTTTATTATAATCTTCTATTCTTTTTAACATACAATTTTTTTAAGTGGTTTTTTATTCACTATAATATGCAGCATTTTTTCCATGCTCCATAAATTTAACTTTTGTTACTCTAACTCTATTATCTGTTTCTTCAAATACAAAATCATTGAGCTTATTATAAATATATTCTGCAAATTTTTCTGCACCTGTAGCTTCAATTACTCTTAATTGAATTACTCCTAGTTGATTCATAGTTTCCCAACCTTTCATACCTGGGTCATCTTCTGCAATGATAACAGTATGGTCAAACATATAATCCATCCATTCCTTAGGTGATTTACCCTCAATTTGGGTTTTAGCACGCTTCATACCACCAAAATCCCAAACCCAGTTTCTATCATCTAAATCACCTTCAAAATATACTTTGAAACTAATACCATATCCATGTAAAAATCTACAATGTGTATCTTCAGCTTTCCATTGACGAAACACTGTACTAAACCCGTCAAATACTTTACTTGATGAAAATTTACCCATTGTAAAACTCCATTATTTGAACCTCAGACATATTTCCTGTTGTTCTTTTAATTTCATTACCATCTAAATCTGTTAAGACCATAGTAGGTACACTTTTAATGTTATATTTTTGAGGCATTGAAGCATCATAATCAACATTAATTTTTTTCATCTTAATTTTTCCTTGTTTTTCCATTTGTTCCATCAAAGGAGACATTACTTTACAAGGTCCGCACCATGGTGCGCTGAAATACAAAATTCCTCTATTCATTTTTTATTTATTTAATTTATACTAATTCTTCGATTATACCTATTACTTCACTCAATATAAGAAAAGCAGTTGCCCAACCCAAGCTAAATGGGATAAAACAATAACCTAAAATTCTTACACCAGATTTAATAAAACTGATTTTTTGGTGCATGTAAGCATCAGGTAATTCTTTTATATTAGCACCTGCTAATTGGTTAACTATTTTATCTACTTCTTTATTTAATTCTTTATTTTCCATTTTATTTAATTTTTAATTGTTCTTTTTCGTATTCTGAAAGAACTTGTTCAACATATATTCTTGCCGTTTCATAATCAACAGGACCTGTTTCATCGGCATATTGTACTGGATCAGGTCTTCCTAATTTAATGAACGCTTCAATACGTTCTACAGATGATGCTGATTTGTAATCAGACCACCCTTCAGGTGTTGGTTTATATGAAGTGTTTGTTCTAGCATAAACTTCATCAAAATCAATACCTAATTTTTCACATAATACTTCTCCATCTTGAAGAATAGTAAATTTATCACCTTTAAGATAAGGAGTATAATAACCTACTCTTTCAGCATCCCAATTACCTTCTCTAAAAGCATGATCATCAGCATCTCTAAATTCTTGTCTACAATCAGGGTAAATATCATGATCCCCGGCATGAATTCCTAAAGCAATTGATGTTCCTTCTTCTGTTCTATTTGCTACTGATAAAGCAACTGCCTGAGTTATAGAAGCAAATATTTTATTTCTATTAGGTACTACAGTAGCTTTCATATTTTCAGCTGCGTAATGCCCTTCTGGTACTTCTTCACCACCTTCAACTAATGCTGAATCTAGTAAATCAACTAATCCATCTAATTTAATAACCTGATATTTAATTCTACAACCACCATAACAATTATTGTCAGTACATTGTCTATTTAAATAATCAACTAATGCTCTTGCTCTTTTTAGTTCAACCTTATGTTTTTGACCATAGTCAAAGGATAAAGCTGTTACTGTTTCAAATTTATCAAGACATTTAAGCAATAATGTACTTGAATCCATACCACCTGAAAGTGATACTACTGCGTGTTTCGGACGTCGTGAGTCCTTAAAATTTAATTCCAATTGTGTCATTTTTATTTATTTATATTTGCCAGGTATTTTAAGCGTATAGGCAAACGCTATTGCATGTCACGTAATTTAAGTTGTTTTTCTTCAACAACCACTTTAAAATGAGTACCTTGTATTTTTGTACTTCCACCTTGTTTAAGAAGTTTTCGAAATAATCCTTCTTCTCTATCAGTCCAAAATTCACTAAGTGCTAGAATTTCATCTTTACTTGCTGATTTATCATTATTATTGATAAAAATGGTCTGATTAGACCTTATTGATTGTTTTTTTAACATATCTTTATTCTTCTATAAATTCTGGTTCACTGTAATCATCAATTGGTTTATCTCTTACTAGATCCCAATCTGCATTATCTATAATCTCTTGTTGGATATCTTCATCACCCGTTTTCCACTGTGTTAATTCTTCTTCGGTTAACACATATTCTTCCCATCTGTAATTTGCGTAATTTACATTTCTTGTTAGTTTTGCCATTTTATAAATTATTTATCATTTTAAACACATCTAAATTGTAAGTTAAAAGATCATAATCAACTTGATCATTTAACATATAAAAATAATCATTCATATTTGCTTTTGGTTTTTGATATAAACCATAATTTCTATATTGAACATCTTCTAATGTCGCCATAACTGGGTTTGATGTATCAATTGATTCTATGCAATTAATACCTTCATACCACCCAAACTCTTGGGGTACAGCACATCCTAATAAATGAATTCTATCATCTTGTTTAATATCTCCCATTTTCATTAAAGCTGAAATTACATAAAGTCTTCCTAAAGCTTTACCTAAATCCTTATTTGGGTGAGGACAAACATCATTATAATAAGAAGCCCCATATGAAAAACAAATTTTACCGTAACCTAAATTTTTATAAGCTTTAACACATTGTGAAGCTTCATGAATTGTTTTTGCTTGAACTACAGCAACTTTCTCAACTCCTTCAGGAAAATCATAAATATTCCATATTTCAGCATTTTGAATAGATTCTACACAATTTTCCCAAACATCTGGTACTATAAATTCATTAGGTTCTAATTCATTAACCCAATATACAAGACGTTCATGGTTATAGGCTTCGCCTAATTCATGAAGAGAATTATCCATTATAATATAACGACCTTGTCTTTTAGATTCTAAAAAATATTCTAAATAACCTGGTTCTTCATCCAATAAATGGGGAAGACAATAGTCATAATCATTAAATCGTCTACTATCGTTTAATAGACATAGGGGTGTTTCGTGACTTATTTTTATTGCCATAACTGTTTAATTTGTATTTAATATACGAAAATGGAGCGGATAATCCAAGCCCACCTAAGATAATTGTAAAAATGTTTGGGTGCCAATGTTCACCACATAATCCTAAAGCATGTTTAAAAAATTCTATCATTTTAAAAATTTAAGGCTTCCGATATTACTGGAAGGTTTGTTTTTAGTTGTTTTTTAATTTCTTTTGCTATTAGTTGTATTTCTTTTTGGGCGTGCTCATCATCTCTTAATTCAAGAAAATGAACCCAAGAACGAATCGATCCAGTCATTTGAATTTTAGTAGTAGTAGTTAATGGTAAAATCATTCTAGCTTGCTCCCTAGCAACTCCCGCTTCTAAAAGTTGATTATAAAGAATATGGGAGTTATTTAAAAGTCCGTTGATAGCGTTTAAAGCTGTAGTTTGAATGGTTTTTAGGTCTACTCCCTTTATAATAGGATTAACTACTTTGGTTGAGCTTTGTCTGTTGTCTTCGCATTGTTCTCGAAGCTCGATGGGTTCAAAAATGGATCCAACTTTATTAACATCTTGATATCGTTGGCTAAACTCTTGAAAAGAAAACGAACGGTGGCGGATGAGCTGGATTCCGATTGCTTTGGAAGTTTCAATTTCGAACGTCGCGTGACTATGTTCAAACGGCGACCAGTGCTTGTGGCGTACAAGGTATTTGAGAAGGCCTGCTGCATTAGTCTTCTTATCCTTACGTGAACTAGATACACGTGCAATCTCCACAATATGCTCTTCAGCATTAGGAGTAATGTTTAATAGTTTTACTTGCATTTAATTTATTTAAAGTGTCTATGTTATAATTTTTAATCTTTGCTATGTGAAAATACAACTCTTCAGTAGTACCTCCAAATTGTTCCATAATATCTTGAACTTCTTGTTTACTAATTTTAAATACTTTACCCAATTTTTGTTTTAAATCATCCATTCTTTCATACTCGGTTTTCATACCATCTTCAAACAATTTATTATAGCGTTTCCTAGCACGCAACTCAATTTCAAGATAAAGTCTATCTTGCTCTGGTTCTCGACCTTGGTAATTATCAATAAATTCTTTTTGTTCATCCTTCATCCACTTTAACTCCCATTCTGCTTGTTGGAAGTATTCTGGGTATTCAAAATCCCCGTTTCTAATTTTATCTAAAAGGGAAAATTTATAAGGTAAAGATTTATGAGTTCTAAAACGCCTCCACCAATAAAAAGGTAAAGCTCTTCTTCCACTTGGTTTTTTAGGGGTTTTCATGTTATATTGGTGATATGTCTTTAGTTGGCCAATATTCATCTCCATAATAAGTGCAAATTTCTTCCCCAACTTCAATATTTTTTAAAGCAATAAAATCAAAATGGTAAGGTATATCTTTAGTATTATCCCACATTGCATTACTATTATCATTACTATGGTTGTATATACAACCAAAACCTAAAGGTAATACATGTTCTGCTCCATTATCCATACTAGTACCTCTAGGATAATTAAATACATAATCCATTAAAGTACCATTAACATGGTCTTTTGGACTACCAGTTTTTATACAATAGCATCTTTCAATAAGTTCTCCCTTTTTAATAGGTGTGTCTGTGAAGACTCCATAGCCTTTTTTATCAGTCCACTTTACATATAAATTATTTGGAACTTTCATATCAGAATGGTAAATCATCTTCTTCCCCTTCTTCAGTAAGGAAAATTCCTGGGTTTTCTAATAATTCTTCTTGGAGTTGGGTTATTAGTTCTTGTTCTAATTCCCATTGATCTGCTAATACTTCAATGTCTATAAACATAATTTTATTTTTTAATTAAATACTTTCGTTAGCCCATTCATTATCTAATGCTGCTGAACATTCTACTTTTATTTCTTTTAGTGTAATGTCTTTATAATTAATTTTCCCTACTGATTTTTTACCTAACATATCAAATGTATATAATGTAACACAGGTAGGACCCCATTTAGTAACATTCATTCCATTCCAATCACAATTAATTGAATCACCTTTTTCACTTACAGTAAATACTTTTGGATTCATCCCCCACTTACCATCATCACCTTTACAATAAGTAGTAATACCTGTGACTGTAAAATCAACTTTACCTTTCTTTAATGTTTCTTTAATTTCTTTTGACATAACTTTTATTTAATTTATACTTGGCTTAACGCCCTTATTTATACGTAAATATACGAACCCTCTTCCGCTTCTCCAAATTTTTTCGCATAGAAAGAAAAAAGGCGCCAATTAAGGCGCCTTTCTCTACTATATAGATTAAGCTTATTTCTTATTAATAAAGAATTGAGCTAAAATAACTAGTGCTACTAAACCAACAAATCCACCCTCACCAAAGCTTGAGATTAAACCTGTTAAGTTACCAACTACATCCATTCCGAATATAGTTTGACCAGTTAAAACATTCCATAGGATCGCTACTGGAAGAACTGCCATCATAATTGATAACAAACCTCCAAAAAATCCAGTTACATACTTAATTACATTTTCCATTTTAATTTAATTTAAGTTAAACAATAATTAAAACTTCAAACCAAACCCTAACTGTAAGTTAGTAGTTTTAGCTTGTGTATCGTACACAACTTTCGGATCTAGGAACATTCCACCTTTATGAAAGGCAAACATTCTACCAACTCCTAATTTCATACCATCTGTGTCTAGTCCGTCTGTAGCTACATATGCGAAATATCCTTTATAGAAATATCTTGCATGTAGATCTAAACTTACATCCTTAGAAGAATCTGCTTGAGAAACATTTGCCCCTATCATAAGGTCATCTGTTATAGCATATCCCACTGTTGGGCTTAAAGACCATTCAGTCCATGATACATCTGCAATGTTACCAGTACCAACGTACCAATCACCTTTTGCGTTTTGCACTTCTTGTGCGTTAGCTCCAACTGCAATAAACAGTCCTAAAGCTAGTGTTAAAATCATCTTTTTCATTTTTTTGATTTTGGTTAATAAATAATTAATATTTGAAAACGTAGTGGCCAGCTACTTTGGATAACTTATCGTGACCTATATACATTATTCAAATGTCGAACCGGAACGATAATAAAATTGACCAATATATCCAACCTAAAGTAACAGAATTGGATATTCTTTAATAACGAATGACTAAGTCGTCATCATCATTATTTTTTCCTTTGAGTTTATTCAACTTTTTGTTTAAAGCTGCTAAACCTCTAGGACCTCTTTTTCGATTTTTTGAGGTATTTTGAATTTGTTTTTCTAATTGTTCTATTTCTGATGAGTACCCTTGTGGGAATGCCGATTCTTCTGTATGGCTTGTGGGTTCCTTATCAATTTCGTAATCATAAATATCAGTAAATTTATCATCATCAATGTTTTCTTCATTATCTTTTGGTTTAACTATAACTTTTTCACCATAAAGGTTTTTTTTTGTAATAGGGCGTATTCTTTCAAATGCGTAGTTAGCAGCTATTACTAAAGCAATTGCTAAAGGATCAAATACAAATATAATAGTTAATAGTAAATAATTAATAATTTGATCCATAGGTAAACCTGTTAATCCTGATAGATATTTTAAAGGGCCTAATTCACTAGCGACAGAACTACTTGTTTTTATTTCGACTATTTCTGTTTCATAATTAAATAATTTCTCATTTAAAATATCTACCTTATCATTAATCTTAGTTTGTCTATCAATAGCTTGATCTAATTGTTTTTCTAAAGCATTACGAGTTGCTCTTGAAGTTGTAGTAATCAATACACCTTCGGCGTTTGTATATTGTATAACGTTGTTTGCTAGTCCAGTACGTAAATCGGCAACGGCTTTATTGATATTTTCTTTTTCGTCGTTATATACGTCAAGTTGCCCCTTAGTATTATCTCTTCTGGTTTCAACTAATGCAATTTGGGAATCTATATTTCCGGCTTTTGCTGCTGTTTCTTGATATGCTGATGAAAGAAATCCATAAATTCCCATTGATGTAATAAGAATTAATATTATACAAGCTACTGATAGATAATATTTTAAAAATTTAGGTAATCCTTTTCTATATTGATATAAAAGAGATGCAATTACTAGTTTTGCTATTTCTAAAGATGTTGCCATTACGATAACAGCAAAGGTTGCTCCTGCAAATAGTTTACTAAGGCCACTTATTGAATAAAAAGCAGCAGATGCACTTACTGATAAAGCAGAAAGTGCTATAATGAAAGGGAATATTCTTTCTTTGATTTTTTCAAACATAATAAAAAGTTTTAGCTTCTAAAACCCTTATGCTTATCTATTCGGTCTAAAATTTTATTTAATTCTTTAACTTTAATTAAACCTGCCATAGATGCATTTTTAAGAGCGCTTATTAGCTGTAATACCATGAACGGTACAATAATTACTTCAGATAGCCAACCTGCTCCTGTAAATCCTTTTTCTACCATTAAAATAACTGTTAAAATAGCTAACCACACAAATGTATTTTTTGTTATTTTTAGAGCTTTATATGTTTTAAATCCTTCTCTTTTTATTCCAGCCCAAATACCGAATATGCCATCTAACCATAATACTGCTACTACAGCTAAATACTGTTCCATATTTTCCATTGATAAGTTTAGAAAGTACGTACAAAGATATGTACAAAATGATGTTATTCCCACTATTGATAATTTAGTTTGCATTGTTTATAAATTTATTAACATTTCTAAAAGTTCTGGTTGTGGAAACATATCAAATTTATCTTTACGTGTGTTGGTGTGTGTCCATAATCCTTTTACTTTACCATAATAAGCATCTGGATTAAACTCAAAGGCTTTAGCCCCTTTTTCTTTAATTAAAGCAGGAAGACCTGCTCTTACATCTATATTATCTCTATCTGCAATGTGTAAAATTAATTTACGTAAAGATTCTATTTGTTTATCTGAATATTTGTGCCATGTTTTATATCCTCTGAATGGTTTATCTAATGTAACGATTTGTGATTCATTTGCTGTAGTTCCTGCATATGTTTTACCATTTTTTAAGTATCCAAAGTTGTTTACTTCGATACCAACAGAATAAACATGCATGTGTTGTGAGCCATTTTTACCTAAATGCCACCCAAAGCATCCTTCAGGAAAAGCTTGAACAACTTCTCCATCATATTCATCATCATTTCCTTTTATTGATTGTCCTCCTAATACAAATTCTGTTGCTACTGCCCCCCTATTATCTCTCCCCCAATGATCAATTGTTCTGTAAGGATTATTCCACCCTGCAGTATGGTGAAGGAATAAAAATTCAGGTTCAATATTACCTTCTTTATATTCACCTTTAGGTAAGTAATGTTTATGGATTAATAAATCATTAAATGTAGTGTATACTGATTCTGAATTGTCTGTACTTATTAACCCCATATAATCTAAAGTAACAGGGCCTACTATCCCATCAGAAATTAAATTATTTTGTGATTGATATTTTTTAACTGCTTTTTCAGTTCCTTTACCAAATTTACCATCAGCTAAAATATTTAAAAATTCTTGTAATTTTTTAACTTCTAAACCTTTTGATCCTAATTTTAATACCATTTTATAGTAATTGTTTATTATAAATATTAGTAAGCTGATTCTTGTTTAACTACTTCTATAGCTCTTAACATTTTAGGATAGTCTACAGGACATAATAAATCTAATCCTGCTTTTGCTGTGAATTTTATATATGCATCTCCTTTAAGATAAAGTAAAATAGTTGGGGCCATTCGAATTCTTAATTCTTTTTTAAGTTTAGGGGAGGTTGCTATATCAATACGATAATAACTAACCCCTTCTAAATCATCTAATTTTTTCCAATCACTAAATGCATTACTTTTATTAAAATCTGCATAAAACTCAATAACAATAACTTCATGATAATCATCTTCAAATCCTCCATTAGGAGAAATTACACCTTCAAAAGTATTATCATTAATCCAATATTTTTCAGGGATTCTATCTTGAGCAAAAATAAATATAGGAAATAAAAATAATAATACTAATAGATTTCTCATATTATCTTTGTTTTTGTAATTCATAAAGACGTTGATCAATTTTTTCTAATTCTTCTAATATTGATTCAACATCATCTTGAGTATCCATAATAGTTTGGCGAATTAATTCATCTTTTAAATCATACTCTATACGATCTATTGGGGGTACTGGGAGTTCTTTAGCTTTTTGTATATCAGCTTGTAGAGCAAACCACATACCTACTACAGTAGCTACTCCTACTAGTACCATTCCGATAGTTTTTAAATCTAACGTTACTTTTGTTTCTTCTCCTATTTGTTTTGCCATTTTTTACTTAAATGTATAATTTATTCCAAAACTAGTTTGATATAATCTACTATCCCACATTTTTGAAAATTCACCTTCTGCAAAAATTCCTAAGTTTTTTCCAAATTTATAACCAAAACTAATTCCTGCTGAATAATCATTCCATTGTTCTAGTTCTGAGTCTTGTATTAATCCACCTTTACCCCAATTGTTTCTATTAAGATAACTAAATTCTTCTTCTCCAGCAATATATTTGTGATATGGAAGAATATAATTTGCATAGGCATGTAACCAAAAATCTCTTTTATAATGATAAAAATCTATACCTACTATTGGAGCTACTTCCATCCAAGGATCTAATAAATCCCAAGCTTCACCATTAAAACGATTCATTAATCCAGGCATTATTGTTTCTCTAAAATCTAAATCTGAATGAGCTACTTCAGCACCATTTGAATCAATCCAACACCAATCTTGGGTTGTTATTTCTTCTCCAGTATTAGGATCAGTACTTGTTTGTGTATAAAAAACATCTTGATAACCATATTGATAGCCTAACTCATACCAATAATTAACTGGGTATTCTTGACCACCTATTATTTGTGTTTCATTTAACCATATTTCTACTGGATTATAACCATATGCTCTTTCATGTCCTCTTAAAATAGCACCTGCTGATATACTAAATTTTTCACCAATTGGTAATCTACCTCTTACTTCAGCAGAGTTAAAATTTAAATTTATTTTACCTACTTCTCTAGATTGAACTTTTACAATATGATATTTTCCTGTGTGTTTTATAAAAAAGTTATAATTTGTAAAATTTTCACCTCTCCATCTTTCTTTTTCAAAATGAAATTGATATTCTAAACCTGTAACTGCAGATGTGGGGGCACCAAACACTAATTGTTCTTCAGTACCATCATAGTAATTTTTAGGTTTTCTTTCATAATTAAATCTAGCTAATTTTCTTATACCAAATCCTAATCTATAATCAAATGGATAAATAGGAGTATTATCTACTACATCAGGAATAGAATAAAGACTGCCATCTGGGTTAGTTCTTAAAAAATATGTTGGTTCTGATGCCTCAATGGAATTTCTTACTTCTCCAGCTCCATATATAGTACCATATTTTAGGAAGTCTTGATAAAATGAATCTAATAAACCCTGAGCTTGGGATTGGGTTCCTATTAATAATAAAGCAATAAATATTAGTTTTTTCATTTTTTAATTTTAAGTTATTCTGTTTTATTGGGGTTCTTTTTCCCCACAAAGATTTTTTCTAATCCCGCAATCCCAAAACAACCTAAAGTTATTATTAAAAACGATTCATATATAAACTCATTTATTACTAAGTCTTTACTAAAGTAACCAGTAACTAAATCAGCTACCGCAAATATTACCATTACTGCAAATGACATAAACCCTATAACGCTTTTTTCGTTTATATCGTTGTTATCTTTAAATATATCTCTAAATGCCATTAATTTATCTTTAATATAGTTCATTATATAACATGATTTAGATGAAAACTTATTCAATTATAAATACATAAAAAGGAGGTGCTGATGCACCCCCTTTTCAAAGTTTTAATAAATTATTTTTATACTATTTATTAAGTACTCTTAATACCCATGCTTTAGCTAAATCCCAATTTCGTGTAGCAAATACACCAAATGCAAACCCAGCATAAATTTTAAAACCAAAAGACCAAAGTAATAGACCTGCAACTAGACCTAATATACCTTCAATTCCATTACCTTCCAACCAAGATTTTACTGCGTTGATTGTTTTTTTAATAGCTGAGATTTTTTCAACTACTACTTCTTTTTTAATTGCTTTTTTACGTGCCATTTTTGTTAATTTTTATGATTTACCCTTATAAATATATTACCCATCACAAGATACACAATCTGCCATTCTACTTCCTAAATCTCCTTTAATAACTGAATCAGTTCTTAGGTAATAAAATGTTTTAATTCCTAATTTCCACCCTTCTAAATGCACTTGATTAATCCATTTTGGTGAATCATTTACATCAAAAGATAAATTTAAAGATTGAGTTTGATCTATATATCTTTGTCTTAGAGCTGCTTGTCTTACTAATTCTAATTGGTTTACTTCCGGAAATGTTAAAAATAATTCTTTTTCATCTGGTGTTAGAATAGTATCGGGTAAATTCATTACAGAACCCCCATCAACTAACATTTGATCCCACCATTCATCTTTATCTTCACCTTTTTCCTTTAATAATGCTTGTAGTACTTTATTTTTTCTAATAAATGTACCTTTTGCTCCATTAAAAGTATAAATGTTTGCTGGTAATGGTTCAATACCTGCACTGATACCTCCTACAATAACTGAATTTGATACTGTTGGGGCAATTGCTAATAAGTGGGTATTTCTCATACCTGTACCTTTACACCATAGAGGTTCACCATATTCTTTAGCTAAATCCATAGATGCTTTTTCTGCTTTCCCTCTAATATCACTAAAAATAGTGTGAGTCCAAGCAGTTGAAGCAATTGAATTAAATGGTAAGCTTTTTTGTTGTAAAAATGAATGCCAACCCATTACACCTAAACCTAATGCTCTACCTTTTTTGGCATGTTGGTGGGTTCTCCTTAACGAATCTTTACCATTAGATTTATCAATAAATTCTTGCATTACCCCATCTAAAAACCAAGTAGCTAATTCTACAGTATCTGTATCTTTCCACTCTTCATATTTAGCTAAGTTTAAAGATGATAAACAACAAATAAATGAATGCTCTTCATCTGTAAATAAAGTAATTTCAGAGCAAATATTAGTCATACTTACATCTAAATTATTTAGTCTATAGGCAATTGGGTTATCTTTATTAACATTATCCTTATACATAATATAAGGTTCACCAGTTTCCATTCTTGATTTTAAAACTGTAGCCCACCTATTCATTGATTCTGGGTCTCTAGCTTCTAATTTTCTCATAAATGAATCACCTACAACAACACATTGGTGGAGATTTAAACACTGTCTGTTAGGGTCTCCTTTAGGTCTACGAATTTGTAAAAACTCATCTATGTCTCCATGCTCAATATCTAAATTAACGGATGCTGCTCCTCTTCTAACATTTCCTTGGTTAGTAGCTATAATAGATGAATCATAAATTTTAGCCCAAGGCACTACACCCTCACTTTTACCATTTCCTGTAATTTCTTCCCCACGTTGTCTAATGCGAGATAATGAGATTCCAACACCACCACCGGATGCTGTTAATTTCATTAGCTCTGCGTTTGTTAGGCCTATACCACGTATAGAATCAGGTGTATCAACACCAAAACATGAAATTGGTAAACCTCGATCAGTCCCCATATTTGATAATACTGGTGATGCTAATCCTAACCAACCATTCCACATTATTTTAAAAAATTTATTAGATAATTCTGGTTTTTTAAGTCTTATAGCAGCTGCATTGGCTACTCTTTTATAAGCTACTCTTACGGTTTCCCCTGGGAGTAAGTATCCTTTGGAAATTGTAGCTAAAGATATTTCATCCATCCATTCTGGGTATTGCTTTCCAGCTTCCCAATTACTATAATCTACTTGTAGTGCGTTATTTTCCATATCTTAAAATATTGAATTAGCATCCCAATCTTGAACTCCTTTGGAATAGTTAGTAACTCGATTCGCAAAGAAATCTGTGTGTTGTTTACCACCTGATAGACTATCAAACCATTTCATTCTTTGTACTGCGTCTTTATCTATACCATTAACAATTGCGCCATATCCTAAATCACCCATTTTAGTGTTTACTCTATGTTTAATGAATGATACTAAATCATATTTTGGACATCCTTTTAAATCCCCCATTTCATAAACTTTATCAATAAAATCTAATTCTAATTTTAAAGATAATTTAGCTGCTTCTTCAATATCAGTTTTCAACTCTGGGGTGTTAAATTCAGGGTGTTCTTGCATTAAGGTTCTAAATAGCCAACACCCAGCATTTGAGTGTAATGATTCATCTCTAATACTCCACTCAACTATTTGACCTACACCCTTAAGTTTATTATCTAATTTAAAAGATAATAAAACAGCAAATGAAGAAAATAAATTAACACCTTCCGTAAATGCTGAGAATATAGCTAATGATTTAGCTCTTTCATGCCAATTAGGAGTACCATCATGTGAATCTCTTACTTTTGTTAAGGCATCAATTTTAGCCATTGTTGCTTCATCCTCTAAAAATTCGCTAAAATCATCTAACCCTAATTCTTCATTTAACAAAGAATAAGCTTCAGCATGAATAGTTTCAAAAGCCCCAAATGTAACAGCCATTTTAATTATCTCAGGTTTTCTAAACCATTTTGTAACTAAAGTTGACCAATAATCATTTACAACTGTTTCAGTTTGAGCGAATCCTTTTAATATAGTTCCAATTATATTTTTTTCATTCTCTGTTAAATTTTGTTTCCAATCATTAACATCACTCATCATTGGAACTTCTGTATGTAACCAATGAGCTTGTTGTTGTTGTAACCAAAAATCTGATGCCTCCTGATATTCAAAAGGTTTATATACTATACGTTCTTTTAGTAGGGAAGTTTTTGCCATTTATTTTTATTTATTTAATTCAAAAAATTTATTTTTTAATACTTGCTTATCAAAGGTATCAAAATCACCATAACCTTTATTTTGTGGGGTAGGTTCATCTGATTCATAGTCATCTGGATTGTAATCATGAACTTCGAAATGTCCTGTAGATGTATCAGCTTTTACACCAAATGTTAAACCATCCATACCATACCTATTCTTCATAATGTGAAATCTTCCTGTTCCATTTACCTTATCTTGTTTTTTTCTTGATAAAGACATACAAAAATCAGTAATCATAATTTTATCATATGATCCTGCTGCTTTATCTCCTTCAATAACATCATCTTTTGCACCTGCACGATTTACTTGAGAAACTGACCAAATTGGTACATCTAATTCTCTAGCAAGTCCTTTAGTGCTTGTATAAATATCATCAATTTCCCCTTTACGATCAGCTGTTCTTTTCTTTGTTGAGAGAAGATCTACATAATCAATTATAATTAAATCTGCTTTAGTTCCCAAATCTTCTACTTTACGAATGTGAGATTCAATTGTTGAAATTGTTGCTCTTCCTGTAGGGAATTCTTTGATAATAAGTTCTCCAGGAAGTTGAGGTAAAATTTCTTCAATTTTATCTCGATTTTTAAGTACTTGGTCTACTGGGATTTTGCTGAAGAAAGCATCATATCTTCTACCAACATACTGCTCGCCTAATTCAAGAGTATAATGTAAAACATTAAATCCCATCCTTACAGCATACCCACCTAAGGCAACTAATGACCAAGATTTACCACCTCCTGGATTGCCAAATATAAGACCAAAATCTCCATTTCCCAATCCACCTTGCAATATGTCGTTGACATTTTCCCAAGGAGTTGGTAATGTAGTTCTTGAATCTTCTCTAAAACGTGATTCGATATCTTTATTATATTCATGACCTACATTTTTATCGTTTCCTGCTTTTAATGCAGATTCTACTAGATATTTAATCCCATCAAAATCCCCAGCCTTAAGTAAATCTACACTATTAAGTAAGGCTTTTTTTAATTGTTGATTTTTACAAAATGTTGAAAATTCTTCTTGAACATACTCTAAATCTTCATCAGATGATTCATATGCTGATTTGAGTTGTTCTCTTACTGATAGTTTTAATACTTCATTTTCAATTTTTTGAAGTTCTACCTTAAGGGTATCCATTGAAGGCGTAGTATGGTATTTATCATAATACCTAAGAATTTCATTAATAACCCATTGATGTGCTTGGTTATCAAAATATTCATCACTCAAAATATCATGAATATTGGTTAAGAATTCTTTATGGGTTAAAAGTGAAGATAGTACCTTTATTTGGAAATGGTTTCCATATTGATTTAAACTGGTTAATGTCATAACTTTTATTTTAATTTATTTAATTTGCAATGATTCAAATATTTCCTTTACCCAAAAATTAACATTTCTTATCATTCCACCTAATTTATCTTCATTGTAGAATGCTACGAATTGATCAGGAAGATAATGATAATCATTAGTTTTCACAACCTGAGTGAGGTATTTTTTATCATTTTCATCTAACATTGGGTTAGATAAATCCATTATTTTGTAATTCTTTTCTAATTCATCAATATGTTGAATTACCCTAGCATATATAACATTTTCCTTAAATTTTGATTCACAAATATTATAGATATCATCTAATGATAAATCTCTTTCACTTAATTCAGGAAATAGTTTTCTTAGTTTCTTTTCACCTAACCCTTTAACTCCTTTTACTTTATCTGAATTGTCTCCCATTAGGGTTTTATATAAAATAAAATTATGAGGGGACATATTAAATTTTTCAACTACTGTTTCTTCAGTATAAAATTCCTTTTCCATAGGGCGATATACAATAACATTTTTATTAATTAGTTGTAAAAAATCTTTATCTGAGGATACTATAAACACTTTATCTTCTGGTTTTTCAGGGATAATATCTGACAAATATGCTATAACATCATCAGCTTCAACTTTAGGTAATGTTATAGTTTTAACAGGTAAAGTTTTTAGGTATTGAATTACCCTGACCATTTGATCCACTTTAGCATCATGTTCATCTTCTATATCATCAAAAGCTTCCCAATTAGTAATACGTTGTAAATCCCTACCTGATTTATATTCAGGGAGGAGATTTTTCCTAGCATTAGCTGACCCAGCACCATCAAATATTACATAAACTTGAGTAGGATCAACTCTACGAATTTCAGCTCCTAAAGATCTAAAAAATCCGCCTAACCCCCCAATATGAACCCCATCGGGGTTTACCATATTCATCATTGCAAAGTTTCTAAAAAATAGATTTAATCCATCTATCATTAGAATTCTTTCCCCTTCTACAGTTTCTTCCCCATGCTCCTCAATATTGTTGAGGAGATTTAATAATTCCTTTTGTTTCATTGTGATTTTTTTATATACCCGGAATATACGAAAGATATCCCGGGTATCAAAGTTTATTGTGGCTCGTCTGTGTGAGATGTTATATCATGATATTCTTGATCTTCTTCTGCGATCTTGAAATCACTTCCACCTAATATAGCAGCCCATTCTTCTGCATGGTCTTCTTTATATTTCTTCAAATCTTTATCATTATCCAAAATAAACCCATGAGGTGTCATTACAAGTTTTCCTCTTGTTGTCATACCATTAATGTGGTTTTTATCAACCTGAACATTTACACGTTTAGCAAATTCTACTTGTTTTCCTCCTTTAATAGCTTTTATTTTAGAAGTTCCAGCATTCATAATATTACCAAAGGTTACAACAAATGTTGAATCAAACCACATAGCAAATCCACCTTTATTCATAAGTTTTGGTTTACCCATTGGTGATTCTGCTTTTGCTGTCCATACTTTATTAATACAAACTAAAGTATTAGTATATGGAGATGATTCTTTACGAGATAATGTAATGCGTTGGTTTACACTATTTCCAAACTGTGTTGACATTGCTCCAGCATTCCACTCATTATTATTTTTATTAGATTTAATAGACATTTCACATGGTACTGAACCAATTGAATCCCAAAGAAATAGTAAATCATAAGGTAAGTTACCATTTTTCTGCTCATCAATTAAATCAAGAATAAATCCAGAAACATCTTCAATTGAATGGATAGTTTCTCTGTCTACATAAATAAAATTACCATTATAATCAGTTATTTCACCTGTTTCTTCATCAACAACTTCATTAACTTTTAAACCCATCTGTATAGCATGCTCCCAATTCCATTTCATCTCTGTAATGATAAAAACCGGAAGTACTTTACGTTTTTGAGCTTCAACTGCTGTTTCTAATAGAGCTGTAGTTTTTCCAGTGTCAGAATGACCTCTAAGTAAAACTATATGACCCATAGGAATACCAGGTACTGACGTTATTTCCTGGTATGCTGGTGATAGAGGAATCCATTCTTGATCCTTAAATTTAGCTTTGGATGTTAAACCTTTTTTAGATTTAAACCCATCTAAGTTAAAATTTGCCTGTATTTCTGAGGAGACTGCCTCCGATAGTGATTTTTTCTTTCTAGCCATAAATTATTTATTAAAACGGTAAATCGTCTGATTTATTTTTATCATCTGAAAACAAATCATCAAATTGTGCGGCTTTTGACTTTTTAACATTGGTAGATGTTGTATCTAATGAGTAATTAGACTTTTTTTCATCACTGTCAAACGCTACTGCAGGTTCTGAAGTTATTTCTCCTTCTTCTTCACTACCCTCTGGGGCTAACCATTCTTGAAGGGCTACTTTCATTTCATCATATGAAAGTGGTTTAAATACCTTCATTGGATCTGCTTGATCATTCATCAAACTTTCAACTAATGTAGCATCATCATGAAGTGGAGATGTTTTTAAAGATGGTCCAATTGATGTTTTATTATAAGGAGTACCTGTTGTTTCTGGTCCTACTGTAGATAGTTTAATATCTCTACCACCAGCAATATCAGTAAAATCACCAATTTCATCATCAGCAGCCATATTCAAAAATTCTTGATAAACTTCTTTACCAAACTGCCACAGCTTAACACCTTCATCTTCTTGCCCACGAATAACTACAGGAGCAAAAATACGTGTTTTTGGGTCTAATTTTTTAGCTAGTCTCCAATTTTCTCTATCACTAGTTCCACGAAGTTGTTTAGCAAATTCCATAATTGGATCTTTCTCACCCCAATTTGAAGGAGATGCCATTACTCGTTTACTACCAATTCCATAGTAGAATTTCATTTCCGTAAATGGAAAATCTTTGTTGTATTTGTTAGGTGCAACTCTAATTAGTTGTTTACCTACTGTTGGCTTCCAGAATAGTTGTTTTTGTTGACCTCCGGAACTGTTTGTCTGATTTTGAAAATCATTCAGACGCTTTTTAATTGCATTTAAATCCATGTTTTATAACTTTTAATTTTAATTTAATAACTGTGTTAATATAAGAACTTCTTTTGGGTAAACCAACCTAAAGTTCAATAATCTTGAAAATCTTTGTTTTCAGTTGCTTTAATTCATCATGTTGGGTAAGAAGAACTGTGTTTCTGTAATGTTGCCAATCAATTGGGAATTTAGTATCAACTACTCCCCCATTTAATTTTTTAATTAATTCATTTAGGGCATTGATAGTATATAAAGTATTAGTATCTTTTTTCCTATGCACCATTATAGTATTAGGTGGTAATGAATTTCTATCTAAATGAGATATGTTTCCCTGATCTATGTTATATGTGCAAACATATTCATCATTACTTTTTATATGTAAAACAAATATCTTATTATACATTATAGAATAACTAGATGTTATGTGGTCTAAAAGGCCATCTAATTCCTCTAAAGTTGTAAAGGTGCAAAATAATTTATTATTCAAATCGCTAATGTTTAAGTTATCCAACTCCTGAAAGTCGTCTACCTTATACATATGCGAAGGTTTATTTAAAATTGTATGTGTTGCCATAGTTGAATTTTATGTTTAATTTATAATCTTTAAATATATTTAATATCTCCACCATTTTTACCCTTTCACTTCTATCTAAATCAAACAAAAAAGAATCGTAAGTATATAGTATTAATTTTGTATTAGCACCGTTTAATGTTTTAAATATTTCCCACAATATACGAATGTTATATGACGTCTCCAAGTTTTGAAGCAAATAATTTAACAACTTTTGAGGCTTCATATTATCTAATTCATCTCTTTTGAATATTTTTTTAGAGATAGGGCATTCAATGTAGCCTTGATATTGAAAAGTATCCCACAAATCATCCGTATATGCCGTTACTTTTCTAAAGAATTCCAGATCTTTATACTTATCAAATACTCCTCCGTATAGTTGTTTAAATGTTAACTCCTTAGCTTTTTGGTAATCCACCCCATACATTTTAGCAAAGGCAGCATGAATATCCTCATCACCAAAATCATAATCGACCAACTTAGCCAACAAAGTAGGATGATAAGCACCAATATCAAGCTCAAGCAAGCAATCATTACTTGCGATAAAACTGTCTCTACTACCGTCATCTTTGGGTATCGCCGCATAATTTACTCCTTTGAATTTATTACTTGGTCTTCCTGTAAGGGTTTTAAAGTTGAATTGTGTGTAGACATACTCTCCATCGACATCGTGAAAGTGCGATTGGAATTTTTCTCTATCAATTCGTAAACCACTTCGCTCCACGGCGTTGAATACCACTGAGGCTTTTGTGTTGTAAAATTCGTTGATTGGCTCATTTATTTTATCTTTTAAATCATTAAATAGGTTTTCACAATATTCATAATGTTTTACTATTGGAATAATGCGGTTTAAATCTTTTTTATCACCCATCTTGCTGTAGAAGTAAGAGTGGGTTTGTGTTGTTTCACGTATATACGTATGAGAACTAAGTGTTATGTCATAAAGAGTTTTTAAAGGAAAATAATGTAAAAATTCCTTTTTATCACGCACGTACAATGCATCATATTTTGATAATATGTGTTTTATATTGTCAATACTAGTATCAATCGTTTCGCTATGCGAAATGGGCAACATGAATCCTTTTGTGGATACTAACGGACGAATATAAACGGCACAAACTTGGTTTTGTGTGGGGTGTACGGTGTCATTATATGGAATTATTTCTACAAATGCTTCCTTATAACTACTTTGAAAAAACCTTTTTATTTGATCCTCAGATTCTACTAACCAAAACATAACTTTATTTTAACGTAATATAAGAAATAATTTGGGTTTAGCCAAATTAAAATTAAAGTTTATTACCTCATTATCCTATTAAAGCATTGGCAAGTGGAGTTCTATAATATTTTAACCAATTACCTCTTAAAAATTCATTTAACCCTATTACTTTATTTCTTCTTTCTGCTAATATTATAATATTTTTATTAGTAGTAGCTACGTAATTTTCACTTCCTACTAAAGCCCATTGTAAAGTTACTAATTTGTAAGGTTGCCACAACCATTCTCCGCTTCTACTTTCAAGTTTATCAAAGGTATCTGATGATATTTCAAGCCAAATTGGTTGGTTTGTTTTAACACAGAAATATCTAGTAAAACTACCAACTTTATAGTCTTCTTCTGTTGGAGAAGGATATTCCTGTGTGGGCATATTTATTAAGGTAGATTTAGATAAATCCACTTTTTGTAAAGTAGCATATTTTACTACCATACTTTCTGAGTATCCGGGTGTGTTAATATCTTCAAATATAGTAGGTGCATCACTATAAGCTATTGAATTTTGAGGTTGCTCAACAATAGGAATTGAATTTATATCTTCTATTAATTCTAATTCTTCATTAGGTGGGTCATTTTGGGTTTTACCTGTAAAGTATTTACCTTCAAAGGTTTTGTAGTAAAATCCCGTATAAACTTCTTTATTTGATTTATATACTAATGAGTTATCATTACTATATTGATTGGTTAATATTCTACTTTTTGGTATATACATAATTATTCTGCGGGTGCTGTAAATATTAAATATGTCCAATTATCTCCTACTCTAGATCTATATGGGAAATCTGTATTATAATTTGATCTTGTTGATGTTGTCCAAGAT